CGATCTCTACATACGGAGACACAACTGTAGAAGCAGGCGCAAGTGCAGAAGCTCACGTAGAAGCAGGAGCACAAGCAGGTGTAAGTGGCGGCAATGCCTATGCACAAGCAGGTGCAGAAGCTGGTGCAAGTGCAGAAGCACACACAGGCACAAGTACCAAAGTAGGCGACACAACTGTTACAACTGAAGCAGGCGTACACGCAGAAGCAGAAGCACACGCAGGTGCAGATGCACAAGTAGGCAAAGACGGTGTTGCAGGACACGCAGGAGCACACGCAGGTGTAGGTGTTGGTGTTGATGCAAGCACAGGCGCATATGACAGTTCAGGTAACGGCGGCGAAGTAGGTGCAGGCGTTAGCGTTGGCGCACAAGTTGGCGCAGATGTTGGCGGTGGAGCAACTATGGATGACGGTGTTGTAACTGTAGGTGTAAGTGGCGAAGTTGAACTTATTGCAGGTGTTGAACTAGATGCAAGCGTAAGTGTAGACACAAAGCCAGCACAAGAAGCAGTAGTTGATACAGCAAACACAGTAGCTAAAGAAACCACTAAAGCCGCTGACAAGGTTGCTGACACAGCCAAAGACACTGGCAAAAAAGTAGAGGATGGTGCTAAGAAAGCAGGCGATGCTATCTCAAAGCCATTTAAGAAAGTTAAAAAACCTAAGTGGCTTTAAAATAAACAGTTGACAATCTACTAAACTCCTGCTATACTGTATAAACAGTAACAAAATAGCAGGAGTTTTATTATGACGATGCATTTGGTAGGGCCGTATATGACTACGACCAACTACAAAAAGCGCAAAGCTAAGAAACTAACTGATAATCAAAGACTTAAACTAGAACAAGAATGGCGAGCATACAACAAACGTATGCGACAACAAAATTGCCATTCGGCACAGTTCGAGCAGTTCGAACAGTATCTTTCGTACGTCCGCGGCGAACACAAACCACGCAAACAAGAGTTTGAAACATACAAACCAAAGCCTACTGTACACCGCGAAACCAAGCAATATCCAAGTCTATCTAATACTATTGACGGATTTGCACCCAAAAAAGAATCACAACAATATACAGGAGACCTTATCGTTGGCATCGGCACTATGCACAAGTCTAATGCTGTACCTATTATGCGAGGTACTAATGAAGCAAAAGATCTTGCAAATATGCGTCGATAAATAATGAGAGGAAAATCAATGAAAAAATATATTATTACGGCACTTGTGCTGTCAGTATCCACTTTGGTAAGTGCAAAACATTCTGATGCACAAGAACTTTTTACACAAGACGCTCATCCACAAGAGTACTGTCTTGCACTTAACATCTATCACGAAGCAAGAGGATCTAATTTTGCCGATCAAGTAGCAGTTGCTGATGTTGTTCTCAATCGTGTGCAAGATAAACGGTATCCAGATACTGTTTGTAATGTTGTTTATGATGGTAAAAAGAAACCGAGCTGGAAAGATCCAAGCGTTATGGTTATGGTTCGTAACCAATGTCAATTCAGTTGGTACTGTGACGGCAAGTCAGACACACCTTTAGACACAGATGCCTGGCGCCGAGCGCAACAGAGTGCATATATGATGATGAATTATGACGAATTTCGCGGCATCACAGAAGGCGCAACACATTATCACGCAAATTATGTAAGCCCAGGTTGGGCAAGACGTTTACAACTCATTGGCCGCATTGGCGATCATATTTTTTATCGTTGGAATGATTAAGTTGCAGTTTAATTTGGAGATCGAATGGGGTTAAATATTAAACTATGATATTTGCTTTTTTAACAATGCTAACGGCATTAGCAATTAGTGCCGTTGCAATATATTACTCTGTAGCAGGTCTTGTGGCTATTTTTGCCGCGGCTGCACTTCCTATTATGATTATGGGAGGCACACTAGAAGTTGCTAAATTAGTTACTGCGGTTTGGCTACACAAATATTGGCAACAAGCAACTTGGTGGCTAAAAAGTTATCTAAGTATAGCAGTTGTTGTGCTTATGTTTATTACCTCTATGGGTATCTTTGGGTTCTTATCAAAAGCACATATTGAGCAAACAAGTGCAAGTCAAGAAAGTGTAGCACAAGTAGAACGTTTAACAACAGAAATTGCTAGACAAAACGGTATTGTTGCAAGAGCAGAAGAACGCATACAAAACTTACAATCAAATGGTGTAGGTGCAGATGCAAATATTCAGTCACAGATTGATAAAGAGCAAGAGCGCATTGATCTAGCATACGAAAGAGTTCAACCTGCTATTGAACAACAAAACCAAATTATTGCAGACGCAAGAGCAAGCGATGCAACTCGTACAAAACCTTATGAAGATCAGCTTGCAAGTCTAGATGCAGAGCTTGCTAGACTTGATCAACAAGCAAGAGAGTATGAAGAACGCATTAGTGCTCTAGGTGTAGATAATAGTGCAGTAGAACCTTTGCTTGCACAAATTGCACAAATAGAAGATACTATTGTAAAAGTACAAGGACAGATTGCAAGCGGAGAACGTGAGCAAGTACAACAGGCACAAAGAACAATAGGAGCAAATGCAGACGGCTCAGTAGGACCAAGAACTAGAGCTGCTGTTAACGAATGGATAGAACAACAAAGACAACGTGTTTCTGCAATTAATGTTCAAATAAGTGAACTACGTCAAACAGCACAAGACACAGTTGCACAAGAGCGAGATCGTCTTGGTGCATTAGTACAGCGTATTCGAGGCGAACAAACTGATGCCGTTAAACAACGTCAGCTAGACATTCTTGCACAAATCGATAATGTAAGAGGAACAGAATCTCCTGCAATACAAACTGCAAGAAACGAAATACAAAGATTACGTGAAAGTGCAGAATCGCAAGTTGCACAATCACAAACTCTAATTGAACGCCTAAGAGCGCAATTAGCACAAGAAGACAAAGCTGCTGATATAGAAGCAGCCATTGACGAACAGAATATCCGTATTAAAAATGCTAATACGGAAATCGACACACTCACAGAAGAAAAATATGCTCTCCAAGCAGAGTATAGAAAACTAGAGGCAGAAGTAGGTCCTGTTAAATATTTGGCTGAGTTTGTATACGGAGAACAAGCAGACCAAGACCTACTAGAAGAAGCAGTCCGCTGGGTGATATTAGTTATCATCTTTGTGTTTGACCCATTGGCCGTGTTACTTTTGATCGCAAGTCAATATACGTTTGAACTTAATCGCAAGCGTAAAGACGATCAGAAGGAGGGACATCGGCTCGACTGGACAGAATACGAAAGACTGAGAGCGCAGAAAATCAATGACAACCCTGGTTATAATATTGACGATCCTACGCCGCCTGCGGAAGAAAAGGAACAAGTAGATGAAGAATCTCATAGACTTAATGATGAACAATCAAATAGGACAGATGAAGACGGAATCGGAGGAGACGCCGGAACCGACACCACAAACAACACAGCCAGCGATGACAGTGGAGAGACTGAGAGATTGTATGGAGATGATAGAGCCACAGATGAAGGAGGAAGCAATTCCGAAGAATTGGTTGAATCCTCCAACGGAGTAGAAAATTTAGAAGTATCTGACGAACAGTATACTGAAGAAGAAAAAGTTCGACTTCAAGAATATGATCAAAAAGAAAAAGAAATAGTTTTTCAACAAAACAAACAACAATGGAAAGAAGACAATCCTAATGATACGCTAAAGCGTTATAAAAATCTATACGTAAAAGGACTCATAAACTCACTTCCGTGGGAAACTGATGTAAACGGCGATAACTATAATGTAACAGAAGGTTATACGCAAAATGCCGAACAGTCCAAAAGCACATTGTTTAACAAGATCAAAAAAGATTAGGTGATATTTTGACAAAAGTAAATCTAATTACGCCTTTTGACATACTTCACGACGACAGTTATCAAATGCTAGTACTATATCCGTCTAGCGATATACAAAAAGCACTTCAGTATGATTTTTTAGGAACAGTCGATTTTAATGTAAATTTATATTATTATGACAAGCCTAACTATCAAAAAGAAGAAGTAGATTGGCTATTAAATTGCTTTAATATTGCCAAAACTGTCATTATAGATGTTGACAATGTAGCACCTCATATAAGAGATCTATTAGGATATTTTATTTCTAAGTCTAAAACTTACTGGTTGACAAATAGCCAAGATTCAGTATATAATCATATTAGTAGAAATAAAACGTATACACTAGACTTTCTATTAAATATAGGAGATAATTTTGAGAAAGAATAGAGATAATCAAGTCAAGCAAGGTCTTACAGTTGAAGTACGCAACGGAGACTTTAACTATGCACTACGTAAATTCAAAAAGAAAGTGCAAGAAGACGGCGTCTTACAAGAAGTTCGAGAGCGTGAATTTTTTGTAAAACCTAGTTTAAGACGTAAAAAAGCAAAAGCCGCTGGCCGAGCTAGATGGCTAAAAAAATTAGCAAAAATGGAACTAGATCAAGGCCAAAGTTACACTCAAAAGAAAAAAAAGTAAGAGGTTAAAATGCGTATTGATCAGGATATAAAACTTGATTATAAAGATGTTCTCATACGTCCTAAGCGTAGCACATTGGGTAGTCGCAAAGAAGTAGACTTGTATAGAGGATATACTTGGCGCAACTATGAACCGGACTTTCCCGATAACATAGAGAAACGTCACTGGCGTGGTGTTCCTATTATGGCAAGTAATATGGACGGTGTTGGCACATTTGAAATGGCGGACACACTTGCAGGACAAGGTATTTTTACTTGTCTAGTTAAAACGTATAGTGTTAACGAACTAGTAGACTTCTTTGATACTGATGACTATAATCGCACTAACTATGTGGCTATGAGTATTGGCATTACAGATCGAGACGAAATGAAGTTCCGTGATGTATATGAACAAGCAGACAGTAATTTAAAGTATGTGTGTATTGATGTTGCTAACGGATACTCAGAACGTTTTGCAACATTTGTACGTGAGTTTAGACAACGCTATCCACATATTGTAATCATCGCCGGAAATGTAGTAACAGGCGAAATGACGGAGGAATTGATTCTTGCCGGAGCTGATATTGTTAAAGTTGGTATTGGACCTGGGTCTGTGTGTACTACTAGGATTCAAACTGGAGTCGGGTACCCTCAGCTTTCAGCTGTTATTGAGTGCGCTGATGCTGCTCACGGTCTTGGCGGACATATTATTGCTGACGGTGGTTGTACTACACCCGGAGATGTGGCTAAGGCTTTCGCAGCTGGTGCCGATTTTGTAATGCTTGGCGGTATGCTTGCCGGACACGATGAAGGCGGCGGCGAAGTAATCACTAAGATTTATGAAACTAATGAAGTCACAAAAACTGATGACGGGTTTTATGAATCAGTTTATGAAGAAAAACAGTTTGTACAATTTTACGGAATGAGTAGTAAAAGCGCAAACGAAAAGCATTTTGGTGGACTAAAAGATTATCGTTCATCAGAAGGCAGGACGGTTCTAGTACCTTACAAAGGATCCGTAGCAGATACTGTACAAGAGATCCTCGGGGGTGTTAGATCCACCTGCACATACGCTGGGGCAGTGCGATTGAAGCACTTGTCAAAGTGTACAACATTTGTTCGTTGTACCCAAACTCATAATGCAATTTATGAATCAAGTACAATTGGCAAATGATAAATAAACTTGGACGCCGAAAGGGTCCATACATTAATCTTGCTTATATAAAAGGAGAAATAAAATGACAAGACTAACAACTCTAGACCTACCTAACTTTCACAGAGCAACTATTGGCTTTGATAGAATGTTTGATGAATTAGAAAGAACTTTTGCTAATTCGCAATCAAACGGTTACCCTCCATACAACATTGCACAAATCAACGAAGATGAGTATATGATCTCTCTTGCAGTTGCAGGCTTTGGTATGGACAACTTAGAAATTACTAAGGACGGTAACATTTTGAGAGTAGAAGGTACATCTCCGAAAGGTGATGAAACAGTAAACTACCTACACAAAGGAATCGGCGGACGCAACTTCCGTAGAGAGTTTACACTTGCTGATCACGTTGAAGTACAAAATGCAGGCCTTGAACTAGGTATGCTTAATATTCATTTGAAGCGTGAAGTTCCTGAAGAACTACAGCCTAAGAAAATTAAGATTAATTCTAATCTTACATTAGAAGGCGAATTAGACAGCAAGTAATTGTCTAGGGGGAGTTTTATACTCCCCCATTTTAAAGGAGAACTAAATGAGTTTAGAAACAGAAGTAGTAATTGACGAAAAAATCAAAATAGAAGATAAAATTCCTTCTAAGTATAATGTCATTATGCTTAATGATAATCATACACCTATAGATTTTGTTATACATATTCTTCAAACAGTATTTCAACATTCACAATCTTCTAGTGAAAACTTAACTATGCAAATTCATAATGAAGGATCTGCTGTTGTAGGAACATATAATTACGAAATAGCAGAAATGAAATCTAATGAAGTTATTAGTTTGAGTAGAAATAATGGATTTCCATTAAACGTTAAAATTGAGATAGAATGAGCAATTTAAAAGAACTTACCTGGAAACATCATAAAAATGCAGAACGTCAAGCGTTTGTAAAAGAAATGTTTGGCGGAAACATAACTGATGAGCGTTATGCAACTTATTTGTTTAATCAGCATCCTCAGTATAATATGCTAGAAATGCTATCTATGGTTCACGGATTACTAGACGGCATTACTGAATTACGGAGGGCACCACGTATTCATGCTGATTATCAAGAACTTTGGGGAGAAGCTAATCCTCATCAGCCACCCTTGCTACCTGTTGTAAAAGAATATATGGATTACCTCTTAACTATAAAAGATGATCCTGAGAAATTAATGGCACACATATATGTAAGACATATGGGAGACCTAAGCGGCGGACAGATGATTGCAAAACGTGTACCAGGATCAGGCCGTTATTATAAATTTGACAGCGATACAGAAGAACTAAAGAACAAAATAAGAGAAAAATTAGACGATTCGATGGCAGATGAAGCAAAAGTTTGTTTTGATTTTGCAACAAAACTTTTTCAACAAATGGAAGAGGCAAAAGAAACAGTATGAGTTTTATCTGGGAAAAGCTAATTGAGTGTCAAAACGAAATTATTGGAATATTTAATGAAAATGCTCAAGAAATCGAAGAGCCGGGACTTTCAAAATTCAATCAACCAGATAATGGTTGGATTAATCGGGTATGGAGTAATGATAGTGTTAGGCGGGCTCATATTGATGTTGTAGATGCTCGTGATTCTAAAGGCTTGTGGATGATGCATGTGTGTTGCTTCCCACAACTAAACAACGATGCACCAATATACGGTTTTGATGTTATCGCAGGCAAGAATAAAATGACTGGTGCATTTCATGATTTTTCGCCAAGTGCTACAATAGACCATCCTATGATTGATGGATACAAAGAAAGCGTAGAAGAGTTTATTCCTAAGAAGCAGCGTGAGCTACCTGAATGGGCTCGCAACATTTTTACTGATAAAATGCTTGCCGCAGGCAATGTAAAAACAGAAGAAGAAGCAGTAGCAATTATACAAATAGCATTAGACAATCTCCGTGCTTGGTTTCAAGAAGTTCCGCAGTTTGACGGTTTTGGAGATAGTACTTTAGTAGAAACTGCACAGAATTATTATTGTCATAACCAACAACAAAATCCACATACAGCAAATGTAATGAAATCTTTAGGATTGCCAGAAGAAGATGTAGAAGTATTCTGTAGAGATATGTTGTTTCCTAAAATTACATAAATATATTATAGAGTAGGAATTAAGCAATGCGTTATCGTGATTTTAAACTTAACGAAGAAGTTATCGGTGTAGCAAATATGAGTAGTCAACCTGGCTACATAGATGCTGTTAACGAGTTATTAAAAAATAATAGTTCTTTTGCAATGGGTAAAAGCGGACAATACACTTTTCAACCAGATCCTGGGCAGCAAGTTAATAGTATGGAAGGCGGCATTTCTGGAAAAGGACAAGATCAAAATGGCAAAGACGTTGATCAAATCCAAGTAAAAATGATTTATAAATCACCCGAAATTAAAAGAATTGCAAAAGGCACATCTGAAGATCAAATCGCTTTTAACGCAGGCGAAGTAGCAGAAGGCATTCATGCTGTTGCTGCATTTGCAAGACTAATTACTCGTCCTAGCAAGCCTATTACACTAGATAGCTTATATCCTATTGTTAATAGACTAGAAAACGGAAAAACTCTAGTTCTAAAAGCAAAAGAAGTAGATAGCGATATTGCAGATGAGTTTAGGGTTACAGTATCTTTAAAACCAGAACAGTTTAATGCATTTAAGCAACTTGATAAAATTTACCAATACAAAAAAATTGCTAACATTGCAAACAATATTATTGATGACGCTAATAGAGAATCAGGTCGATTTGCTGATATGTATGAAAAAAACGGTAAGTTTGATAGTGTCAGTGTCATAGGTGATGGTGTAAGCGGCGAAACAGAAACAAAAACAGACATTAACTTTGATAACGAAACAGAACGTAAGTACAAAGGTTATAGCATAAAAGCAGGATCAACAGGACAAATTCACCAAGTAGGCGGCGGAAGAACTACTCTACCTGCAGAAGATAGATTTGACATTATTAACAAAGAACTATTTGGCGTACACGGAAGAACACAAATAATTGACATTGAACCTGCAAAACAAAAGTTTGCTGAATTATGGAATAGCGGAAAATACTTTACTGCATATAGACATGCATACGAATCTGCTGTTGATGCAATAAACCAACAATTACAATCAGATGAAGGTGAAAATGATTTTATTAAAAAGTTAATTATTGCATTAAAATATTGGATGCGCAGAGACGAAGAAGGTGTTGTCCTAAAACAGTTTACAGGAACTAAGAAAGGCACATATATACTAGATGCTGAAAAATTAGACGAGATGCAAGATGCAGGAATGAATCTTGTTGCACAAATGGCAAGCACTCAAGAACCTACAATTAGAATTGGCGATCCAAAAAGTAAAAAAGTATTAGTTGAAATTCGTGCAAAAGGCGAAGAAAAGAAAAACGGATATTATTTCCGTAACATCATTAACAAAGGTCCTCTTTTTGTAACTCTTACTGATATTAGTAAAGATTAAATATGTCTTTGTCGTTATTGGTTACAACTTCAATAAAATTACTTAGAAAATCAAAATGTAATGCTAATTGTGAAAATAAATCTCTGTGCATTACTTCTGCTACCATTTCATATGAACCAATTCCTATATCTTGATAGTAGCGACGATTAATACCATGTTTACGACCGTAAGTAGGAAATACACCTGTAACAAAGAGACAAGTATCACCAAGTTCTTTTGCACTCAAATCAGCAGGACGGCTAAGTTTTAGATATGCTTGAGCAAAAGAATCTTCAGGCAAGAAATCAGGACGATCAATGTTATGAGCCAAAAGCATTACAACGTAAGCCTCAAGGTTTTCTGGTAAATCATAACCTGTTTTGGCTTGCGTTTCTTTTACAACATCGTAAAATGCAACACGATACGCATCTTCCATATAGTATTTACCAGGTTGACAAAACAATAAAAAGGTAATACAATTATATTATAAGGATTTAATTATGAGTGAAATGTTTGAAGTGGACAATGAAGCAGTTCGCAATTTAGTTGAACTTGCTAAAGAATGTGATAGCGTCGATCCAATTGATTGGAGCGAACTTAATATTACAGAAGAACAAGCCTTTACAATGATGGCAACGCATGTACTTGAAATGGAAAGAAATCCGCTCACAGACGGAGCAATTATTGTAAAATTAATGGTTGAAAACTTTGTATTAAATTTAAAACTATTAGGTAAGAAGTAAATACACTATGGCAAAGATTACAACATACAAAGCAGAAGATATCTTTGAAGATATTCCAGGCGACGAAGAAAATGTGTTAATGACAATACCACCTGAAATTTTAGAACAAATGGGTTGGAAAGAAGGTGACACACTAGTAATACAATCAGAAGATGGAAAAATATCCATTTCTAAGAAGGAGACAAATGGCCAAGAATGATGGCATTATAGAAGTTGAAGGCGAAATTATTGACGTCCTTCCGAATCAAATGTTTAAGGTAAAACTTCAAAACGAGCATGTTATAACTTGCTACACCGGCGGCAAGTTACGACAACATAGAATAAGATTGGTTTTAGGTGATAGTGTAAAGGTTGAAATGTCACCCTACGATCTTAACAAAGGCCGGATCACTTACAGACAATAAGAGGACTTTATGTCAAACACAGGAACGCTAGACACTTTTTCTGGCACATTCAACATCTCAGATCACTCACTCATTGCCGAGACACTACAAGAGTATCTATTCGAAAAATTTTACGATAGAATAGAAAATAAATGGATAGGACGAGGACATACTCTTTCAGCTATTTCTTTAGATGAAATTAACGAAGAACTTAATAGTGTTTGGGAAGGACCAGGATCTGTAGCAAAACTAAAAGAGTTTGTTAAAAATTCTAGAAATGAAAGACTAGGTAAAGTAACAGACGATACTGCTCTAAAGGGTTATAAAACTCCTACTGTAGATGACGAGTTAACCCAAGAAGATTAGTAAGTTATTGATTTTCTTAGTCTTTAAAAACTTGACAAGCATAGCTATTTTTGCTATAATATATACATATTTACAAGAACAGTAGGAGTAGCTATGCAAGTTAAAATTACTGGCGGAACTGCAAGTCAAAAGAAACACATACGATCTATGACTGAATTCGTTTGCAAGAAGTTAATGCCAAGAATTAAAGATCTAGATATTCATATTAAACTAGTAAAATTAGAAGATGCATATGGATACTGTTTGTCAAATGACGAGCAGTGGCACGATCGCCCGCGAACATTTGAAATCGAATTGCATAAAGGCATGAAACTACGTAGACTTTTAGAAGTTCTTGCACACGAACTTGTGCATGTCAAACAGTATGCTAGAGGCGAGCTTTATGTAGGAGCACGTAATGCAAAGCATCGCTGGCAAGGCAAGTGGGTCAGTAATAATTTAAGTTACTGGGACAGTCCGTGGGAAATTGAAGCACATGGTAGAGAAGCAGGATTGTTTATTCAATATTGCGAAGCAAATGATCTTGGAAAATACAAATGGACATATGACATTAATGGTTGACATATGTGATTATTAATGCTATATTAACTATATAACGCAACGACAAAGACACGGAGTGTAATGATGTCAAAAACAAAACTAACCTTAGCACCTTTTGATCCCTCAGAAGGACGCAAAAACCGTAATGTACCTATCAAGAAAGTTGCACGTTTAGTAACTCAACGAACAGGTAAACTCAAACTTAAAAATGATGATCCGCAAACTACCCTAAAGTTTGCATGGGTAAGTTCTGAAAATGTGCTTATTAATTATGATCGTCAACGTTATCCAGAACCTGTACATATTAAGAAACTTGCAGGTAAGTGGAAAACTTACGTGATGACTCCAGGTCAAGCACGTAAAGATAGTGCAGGGTTTTATCATCTAGCAGACGGTCAGCAACATTTAATTGCTTATGTAAGTATGTATCCTGATGCACCTATTCCTATGTTTTACGTTGAAAGCGATGACGAAAATGTAGAATCAGAAATGCTACTAGCATTGAATACTGATCAACAACCTATGGCAAAATATTTTATACATGAGCAACATTGCAAAATGGGTTACGCAGATGCTATTGCAATTGAAGAAACGGTACAAAAAGCAAATTGTGAAACTGGTTATAAAATTAGCCGCCCTGGGTCAATTACACACATGACAGATTTATATAATGCTGTAGAGGATTACGGTAATGATGCAGTGTACGAAGTTCTAAGCAAATATCGGTTATATTGGCCTAATGAGAATATTAAAACTGCAACCATGATGGGCTTCTTAAAAGTCAAAGACCTTATGGAGCAGGCAGGCGTATACGACGAAGAAACATTTGATGATCTGTTTAGTTGCGGCGCAGGGTTTTTTGAAAGCGCAGACAGACTACATTTAGACATCAAGGAAGAGTTTGTACAAGCATATCCTACTAACTACAAAGGTATGGGTGTCAAAGAAAAAGTAGCAAGTGGTTTGATTGATGTGTATAACAAAACTTATCAAACATCTCTTGTTGATAAACCATTTGAAATTGATATGCCATTAGTTGAGTGGGAGGAGGAAGATGTATAAAAAATACGACCCTGGAACTTATTTAACTAGAGATTTATATCGCAAAGTTTGTGAGACTGGTGATCTAAGAGTAGTATGGGCATGGACTAATTCTCAAAAATGGGGTGTAGAGTATGAACCTTATCTTGCACTGTGTGAAGAAGCTTGTAGTTGTTGCGGAAGTAGACTAGACTACGGAATTGGTAAAAACAACAAAGGCAAGCTAGACGAAAACACTCCTAGTACTGATCATAAGATTCCCAGAAGCAAAGGCGGAGTAGACAGTATTGAAAACTTTTGGATTATCTGCAACAAATGTAACACGCTAAAAAATAATGCAACACACGAAGATATTCATCGATATGAGAATATTGTTAAGATGTTGAAGGAGACAATATGAATATCGTAAAATTTTTAAATCAAGATGTAAACAAGCAAATTGAAAGGGCTTGTAAGTGGGGATTGCGTTTACATTTTTTAGCAAGTGATTTGCGTTCGTTTGCTAATGCTGTGAACACAAAAGACATAGAAGAACTAAATGAATATCATTGGTTCAAACATCACTTTATGGGCGGATCTAGTGCTGGAGAAGGATATAAGACTGCTAGTAATGAAAACTATAATGCACTAGGGTTTTGTATTCGCGAAACACAAAGTGATGTTCTAAATACAACACAGAAGACAGGCAACAGTGGTGCTGATTTGATTACAGGTCGTGCCCTACTAGAAATGCAAAAGTTAGGCTTAGGTGGACTCACAACAAAAGAGTTCCACACCAAGGAAGGCGGCTTTCATTGCGAGCATAATTTTCAAGTCAACAATATTAAAGTATTGTTGCTGAATAAAATTCTAAGCAATAACAAAATTGATCCTTTGAGCATGGTTCGTTTTGTTGTCGATCACAGTCTTGTTGTTACTGTACACAATACAGAGCGCAAAGATGGTGGCGATAATCTAAACAACAACATTGCTCCTTTTTGGCGTTATGCTAATGTAGGTGCAAATGTCCTACAGTTTACAGACGACGGTTTTGAAGAAGTTACAAACTGCACAATACAAGAAGTCAACAGTAACCGCTGGAATCGAAATGCTTACTTCCAAGAATTTAGAGCTAAGTTAGAAAACATAAGCCGGATTCAACTTGACACTTTCAAAGAAGAAATATATAATAGTACGTATAACAAAGAACCTAAGAGCAGTACAAGCCCAGTTCTAAATGATACGAACTTAGATATTCTTGTTAGGAATGATGCAGCAGAAATTGCTACTAACTTTTATCCTGACAAGTTTAAAGACAGATGGAAAAAGGCATGAAAAATTATAAATGGCAAGAATGGGATATAAATCTTTTTAAAACATTATATCCTCAATTACAGGCAGATACTACTAAAGACCTAATACACAATCGCATGGGTCGTTTATATTGGGTATGGAAAGATGATGCGCTATATGTGCAACGCTTTGCAAGAGAAAACGGTCCGTACCAAGGCAGAAATTTAAAATGGTTACGCAAGTGCTTACCTAATGCTCGTACTATCGTTGATGTTGGAATGAATGTTGCTAACAATACAATGGAGTATGCCACATGGGCTCAAACAGTTCACGGCTTTGAACCTACCCCTAGCACATTTGCATTAGCACAAGCTAATGTAGAACTTAACCAACATGTAGAACTTAAAGGACGTTACTACAACAGTCAAAAAGTAATGAGTGAACATGATCCTGATCATGCAGATGGATGGTATAAGTTTCCTGACAAAACATTTGCAAGTTTAACAATGAGTGCTGATGTACATTTGCACAATGTAGGACTGGGTGATGTTGCTGGCAGTTTCCAAATGGAAGATCATCCTAACAATGTAGGACACAACTGTATTCTTACGGAAGAACGCAAGCAAAAGACAAAGTATGAAGTGTATGATGTAACAGTTAATACATTAGATAGTTATAACTTTGAAAATGTTGATGCAATCAAAGTAGATTGCGAAGGATATGAATATCCTATTCTTAAAGGTGCTCTACAAACTATTCAACGTTGTCGTCCTGTAGTACAACTAGAAATAGTAGAAGCACAGTGTAAGAAATTTGGCTATACTCCGCAGGATATGTTTGACTTATTTCATAAGCAAGTTGGCAACTATGTAACTACAGATTTCCAAGGAAATGATCTAGGAACTGACTGGCAACGTATTAAAGGTGTTATGGATCGATTCTTTGTTCCTGAGGAAATATACCAAAAGATTCCAAAAGATAATTCAAAAGTTCGTCATCCTGGCATGGAAAGACCTCAAATTAATGAAGAAATCTTCGAAGAATTGTTTGAATAATGGTTGACAACGTGTGCCTTTGACACTATACTATTATTAATAGTTAGGCAAACACAGAGGCACACACAATGTCAGCAACGACAAATTACAATCCAATTGGATGGGCAAATCAAGATTGGGGCAACATGAGTAAACAAGAATTTAAGCGTAACGAACTCGCTTACGAACTTGCAGACGAGGATGCAGAAGTGAAGCGTTCTCGTTATTCTAAACCGCTTCCCCCTAAGACTGTAAAACTTACAGACGCACTTGCTGTTGCATATGCGGCATACCGTATTAATAAAAAAACTTACATTAAAGATTTGCGTAGATTTGAAGAAGCGTCTACGCAATTTCCTAACAAAGACCTTGTTAAGTTTTATTGGCAGAAGAAATTAAACACTAGCGATGCACAATGGTTGCCTTCAGACTTTGAAATGTTTGAGCCCACTGAAGCAGACTATGCAAGCGTACAAGAAGCACTCAAGTGGATGAAGCGTTATGTGATGTTGGGTTTAGGTGACTTGGACGGCTTCAAAGCAGATATGGTTAAAGAACTATCGCAAGACGAAGTTAAGGTTATGGGTATGGGTCGTATTGCATTTGCTCCAGAATTTATCGCACGTGATCAACATGAAAGCGGACTAAAGAAAGAAATCCGTGTAGAGTATCGTGATAGCCAGCACTTAGGTAAAGAAAAAGATAGTGTAGAGGCTGTGATAAAAATTCTTGACAAGCGTTACAGCGCACAGTGGGAGTCATACAACTTTACTGCTGTTACTACTGATGGCAACCTTGTTTCTTATATGAACAAGTTTGATCAAGAGATTGGCAGTATGAAGCGTATCAAAGCCAAAGTAAAAGCACAGACTAAGAATCGTTTGTTTGATGCAAACGAAACACGTCTTAACTATGTAAAACTATATAAGGTATAAAAATGTTTTATTATTACAATGTCTATGTAGGTAAAAAACATATTGATCTAGTAAAGGCTCTTAACGAACAAGACGCAATTACTCAATGTTATATGCGTTACGGTAGCGCAAGCAAATACACAGGTTGGAGCAGAGAAAATTTTAGGGCGGTAAAAGCATAATGTTTACAGAGAATGTAATGTGGTTATTTGGAGCATATCTTGCAGGTTCTTTTGCAACATATTTCTTAATGCTAAAGTCAACGTATATTGATGCAACTGGTAAAACTATTGATACCTTGATTGAAAACGGCTTCTTACGGCACAAGAAAAATGCTGATGGAGAAATTGAAATTTTAAAATGGAATGATAATAGTGACGTATGAATATAATTTACGTAGTATTAAATTGGATTAAAGAAGACTGGCAGCAAAATCCTACACGATGTGTTTTAGAAATCATTGCTTGGTTTTTAAGTATATTTTGTGCAGTAACTATGATGATTACAGTACCTAAACCTCCATTTCTACTGCTATATCCTTTGTTTATTTTACAGTGTGCTATCTTTGCATGGGCAGCTTACACAAGAAAGTCTACAGGAATGTTAGCAAACTATATTCTATTAGTTAGTATTGACAGTGTAGCACTAACAAGATTGGTTGTATAATGATTAAAGTTCAAGGCAAAATTCCACGCAAGGTTATGATCGCTGTTAGTGGAGGAGTTGATTCAATGGCAACATTGGATTTTCTTTGTCGCAATCATGAGGTAGAGGTTTTCCATTTTAATCATGGAACAGAATATGGCAAACGAGCAGAAGATTTAGTAAGACGTTATGTTGACAAGTATGATCTACCATTCCAGATCCGTGGTATTGCCAAAGACACAAAACCTAAAGGAATGAGCAAAGAAGAATGGTGGAGAGAAGAACGATACAAGTGGATTGATGTATATGCAGATCGTCACTTGCCAGTGATTACTTGCCATCACCTAGACGACTGTGTAGAAACATGGGTATGGTCAAGTATGCACGGTACAGGAAAGATTATTCCTTACAAGCGTAACAGTGTAATTCGTCCGTTTCGTCAAACACGCAAACGAGATTTTGAGCTATGGGCAAATTTGCATAATGTTCCTTATTTAGAGGATGACAGCAACGCAGATGTGTGTTATACTCGTAACTATATTAGACACGAAATGATGCCACACGTATTGAGAGTAAATCCTGGTATTCATAAAACTATTGCTAAGAAGGTAAAAGATGATTACGTTAGTTGAGTTAATTGCAGGATTAGGTATAGTTAGTTTATTGTTTTTTTGGCTAATGATTAAAGGATGGGATGAAGAATAATGGATATTAAACACCCTTATCAATTTGATAGAGAAAAAATAGAATCACATTATACAGAAAAGGACGGTGTTCCTGTTAAGTATGTGTGTACTACTGATCTTAAGGCGAGCGATCGTCCTGTAGATATTTACTACAGAGCTACACCACATCCTGAATTTGGAAATCGTTACTTTGGATTGTACAACGATAGAATGAATGATCGTATGATGATTTGTAATGCAGACATTGTTGAAGACTTTGAATTTGGTATGATCAAAGACAAAGACAATCATTGGTACTATTCAAGCAGTCATCATGATTGTCTTTTTATTGAAGGCAAAATGATCGATGGTGGTAGACAATATATTCGTTCAACTGGACTAGACGGAGTTTTTAAAATCAAAAATGGAAGATTTGTCCAAAAAGAAGTCGAAAAATGATAGTAAAAAATTAGTTCGAGAATGGAAACAACATCTTGCATATACAAGACTAAATGAAAGAGAGATAAACAAAAGAGCAAAAGAATTTGCACGGAAAGGAATGAAACCAAATGGGCATTAAATTTGAAACATCGTTGGATGACCAAGATTATGGATTAATAGTTTGTGGTAAAACTGGAGCTCTTAAAGGTATTTTTATACCCGAAGGATTAGAAAATCAAACAATTCCTGAACCTGTTGCAAAAATATGTTTAGATTATTTTAATATTGATCCAAACGAAGAGGAAGAAGTAACACTACATTAGGAAAAATATAATGGCTGAAGATAATACAGAAAACACACTTGCAATTAGAGAAATTGCAAAATTAGCAAAAGAATCAAAGTTGTCTCTTAATTTTGATTTTGCTGCAAATGGCATTAAAGAAGACGACATTTTTACTGCGATGGCAAAAAATGTTTTTGAACAATTAGATAGTTTGCCTGAAGAACAAAGGGCTGCTGTAGCAATGGCAAGTATGACAAAATTACTTGTAGAAAATTTTTGTTTAGCAACTACACTAAACAATACATTACAGAGTTCTACCGATGAACAGTAGAATTGAGTATGAAAAGTATGCTACTATTACAAACACTCGCAATGAACAAAGTGTTGAAGCAGAAGTAGATAACATTCGTGTAAATGAATCACTTGATGCATTTATTGCAAACAATAAGATTCATATGCGATGGAATGGTAGAGTTTATGTAGGTAATGCACACGGAATGGAATTTACCACTGCTGGACCAAAAGAAATTATAATTAAAAAAGGAAGATATTAATATGCCACTAATTCCTATGGTAGTTGAAAAAGAAGCAAACGGCGAACGTTCGTGGGATATCTATTCACGTTTGATGAAGGATCGCATCATTATGTTAAACGGTCCAGTAGAAGATACAATGGCTAATGTGATTATGGCACAGATGCTCTATCTTGAAAGTGAAAATCCAGACAAAGATATTAACTTATACATTAATTCGCCAGGCGGTTCAGTAACAGCAGGTCTTGCTATCTACGACACTATGCAGTACATCAAATGTGATGTGCGTACTATTGTTGCAGGACAAGCAGCGTCAATGGGCTCGTTTCTAGCACAAGCAGGTACATCAGGCAAGCGTATTGTACTGCCAGAGAGCCGCACAATGATCCACCGTGTTAGCTCAGGCACACGAGGTACTGGAGGCAGTGTACACATCCAAGAAATGGAAATGGAAGATAACATTCGTCATTTGAAAGAGTCTAAGCGATTAAACGAGCGTCTTACAGAATTGTATGTTAAGCATAACAGCACAGGTAAGACTTTTGAAGAATTATTTGAAACTATGAAGTTTGACACGTTCTTGTCAGCACAAGAAGCAGTCGATAACGGATTTGCAGATAAAGTAGTGGAGAAGAGATAATGGAAATAGCAACTAAAGATCCTGGTAAGAAACATTTTTATCTTAGTTTAGTTAAGAGTGCAGTGCGGTTAGCAGGTTGTCTTGGAGCAGCCGCAACAGGATCAGTAGTGCTATTGGCATTCTTCTTTGCTGTAGCTGAATTTATTGGAATTTGGGAAGAACTATAATGTCAGCAGGCGTAATTGGTATAGGAGCAGTAATGATGATTGCTCCTATAGGTATAGGCTTAACATTGTACTATTCGTACGTGTTTTCTCAAATAGGAAGAAACGATGACAACTAAGTGGCATGGAGGTAAAGGTAGTGGAAGAAGAAAAGGTGCAGACGATACAAAATACAGAAACAACTACGAACGAATTTTCGGTAAGCGAAACAATAGCAAATCTCAAGGGGATTCCGACCAGAAAGGATCTACAGAACATACTAAGCCAAAACGTTCTAGTAGTTGATTTTACAAAACTTAACGGTGACAAGCGTGTTATGACCTGTACACTGCGTGAAGATATGAAACCACCTGCAACAAAAGATGACACAATGAGTCAAAAGAAAGTTCGCGAAATAAACAGAGAAGAACTTGTAAGTGTTTGGGACGTAAATGCTAAAGGATGGCGCAGTTTTAGATATAACCGCATAAACAGTGTAAATATTGTAGATGAATACGAGCAAAGTTGGTATTTTTCCAGTTGACAAACTTTATAAATATATGCTATACTATAATTAAGTTAAACAAAGTAAGGGAATCTAAAATGAAAAATTTAATTATTGCGTCAACACTTGCATTACTTGCTAGTACTCCTGTGTTTGCAGAAACAGCAGTTAATGCTACAATTGAAGATCATTACCGTACAGTAGTTCAACGTATACCTGATGTTGAGCGTGTTTGTGATACCATAGAAGTTCCAATTTACGGTACTGTTCAAGGACAAGCAAGTACAGGTGATACAGTGCTAGGTGCAGTTATTGGCGGCGCTATTGGTAATCAAATCGGTGGCGGCAGCGGCAAAGATGCTATGACTGTATTAGGTGCTATTGTTGGTGCCGATGTTGCAAACAAGAGAGGTTCAAGACAGCAAATAATCACAGGTTATCGTCAAGAGCAACAGTGTTATAACGAAACAACTTATACTCGTGTGGAGCAAGAAGTTTATAGTCATAGCACTATTCGTTTTAAAGAAAACGGCCGTTGGGTCACACTTCAATTTCAACGCTAAGAGGTAGCAATGCGAGATCACATTAACGGTTATAGTTTTAGTTGGACACAGCCATACTTGCCTACAAGCTATAATCCCTTCTATGAAAGAAGTATTCCACGTAGTGAACTAACAGTACAAGAAGAACTTGAACGACTACAAGAAATTGACGATCAAGTTACACTAATGGATAGTTATCCAGAAGCGGAAGCACTAATTAAAAATATCTTTAAATATTAACTTAAAGCACACTCTGCATACAGTATAGCTGATGCAACAGATCTGATAAACTGGGAGTGTGTTTTTTAGGAAGCGTGGCTGAGTGGTCGAAAGCACCCGTCTACTAAACGGACAGACGTTGATAGCGTCTCGTGGGTTCGAATCCCACCGCTTCCGCCAATATGTCAGCGCAGGTTTGCTAGCAGCATAGACACGACTAGGCGTCACGAGTCGCCGCTGTGGCAGGGTTCGATTCCCTGGCTTGACTCCAAATTTAAAATGCTATGAACACTTGGAAGATACTAAAACAAGAAAAAGATTTGCCTATGATTAACTTTAGTCAAAATAAAGTTGATTCTGATGGATGGCACGATAATGCAACTCAGTATCTTGTTGAAAATTTTTTAATTTCTAAACAAACGTGCATAGACATTGGAGCAAGTTACGGATGGTTTAGTATACCGTTTTCTAAATACTTTAAAAAAGTTGTATCTTTTGAACCTCATAAAGATGTTTACGAATGTTTTTTAAAAAATATTGAAAATGCTAATTGTAAAAATATTGAAAGTTATAATTTTGCATGTAGCAATAAAAATGAAAAAATGTTTTTCCAAGCAAATGCGTCTACAGGAAGATCTCAAGTAGTAGATTATAATACACAAATTAGAGTAAAAACAAAAACAATAGATTCATATTATTTTCAAAATGTTGATTTAATAAAAATAGATGTAGAAGGACACGAAGACAAAGTCTTACAAGGTGCAAAAGAAACTATCATTTTTAGCAAGCCAGTAATTATGGTAGAGATACATTGTACTAGATCGCAAGAAAGTTTCTTACATAGACAGAAGATTTTTAATTTTTTAAACGAGTTAGAATATAAAATAGTTGATGTGAGAAAAAATGATTTTATATTCAAATATAAATAGAACTTATTGTAAATTATATAAGTAAAATAACAAGCCGGATTAGCTCAGTTGGTAGAGCAGCTCACTTGTAATGAGAAGGTCGCGAGTTCGACTCTTGTATCCGGCACCATTACTAATAGGAAAGGATTATGGAATTGCGTGAACAAATGATCAATGCAGCACGGAAGCATGCAGAAGCAGAACTAGAATTACACAAAACAAATGTCGAAGTTTATATGCAAAAAGTTGTCGGAATTGGTGAACATTCGGACATTATGGAAACTATCCAAAAAGAATTAGACGCAATGGCTGCTGCCAATGATAGATTAGAAATGTTGGAAAAATATTTTTAATGTATGTATTTGACGATGTATACCCTGAGTTTATGCTAGATTATTATAAAAATAAACTAGCATCTCATTTTAAAAAAATGACAGACGAAGGAAATCATTATTTTCATTTTTATCCAACTAGAAATATAAGATTTCTAGAAGATGAACAAATAATTACAGACATTACAGAATATATTGAATCAAAATTAAGAGTCAAACTAACATGCAGAGGAGCTGAATTACAAACTTGGCCTATAGATTCGTTTTCTCCTATGCATATACATGACGAAGCACAGAGAGCAAGTAACGACGAAGACTTCAATAGTATACTTTACTTAAATGATGATTTCGACGGCGGCGAATTTTTTACCGAAGACGGAATTACAATAAAACCTAAAAAGAACAGATTAACGTTCTTTAATGGTAAAGAAATCGGACATGGCCTAAATAAAGTTTTAAAGAGTCATAGATATACTATTGTTTTTTGGTGGCAAAACACAGAATTTTATTAAAATACAGTTATAGAAATAAAAGTAGTTGACAAAGATAAATATATTTCAATTTCCAATACATAGATAAACAACTGACAGAGGATGATATCTCATGGCAAAAACACTAAAGACTAGTGGTAAAATTAGGAAAAGAGCTAAAATGAGCTCACATGGTGCATATCGCGAAAAGCGCAAGCCTAATTCGCCTTTAGTACTGGCTAAGAGAAGAGCAGAAGCAGCATCTCAGTTTGGCAAAGATCCTGCCTTTAGAGAAGCAATCTATGGCATACTCCAAGAAAGTAATTGATCACTACGAAAATCCTAGGAATGTAGGCAAATGGGATCCAGACACTGATGGTGTGGGTACTGGCATGGTCGGTGCTCCAGCTTGCGGTGATGTAATGAGATTACAAATCAAGGTAAATGATGACGGTGTTATTGAAGATGCAAAATTTAAAACCTATGGTTGCGGCAGTGCTATTGCTAGTTCTAGTCTCCTTACAGAATGGGTCAAGGGCAAAACTCTTGACGATGCCACTGAGATTAAGAACACCGACATTGCTAGAGAGCTCTCCTTACCCCCAGTAAAAATACATTGTTCAGTTTTGGCAGAAGATGCAATTAAAGCTGCTATAAAAGATTACAAAGAAAGATACAAGGAAAAATAATGACAGCACAAACCCTTTTACTAATATTAGTCAACACTGTGAGTGTTTGGCAAACAATTAAGAGTGTTCTATCTGCATTTTTTGGAGTTTCGTCTGGAGAAAGAAGGCAAAGAGATTTTGCAGACGGTAATCCTATCATATTCTTACTTGTAGGTTTAGGCATGACAATGGTGTTTATGTTAAATATATTTCTTTTTGTATATTATATTGTATAAGTAGTAATAAATACTTTACAATGTTTAAAGCAGTCAAGGAAATTATTTGGCACTTAACTTGCAGTAGTTGCAAAGGCTACTTTACTTTTGCAACTATGGAGGACAAATATTGTATTGACAGAGCTGTTTTTCACTGTCCGCATTGCGGTACAAAAGCAAAATGTGAAAAAGTGGTTGACATATAAATACAAAGAAGTTATAGTATATACATACTTAGAAGGAATATTAACATGTTCAAGACAGCAACAAATTATTTGTATTGGTGCCCGCCAGGAGGTAGGGGTTTGTCTTGATGTGACTTTTTAGTACGTTGAAAGCCCCTAGCAGTTAATTCAGTTAGGGGCTTTTTTTATGGAGGAAGTAAAAAGTTTAAGTCGGTTCGGTACAGTTGGAGTGGTACACTGGTCTCCAAAACCAGGATTAGAAATAATCAGGGGGTTCGAATCCCTCAACCGATGCCAATTACGGGGTATAGGCTAGTCTGGTAAGTCGTTCCGTTTGGGGCGGAAAGATCGCAGGTTCAAATCCTGCTACCCCGACCAATTTGGGGAGGCTGGGCACGAGTGAGCCCACCGGACTGTAAATTCGGCGCGAAAGCTGTGGAGGTGCGAATTCCTCCCTTCCCCACCAAACATGTGAGCGTGGTCGAAAGGTTAGGCAACGGATTGCAAATCCGTTTTATGCAGGTTCAAATCCTGTCGCTCACTCCACTAAGTTGTTGATTTTAAACAAGATCATAATGGTTGACACAATAGCAAATCCTTGCTATAATATATACATAAATTAGGCAAACAAATAGGCACACAAAATGGCAGATATATTCGTTATTAGTGATACACACTTTAACCACGAAGCAATCCTTACCTTTAAGGATTACGCTGGCAAGCCGCCTAGAACTTTTGACTCTGTAGAGCAAATGAACGAGTGCATGTTAGACAACTGGGCAAGTGTTGTGAAGCCAAACGATACTGTCATTCACTGTGGAGACGTTCTGTTTGGTATGGACAAAGTTGACTGGATGGAGCAAAACTTTACTAAGTTACCAGGCAAGAAAAGACTTGTACTAGGTAACCATGATAATGTAAAGATGCTTACTCCGTTCTTTAAAGACATTCAACTTTGGATTGACAGTGTTCCAGGGTTAATTTTAACACACACTCCGTTGCATCCAACTACACTTGCTGAAAGACATAGATGGGGCGATGAGCCAAAGTTGAACGTACACGGACATATTCACAGTAATCCTTCACCAGAAGGTCCTTACAAGTGTGTTTGTGTTGAACAAATTAACTTTACGCCAATCAGCGTTGAGGATTTAGTATGAGCAAGTACACAGCAAAGTACTTGAAGCCCACCTCCTTTAAGTCTAAGGACCATTGGATGGTGGGCTTCGTTTGGCCTGTAGCAGGCAGCAAGGGCAACGAGTACAGTGTAGAATTACACGACAAAGGATTTGATTGTGATTGTCCAGGATTTACATTTAGAGGATCCTGCAAGCACTCAAAAGCAATTTTAGATAAAGTAGAAGGGGCGATGGAATGGTAAGAACACAACCAAACTATATTATTGGAGCACTAGAAACACATTCCAGTCGTATTAACAAAGAAGATATCATTCGTGCCGCCCACGAAGAAGGTCTTCCAGAGTTCTTTGAAGGATTGCGTATGGCATTAGATCCGCTTGTAACATTTGGTGTAAAGCAAGTACCAGAACGCTCAGACGTGCTAACTGGACAAGGACTTGCGTGGCCTGTGTTTAAAGAACTTGCAGAAAAACTACAAAATCGCGAACTAACAGGACACGCCGCTCGTGATGCTATTGAACTAGCAATGAGTGTTGCTACAACTGAACAATGGAACGGTTGGTACCGCAGAATACTTATCAAAGACCTACGTTGTGGTGTAAGCGAAAAAACTGTAAACAAAGTAGCACCAGGTACTGTTCCTGTGTTCACTTGCGCTCTTGCACACGACTCAGCCAAGCACGAAAAGAAAATGGTAGGTCAAAAGCAGATTGAAATTAAACTAGATGGTGTTCGTGTTATTACAGTTATTCAAGGCAACAAAGTAGAAATGTTTAGCCGTAACGGAAAACAGTTTCACAACTTTGGACACATCATTGCAGAGATTGAACAAGTAATTGCTAAGAAACCTGTTCCGTATGATCTTGTTCTAGATGGCGAAGTAATGAGTGCTAACTTCCAAGATCTTATGAAGCAAGTGCATCGCAAAGAGAATGTAGAAGCAAATGATGCTGTACTACATTTGTTTGATATAGTTCCTCTAGAAAACTTTCAACAAGGTGTATGGAATAAACCACAACACGTTAGAAGTCAATATGTTAGCGTTTGGGTAGAGCAAAATAAAGACGTCTTAGAGCACGTACAAGCATTGGATTGGGAGGATGTAGATCTAGACACCCCTGAAGGACAAACACGCTTTACAGAGCTTAATAAAGCGGCTGTAGACGGTGGTTACGAGGGTGTAATGATTAAAGATATTGACGCACCATATGAATGTAAGCGCACACACGCTTGGCTTAAAGCAAAGCCATTTATTGAAGTAACATTGGAGGTAAAAGAAATTGAAGAAGGTACTGGTCGCAACAAAGGGCGCCTTGGAGCGTTTGTATGCGAAGGAGTCGACGATGACAGACAAATTACTGTTAATGTCGGTAGTGGTTTCACTGATGCTAATCGTGATGATTTCTGGAATAGTCGCAACAGCATTATCGGAAATTTAGTAGAGGTAAGAGCAGATGCTATTACACAAAATCAAGACGGTACTTATTCGTTACGGTTTCCTCGATTCAAAACCTTTAGAGGATTCGCAGTACACGAAAAGTTATAAGTACGAAAATCCCAGGTGTATTTGGGATTTAGAGAATGAGTGTTAAAATGACACCACAGGAAGTATTTGAATATAAACAACGCTGGCTTCCGGGTTATGCAGTACGTTTACACAGTGATCTAGACTGGAAAGGTAAAGATTGGTGTCGCAGACGCATACCTCGTGAGTCTTGGAGTATGACTACGTGGACAAATGTTTACGAGCATACATTTTATTTTGAAAGCGAAATTCACGCAAATGAATTTGCTAAACAATGGCCGGGGTATACAAATCAATGAAAGTAGGACTAAGTCTTTCTCGCTGTATGCGAGATATATACACAGGTGTAGTAGATGAAGAGGAAGTACTTGTAATTGTAGCAAGAACAGATTTTGATCCACACAACGATAACCATTGGAATGCTATTTGGGAAGGATACATCTACGGCGGAATGAGCGATCCTGAATGGGCAGACTTCGCAGACGAGTACGACGACTTTAGACGTATGGCCATAAGACTGTATGACAACGGTAAAATACATCAACCGCGGCAGTTTGGTGCTCATTCTCCCCGTATGCCTTACTACTGGCTAGAGTGCTTTGTACCTGAAAACGAAATGAATCCTGCACAACAGAAAGCGTGGGACAACTATAAACTGATAACGGATCTAGCATGACATTACCTTGTGAAAGATTTAGCAGTATAGTAAATACAGAACAGTTTTTATTAGACTTGTGCGATCCTAAGAAAACACCTCGTGTGCCTAAGGAAGTTAGAAACAATGCACGTAGATGCTTGCGACACTATCCAAGACGTTATGACTTAGATTTGCTTGCAACTAAATGTCCTGAAGTAATAGAGACTGGCAATAAGATAGATGAGCTAACTATGCTTGTGCATGATTATGAGGAGAAGAAGCGTGTACGCAGTGATGGTGTGTCTTGACGGCAAAGACGATTGGATTTATGTTACAAAGCAAACAGAACACTGTTGGGACTTGCAACCTGAACTGTTTGAAGATGCACATGAAGCAATGGAGTTTGCAAAAACATTCCAACATCCTGACAAACCAGAAATGGTAATGGTGGTAGATTATTATGAAGATTAAAATTTCTAACTATCCAAACAGACTAACTTGTCGTATTCACACACATTATATGGACAAGAAGTATGGCATCATAGATTGGCCAACTGAACAGAGTCGTTTTGAAAACTTCTTGGAGAAACTAGAAGACGCTGTACAAAGTGTGTACAACGTGTTTAACTGGGCTTGGTTTGATAGACGTACACAGAAAGTAAAGGTACGTATTGACCGTTGGGACACTTGGAGCATGGACCATACCCTTGCACATATTGTGTTGCCTATGCTGATACAACTCAAAGAAACCAAGCACGGTGCTCCTTATGTTGATCCAGACGACTGTCCAAAGGATCTTCGTCCAAAAGAACAAGATGAATATGGTACTGATGATACACATTTTGCACGTTGGGACTGGGTTATGGACGAAATGATCTTTGCTTTTGCTAGCAAGTCAGAGGACTGGGAAGAGCAATACTACGGTGAATGGGTAGAAGATGAAACTAAAGCGTTTAGTGGCTATCATATTAACGTAGACGACGAAGGTAGAAAAGCACATCAAGAACGTATGAGCAACGGATTTAGATTGTTTGGAAAATACTATGAGAGCCTCTGGGACTAATGTCTAGAATCACAAAAATTCTTACTCGCCTTGCAATTGAATCTGGCGGCTATGGGCAACGTGTTCCTATGGCTGCTGGCATTGTGTATAAGCGACATCTAATTGCAACTGGTACTAACCAACCTAAAACTCATCCTCTAATGCTTACACAAGGATATCGCAATGATCAACGTTACAGACATGCCGAAGTAGACGCTATACAAAGCGCACTACGCTTGATTACAGCAGAGCAACTTAAACGGTGCGAGTTACACATAGTACGTGTTAAACGACCTTGTATATCGTCTAAGGGCTGGGTATACGGGCTTGCGAAACCATGCGAAGGCTGTGAAAATGTAATTGAGAATTACGGAATTGAGAAAGTCTATTGGACTAAAGACGAGTCAAAAGTACTTGACTTTTCATAAACAAACATATATACTAGCAAAATAACTGTTAGGAGAGACATATGGCACTTCCCAAAGTAGCAAAGAAAAAGAAAAGAGCACCCGTTCGTAGAAAAACAGGTCAAGCATTATTCAGCTTTGACGGTTGGGAAGAATGGGATGGTCAAACATATCATCGCTTTGTGCAATCTGCTCGATATGAGATTTACCAAGAGTTTAAAGCATCTGATATACAAGTAGATATTTTTACTTGGATGAAAGATAATGGATACACCAAAGAAGATATCGTTGCCGCTAAGAAAGCACCAGGTGCTAATCATACTCTTGCTATTAGTTGTAAACTTCTAAACCTTGGAATGCCTGATTTCAATCCTAAAGAAGCAGAATATTGGGAAAGTCTTGCTGGCACAATGGGAGATCTAAAACCTGCTAGCGTATTTGTAAAAAAACAAATTGCTAAATTGATAGAAGTAGGCAGCAAGATAGTAGAAGAAAAGAAAGAAGAAGAAAAAGAAAAGGCAAACGTCTATATTCCTACTATCCAAGAACGTATTAGAGATCAGTCTATTGATATGGTGGAAGATATTGACGTTTGGTTAGAAACCTGGGTTGAAGACTCTGATAGTTTTGATCCAAAAGCATTTGATTTTAAGAAGCATTTCCAAAAACTACAGCCTAGCCAAGCACATGCACGTAAAATGAAGAGCTTTTATGACGGCGTTCTTGCAGATTACGACGACCTAGAACGTATGCCTACTGCTGGACAATTAAAGAAGATGAGCGAACATGATCAAGACATGTGGGCACAACTAAAAGAAGGCTATGCACATCTTAAGAAAGCAGACATTAAAAAGTTCCGTACTGCAATTGAAGATCTTAACAGTGCGTTAGACTTTATTATTGATCAAGCAAAAGCCAATCGTAAACCGCGTAAAGCAAAACCACGTAGTGCTGATAAAGTTGTTTCTAAACTTAAATTCTGTAAAGCAGATCCAAAGTATAACCTAGCTAGTGTCAACCCAGTTGACGTTGTAGGTGCAAATGAATTATGGGTATTCAATATCAAAACACGTAAACTTGGAAAGTATGTTGCAGAAATTATTGATCCTAAAGGACTTGCAAGAGATGGTACAGGTTTAAGTGTAAAAGGTACTACTATTATCGGATTTGACGAAAATTTAAGTGTACAAAAGACTCTACGCAAGCCCGACGAACAGTTAAAAGAGTTTAAAGGCGCAGGTAAAGTTGCATTGCGCAAGTTTTTAGACGAAATCAATACAACTGACACTAAACTTAATGGAAGATGTAATCTAGATACAGTACTTCTCAAGGTTTCTTGATAAATATTGTATACGGAGATTATCACATGCCTGAAATAAACACTGCTGATTTAAATAACGCAATTCAAGGAGTTGCTGATTCTTTACACGATATTCTAAATACTGCATTATCAAACAATGATGTACGTATGCAGAGTCTTACATCTATAGACTTTAATGCTGCTGGCGAAGCAGGAATATACGGTAAAGGCGTACAATGGACAGGCGAAGGGCCTAGCAAACAACTAATATACAGAGCAAATCCAGACCGTATATGGACTAGTGAAAGTATTGATTTAGGCAATGGTCAAAACTATATGATAGGCAACAGAGTAGTGTTGTCTGCTAATGAATTAGGTAGTAGTGTAAGAAATTCAAATTTAACTAGTGTTGGCACTTTAGAAAATCTTCGTACTAGCGGCGACCTAGTTATTGATGGCTATATCCATTATAACTCAGATTCTATGCGCTTAGGATTTGGTACAGATGCACCAAATGCTAGTATTAGTGTTGTAAGTTTAGAATCAGAGTTTATTATAGATGTTGAAGATACATACACTCGTATAGGTACATTTACCACAGACACATTAAAAGTAGTAACAGATAATACTCCTAGAATTGTTATTGGTCCAAGCGGAAATATTGATATTGGTCGCGAAGGCACAAGAACAACTGTAATGGGCAGACTGGGAGTTAATACTAAAAATAGTCCGTCAGATATAGATTTAGATGTCAGAGGCGGTCTTAGATTTCAAGATAAAAAGTTTACAGTTTCAGACAATAAACCGACTGAAGGTACTTTTAAACAAGGTGACATAGTATGGCACAGTGATCCTAAACCTACTGGTTATATAGGTTGGGTGTGTATAAAAGACGGTACACCGGGCGAATGGAAAACATTTGGCCTTATCTCTTCATAAACTAACAATTTTTTGTTTACAAATTAAACCATAAATATTTGTATAAGGCAAAGGAGATAGGCAATGAAGGACTTTCACACCAAAAAAATAAAAGAAATTAAACTGTGGGCTTGGATAGCTACAATTTTACCAATAACGTTTCTAGCAGCATTATTTTTAATTGAACTATTTGGACTAGAAACCATTTATCATAAATTAATAGTAACAGGCGGTGTAGTAATGTTTGCTATGTCAGTAATATGGTGGTGGTGGGCATTACACACTATAGGCAGTGTTACTCATATACTAGGTAGAACTCTAGAAAAATTCAAAAACGTAAATAAAGAACTTGATTCTATAAAAAAAGACATCAAAGATTTATGATTTTAGTAATAGGCAACGGCGAGAGTCGAAAAAGTATCGACATAAATTCTATTAACACAAAAAAGGTAGGATGTAACGCTATCTATAGAGATTATTATGTCGACTATCTTGTTTGTGTTGATAAAAGAATGATACAAGAAGCACTTGATGCTAATGCAAATTATGACAGTTTAGTTTTTACCCGCCCTGATTTATTTTCAAAATTTAATACTAAAAGACTTAGAGAAGTTCCTAGCTTGCCATATGCTGGATTCGAACGACTAGACTTACCTAAACATTGGGGTAGTGGACCTTATGCTACATTATTAGGAGCATTGAAAACAACTACAAATGAAGTAAATATGGTAGGTTTTGATCTATATGGTATAGACGGAAAAACAAACAATATATATAAAGACACTGCAAACTATAGCATATCTAATAAAAGGGCAGTAGATCCTACATATTGGATCTACCAAATTGCAAAAATCTTTGAGAATTTCCCACAAATTAAATTTACAATATATCAAGAAGATGGTTGGACACGACCCAAAGCCTGGAAGAAATCAAATGTAAAGGTTGACAACATAAGTAACATATATTATAATACATAGTATGAATACAACAGGTCTTGGCGTCAACCCTTCTAACTCTGCCGCTACATATTTAATAGGAGAAATATATATGGCAAGACATCTAAGTACAAAACACTACGGACACAATATTGGACTATCAGCAGTGTTTCGTCAACCCAACGCAGATCATTCACACTGTCATTTGCTACACGGATACAGTCTAGCATTTACATTTACATTTGGATGTGATCATTTAGATGATAAAAACTGGGCTGTAGACTTTGGTGGCTTAAAGCCCTTAAAGGCTTGGCTAGAAGATAATTTTGATCACAAATTAGTTGTAGATTCTGCAGATCCAATGCTAGACGATTTACTAGAACTAGAAGAAAAAGGTCTTGCAGAGATTAAAGTATTTGACGGTGTTGGTGCAGAGAAGTTTGCAGAACACGCATTTAACTTTGCAGATGCTCTTATACGTGAGGCAACAGACAATCGTTGTTACTGTGTGCGAGTAGAGTGCGCAGAACACGGAGCAAATTCAGCAATCTACGAGGCTTAGTTTTGGTTAAAAAGTACATAGAAGGCGAAACAAAAGAGCAGCGAAAAATCCGTAAAGCAAAGGAGAAAGCTCTCAAGCAAATAGGTGCAAGCACTCATCCTCAGAAAATTGTAGAACCAATAAAAGAAGTCAAAAGACCTATACCTGCACCTCAACCTCCTACTAGAACACCGTTCCAAAATTATGTAGTTTGTTTAAAATACGGCGACAAGTATAATGCAGATTATGTAAACAAGCTACATACAATGGTCAAAAGAAATTTAACCATTGATTATGAATTTGTTTGCTTTACAGAAAATTCTGAAGGCATAAATGAAGAGATTAGAATTGAGCCATTACCAGATCATCCTTTAAAAGGATGGTGGTATAAGCCGATGTTTTTTAATCCTAACTTGTCTATTAAAGGTACAATATTATTTTTTGATCTAGATGTAATTATATTTGATAATATTGATTATCTATTTACACACGATCCAGGTAAGTTTTATATTATTAGAGACTTTAATAGATTTGTAATTAAAAATTATCAAAAGTTTAATTCAAGTGTTTTTAGATTAAACACAGGGCAACATTCAGAAGTTTGGACAAACTTTATAAACAATTCACAAAGTATTATGAAACGCTATCCAGGTGACCAAGATTGGATTAGAGTTTGTATAACACAAAATTTTAATTTTTGGCCAGACGAATGGATACAAAGTTATAAGTGGGAAATGCGCGGCAAACCAAGGTTTGATAATAAACCAAAAGGACAAAGAGACTTTGCAGTTAATGGAGATCCTGTAATAAAAGATGGAACAAGTGTAGCAGTATTTCATGGAGACCCAAATCCGCACAACTGTAAAGATAAATGGGTGATTGACAATTGGCAATAAAGGTGTTACTATAATACTATGGACTTAAAATTTACAACCTGTGGTGACTTTATGAAATCTACACAAAAACGTATAGGCTTTGCCTGTAAATTTATGGATGCTGATCAGACACAGAAAAAGAAAGTACTAGAAGAAATTCAACGCCCACTAAATACTCGTAGCACAACAGTACAGTGGCTCAACAGGCAAACTGTAGATGTTGCTGAAGAACGCTTGTGGGACATTATGGTCCATAACATAGCGTCCTATGGGAGACTTATAGAGTATGTTGGAAATCTTCCCCCTCAGCTTAGAATGGTCCGATTGGGTAGTGATGTACTTCCTGTTTATACCGAGCCTACTTGGTGTTATTTTTGGCGCCGTCCTGATGTGGTTGCGTACTGTGAAAAAGAGTTCGCAAAAGTTGGAGAGCGAGCCAGACAGTTGGATGTTAGGCTCTCAATGCACCCAGGCCAATTTACAGTCCTTGCTTCAGATAGTAAAGACATCGTCGAAAGATCAATAGAGGAGTTTGAGTACCATGTGGATGTCATCAGATGGATGGGTTACGGCAAACAATTCCAAGACTTTAAGTGTAATGTACACATATCGGGTAGAAAAGGTCCACAAGGCATCATCGACGTCTTACAAAGACTCTCGCCCGAAGCAAGAAACGCTATCACGATCGAAAACGACGAAAACAAGTGGGGACTCGAACACAGCCTCGAACTTGTCGACCACTGCGCACTCGTTCTTGACATACACCATCACTGGTGCCGTGAAGGTGAATACATTCAACCCACCGACGATAGATTTGCTCACATAATCGATTCGTGGCGCGGTGTACGTCCTGTAATACACTACAGCTATAGTAGAAACGAATGGCTACCAACAGACTTTGCACACGATACTATGCCTGATATGCCAGCACTATTAGAAGCAGGCTACAAGAAAGCAAAGCTAAGAGCACACAGTGACTTCTATCCTAATCAACTTGTTAACGATTGGGCATTGAGCTTCCTAGATTATGCAGATATTATGTGCGAGAGCAAGTGCAAGAATCTAGCAAGTATTGAGCTATATAAATACTATATGGAGAGTAATAATGAGCTATTTGAATCAAATGTATGGCAGGAAGCAACCAGCCCAGACCCAATCATCATCTAATAAAAACCCTAACAGAGTAACTGGCGGACTTAAAGCACAAGGTGTTGATCGTTTTACTATGATTTCAGAAGATGGAACTCAACAAGAAATTCCTACTGTGGAATATGTACGCTCGTTGGAAGAACAATCAAGAAAACAGCGAGCAGCTATAAACGTCCTAGAACGCAAGCTGACTCGCTGTGAGACTGCAATTGAACAGTTAAGAAAATCTATTAGGCCTTCTTAAGAGCTGCCTTTTCGGCCTTTGCAAGACCAAGTACTTCTTTAACTAATTCATCTTTCTTTTTACGCTTGTCTAAGTCAACACCATAATTTGCTTTTGCCAAATCTTCTAAGCCTTGCTTAGTTAATTTTGACAAACTCGCCTTAGTGACTTTTACAGTCTTTGCGTCAACTTCAACAACTGTTTCTACTTTCGCGGGCTCAGGTTCTTTAGTTACAGTATTAACTGCTTCAACTACAGGATTTTCCTGGGCGGGTTGCCTAAATAGAAAGTAAGCAACCACGGCTGCAACGATCACAGCTCCAATTACTAATTCAATAGTCATAATTATTCCTCCTATAGGAACAATTACTTATATAAATATTGTACAGAAGGAGATTAAAAATGGTTCAAAAATGGATTAATGCAAGACTCAAAGAACGTACAACACTCGACGGTGCTATACTTGTAGGCGCAGGCGTTGCGTTTCTTATCTTCAAACCAATCGCTGCTCTAGTAGCTTATGGCGCTATTGCGTATGGTGCTTGGACAATCTGGAAAGCAGAGTAATTGTAATAAATTGTAACATTGCACTAGAATAGGTTGCATTTTGCAGATAATGTGTTTAAATATTAATTGTTCTCAGGAGAATTTGTATGAAACACATTATCGCAGCACTTGCTTTGCTATTCCCGCTGATGTCAGCAGCGCAAACCTATACTGACGAAGTAGCAAAAATAATCAACAACAATTGTGTAGTGTGTCATCGTCAAGGTGGCATTGGACCAATGAGTTTTGAAACGTACGAACAAGTACGTCCGTGGGCACCTCTTATACAAATGAGAGTTGCAAACAGAGAAATGCCTCCTTATGCTTATGATCACGGCATAGGTATACAAGACCTACAAGGCGACTGGCGTTTATCGCAAGATGAAATAGACACAGTTGTTGCATGGGTTAACGCAGGCGCACCTTATGGTGATGCAGATACAGTAGTACAGTCTGCAGATTTACGTGATCCAGATGCTTGGAACTTTGAAGGTGACTTTGGACCTCCTGATGCTGTAATTCCAAGTGTAGCAATAGACATACCAGCAAACGGAAACGATCTTTGGCACAAACACTTAGTACCAAGCGGACTTACAGAAGATCGTTGTATCAAAGCAGTACAAGTTAAACCACGTGGTGATGCAAAAGCAGTTGTACATCACGCAAACTCCTCTATTATTACAGCAGAAGGACGTGAAGGTATGCTCACGGAGTATGCTATGGGAAAGTGGGGAGAGATTGTTCCAGAGGGAGTCTGTCGCACACTACCAGCAAACGCACAAGTATCGTGGGACATTCATATGTTCCCAGGTGGACTTGGCGCAATGGCACCAGGCGGAATGATCAAAGACAATGTGGTAGAAATTGGACTGTGGTTATACACAGAAGAGGAAAGCCAACAATTGAAATACAAGCAGGACTTGAGTTTATACCGCTTAGGCAATCAGGACGATTTGGTTATCCCGCCCAATGGTTATCAAATGACACAAGGTTTCCACACTTTCGACCATCCTGTGCGTTTAGATAGTTTTCAACCGCACGGACATCTGCGTATGAACGCAGCAAGTTTAGAGATTTTTTATCCTGAAACTGGTAGAACAGAACCAGTAAGTCAAATCTCTAATTGGAGCGCAACCTGGCATCACAGTCATTTGTATGCTCCTGATGTAGCACCACTAATACCTGCGGGCGCAGTTATTATTCTCAAGCAATGGTATGACAACACTGCTGACAACAAAAACAATCCTGATCCCGATATGTGGGTAATGGGTGGTTCACGCACAGGCGATGAGATGACTCACGCTTGGCTTGCTATTACTCATTTAGATGAAGAAGGATACAACAAACTATTAGAGCAACGTAACATCACAGGAGATGATTAATGCCTACAGTAAAACAAGCAAGACAAGGTTTATGGGGAAGTGCAATAATATTTGTAGCACTTTTAATATTCCAATTGGTAGTATTATTAGGAGCAAGAACTCTATATGCACAAGAAGTGGATTTTAGTTCAGTAAAAGCAAAATGGAATACGTGTGCCGCTTGTCACGGTAACAAAGCACAAGGCAAGCCAGGCTTTCCTGGTCTAAGTTTTCTTGAAGAAGATCATATTGTTGAAGCACTACAAGATTACAAAGCAGGAGTGTATCGTGGAGATATGAGCGGTATTATGTTTGGACAAGCAGCAACACTAAGCGATGAAGAAATTATTTTGATGGCGAAATACATCAAGGAGATATCTAATGATTAAAATTTTACACACAAGTTTTGTGGTGCTGTTGACAAGTGTACTAGGACTAGTAGCATTAGCAGCACGAGCACAAGACGTAGACTATGTACGTGATGTTGCACCTATTCTAATAGAGCAGTGTCAAATGTGCCACAGAGAAAATGGCATAGCACCGTGGGCAATGAGCAACTATCAAGTAGTACAGGCATTTGCTCCTGCAATCAAAGAAGCTATTGTATCAAAACGTATGCCACCTGGACAAATCAATCCCAAGTATAGAGACACTATCATCAATCACAGAACATTAAGTGATGATGAAATGAAAACTCTTGTAGATTGGGTTGATGCAGGCGCACCAGTTGAAGGTGTAATAGATCCTTTAACACAAACAGTATACCCTGATTCAGAATGGGTACACGGTGAACCTGATATGATTGTTGAAGTACCTGCACAAGAAATACCTGCAGGGCCATCAGCAATACCATATCGTTATGTAGGAGTTGACCTAGGACTCACAGAAGATCGTTGGTTACGTGGTTCAGAGTTTTTACCTTCAGAACCTACTGTTATGCACCATATGTTAAACTCAGTGTCAGTGCCTGGTGAACGTAATATGAACTTGTTGGGTACACAAGGAGGCGAACAACAGAATATGGATTATGCTAGTATTAGTGCTTATGTTCCTGGCGGCGACCCTGACTACTATGATGAAAACACTGGCGGATTATTACGTGCAGGATCACAAGTAAACTTACAACTACATTACACACCAGACGGTACAGCACGTACTGACAAAGCACGAATTGGACTATACTTCCACGACGAAGGTGTAGTGCCAGAAGAAAGAATGGCAGGCGACTGTGCTTGTATATTCCCTAACACGTGGACACCTATTCCGCCATACGATCCTAACTTCAAACAAGAAGCTGATGTTGTACTAAAGAATGATGTAATGTTGCATACATTTTTACCGCATATGCATTTCCGCGGTAAAGCAATGAGAGCAACAGCATATTATCCAGACGGTGAAGTAGAAGAACTTATTGATATTCCACGTTATGAATATGCTTGGCAACTTTCGTACACTTGGCGTGAACCTAAGTTTCTACCACAAGGTACGAGGTTACACGTAGAAGGATGGTTTGATAACTCAGCGGACAATCCAATGAATCCTGACCCAAGCAGAGAAGTACCTTGGGGACAGATGAGCGAGGATGAAATGTTCTTTGGAGCATTTACTTGGAAAAACCTATAATTTACTTATAGGTATATCTGAACTGGCGTGGAGATTCCAAACTTGTTTGCGTTCCACGCCTTTCTTTTGAGCAAACACTTTAGCATCACAGTTTGAACATACGTGAAAATAGTTGTTGTTTAGACGCTTAGGATCCATGCTGCCTCTTGCACGTTCAAACTCTTCATCACAACTGTCGCAACGAAACACACACATAGTCAATTCACGCTTGTAGGTGTGTTCTTTGCCCGTTTTACTAGTTCTAACGTGCCGCGTTTGTTTTTTATATTCTTTTATGAACATAATTATATTTACATTAAGATTATAAAATTATATCATAAATAGTATTAAGAAAGGAAAAAACATGAGTATCTGTACACTTACTGATGCTGCAAAAGCACAAATTGATTTACTATGTGAGGAAAATTCGTGTTATGCAATTAGTTTAAACATCAAAGGCGGAGGTTGTGCAGGTTTTGAGTATGAATGGGGAATGATGCAGTCCCCTGAAGAGCTTGAAGAAGGCGACGAAGTTATTAAAACTGACAACAATTGCAGTTTTGTAATAGGCAAACACTCACTTATGTTTTTGATAGGAACAACAGTTGACTATACACGCAGTTTAGTAGGTTCAACTTTTGAAATAAAAAATCCTAATGCCCAATCGTCGTGCGGTTGTGGTGTTAGTGTAAACTTTGATATGGATAGTATTCCACAAATTTAACGGAGCAAATTAAATGGCAAGACAACAGGTTGATATTGGCGTAGAAGGTAATGACGGCACAGGCGATAGTATTCGCGAATCGTTTCGTAAAGTAAATGAAAACTTCCAAGAACTATACGCTGTATTTGGTATAGGTGGACAAATATCGTTTACAGACCTAAGTGATACTCCTAACAATTATGAAGGCAATGAAAATAAAATTCCTGTTGTACGTTCAGACGGCAGTGGACTAAACTTATTAGAATTTGCTTCTGATAATGCTTTAGACGGATCTAACGATACTATCGGATTTGATTTTTCGATTGACGGAAAATTAATTGTAAAACAATTAGTATCTAAACTGTCAAATGACCCAGAACCTACTCTAAGTGGACCTTTAGATGCAGCAACTCAACCTATTGCAAACGTTACTGTTTCCCAAGACGCAATTAACCTTTTTAACGATGTACACGGAACAAATTTAGATATTGGTGCATTAGTAATTAATAAAAACTATGCTGACAGAAACTATCAAGAAAAGGCAGTTGCAGGCGGTGGCTTAAGAGTTGGTGACGAACCTGCTAGTACTGATATCTATACAATAACAGCTGACGGACTTACAGCAGGTTATTTTAGAGCAAATAGTCATGGACTATCAGAAGCTTACACAGGTGCTCCTTTTATTTTTAACAGCACAGGAGACGATCCTTTTGGTGTTGTGACCGGAACAACATATTATATAGGTATTGCTAATGATAACGATATAGGGTTATTTGCTACAGAAGATGACGCTATTGCTGGTAATAATAGAATATTATTAAGTGGCGGTTCAGGAGTATTTACTTTACTCGATGCTGCTTATGACGATAGTTTAGAAGGTAATTGGTTATCTAATGTAGCGTTACCGCGTAAGAGTATTGTTCGTCGTCAAGGCGATACAATGACAGGACCGTTAAATTTATATGATCATCCTGGCGAATTAATTGGTACAGGTTTACCATTTGGTCCAGATGACCTGCAGGCAGCAACAAAACTTTATGTTGATAATGCCGCAGCATCTAGTAAAGTTAACATTTATGTTAGTGCTGCATCAGGAGACGACAGACAAACTTATACTCCAGTAGGAAAAGAAGGCAGAAATCCTGCGTATGCATATAAAACAATAAATGCTGCTGCACAAAAAGCAGAAGAAATAATGTTGTCTGCTCCAAAAGAACCAGGTCCTTATATGCAGACTATGACATATAATACTGGCGAAAATGAAGGATCTATTGTTACTGCAGGTATAACAAGTCCTATTTCGGGAAGATCAAATGCAAGAACTCTTATAGTTGAAAATAAAGAGTTTGTTGCAAAAGAAGTCACAGGTTATATAGATGCACTATACCCTTCTTTTGCAGATAATTATGACAAAGAAATATGTCAGCGAGATGTACAATTAATACTAGATAGTGTTAGTCTTGATGCATTGCTAGGAAATAACGCTAACTATCTATCCCGCTATGCAGGTTTAAGATATTATTCAAATGTAAGCGCACAAAAAGCAATCGGTTCACAAAAAGCATACACTGTTGCTGGCATAGAATATGCTAAAGTACTAGTTAGAGATTATATTCTCACTAACACTGCTGTTCCAACAACTTATCAAGATAGAGTAGAACAATTTATAGATGTTGCTGTTATACCTGACAGTTTAGCAGACGAATCTATTGCAGCTAAGTTTGATATTATTTTAGAAGTTATTGAAAACGGCGTACTAGATGCTCCTCAAATTGTTGACGGCACTACAAATTACAAAATTAACATCAGTAACGGTAACTTTGGATTTATAGATCAAGCTAATCCAGGAAATACAGATATTATTCCAGGTAAAGTAGTACGAGGTAAAAATTCAGGTGCTATTGGTAGAATAATCGACTATAAGTATGAAGCAGGAACAAGACCGGTTAGTGTAATTGAGACTGACGAAATTGAAATACAACTGCTGAAACCTATTGAATTTGAAGAAGGCGAGCCTTTAGAATATGGTAATATTGTCAATGAAACTCAAGTCACTATTAGAGTTGAATCTGGTATATACGAAGAAGATTTTCCCATACGTGTTCCGCCAAACGTTTCTATCAAAGGTGACGAATTTAGAAGAACTATAATACGTCCAAAAGACCGCATATCGCAATCACGATATGCAAGTCTTTTCTTTTATAGAGATGCAGTATTTGATGGTCTTGTATTAGGTAAATCAAGTATTGAAACTATAGACTTTACTGCTAGTGCAGATGCACTAAGACCAGCAGGTACTTACACTGTAACCGATGTAGACTATTCTACAAACAAATTAGGCAGCGATGCAATATTTGAAATTACAGTAGATGGAACAGGGGCTGTTACAGATGTAACAGTAACTAATGCTGGTAAAGATTTTCAAGCAAATGAAATTGTTTCAGTACAAGATGCTGCTTTAGGTAACAATGGCGCAGCAGCATACAGCTTTACAGTAGTAACAGTTCCAAATGGTGTACAATATACTAATCCTATTTCAGACGAAGTAGACGGTTATTTTGGTAATCATTATCTATTAAAGCCTAATAAACTTAAAAACGTAGGTGCTGGTTACGAAAACGTTGGCGATTGGGAAACGGCAGCACTAGCGTTAATTGACAACAGAGAGTTTATTCAAGAACAAGTTGTAAACTACATAGAAACAACCTATCCGGCACTAATCGGCTTATATTCAAGAACAAAATGTTCTAGAGACACAGGCTTAATTGTAGATGCTTTAGTGAATGACTTGCGTAATGGTGGCAACGAATTTTCTTTAGAAGCACAAGGTGAGTATTATGTAGGTGCATTACCGGTAGATGGAAGCCAAACAGAAGAAACAATAGATGGCATCCGTCATATATTTACCCTTGCAGACGATATTATTAGAGGTGTAGAACCAACTACACTATATGGCCCGAGTGGATCAGCGCCAAATCCTGGTGTTAACTTAGATTATGCATATGATGGATTTAACGGCGACGGCGATCCAGCAGAATGGACTGCTTCTACACTATATAGATTAGGTAACGTAGTAAAATATTTTATTGGAGGTGAAGATCGTTATTATACTCCAACAACAGAACACACATCGGGTAATACATTTAATGCAGTTGAAATAGCTAATTTTTGGAGACAAATAGACGGACCACAAAATGTTGTATATAACTTGATTGAAACAGTTGTATTTGCATTTAATGATGATTATAATCCGCCATTAAGAAACACAGAAATGGATGTGTTCCTAATGAATGATGCTACTATTCTACGTAACATTACTGGACAAGGACACGGCGGTTTCCAGATGGTACTTGATCCTGAAGGGCAAGTACTTACTAAATCACCTTATTGTCAAACTGGTACAGGTTTTGCCGCAAGTATTAACAAACAAGCATTCCGAGGAGGATTATTTGTTGATGCATTCGTAGGTAACTCAGCAGTTCAAGTTGTTGAAAGAGTAGACGGTGATGCATTTAGATTAAGCATACAGAGTTTAGGTAGTGCATTAGAACCACAAGGATTATTTGTTAGAAGACCAGAAACTCCAAGTGTATTTTATATTGATGGTAGACGCTTCCAGATTAACGCAGTCACACAGTACGATAAAGAACTAGGAACAGCAGAACTAATATTGTCACCGGGCTCAAATGACGGTCAAGGATTTGCAGGACTAACTAGTGAATTATCTACAGGAGTAGATCTCGACGATTTAAGTTCGCCTATTCCAATTACATTGCAAACAGCTGGTAACAGAAGTATGCTAGGTAACGACTTTACTCAAATTAATGATAAAGGTTATGGTCTAGTTTGTGTAAACGGTGCGCTATCAGAAATGGTTAGTATGTTTACGTACTATTGTTGGACCAGTTACTATGCTAAAAATGGATCAGAGATTAGATCGCTAACAGGCTCAAGCTGTTATGGTGAATACGGTCTAGTTGCTGAAGGATCAGATCCAAACGAAATTCCAGACAGTATTGCACTTGCACAAGACATGGTTGAAAGTGCAAAAACATTTAGTGCTAACGTAATTTTAGAACTTGCAGGTCCGATTATACTAGAAGAAGGCGAAATAATAACACAAAACATAACAAATGCTACAGGTACTGTATCTAAAGATACGAGTCAACTAGGAGATAGCGTAGCTGTTCCTATCGGAGAATCAGTAATATATTTAAAAGATACTTCAGGTGCTTTTGATACAACAAACGAACTAGTAGTTACTGGCCCAATTACAGGAGATTCTACTGCAATAGCATTAGGCTCGGATAGCATACCTATAAGAGTAGATAGCACAGGTTATGCTAACGAAAAATTAAATCTATTCTTATATGCTTATGACTTTAAAGAACTTCCTAGCAATAGATCAGAATTTGATATATATCACCCTGATCGTCCTGCTTTTGCACGTTATGAAGTTGCAAATGTTGCACCAACAGCCGCTCATATAGGAAGAATAAGATATTTAGGCGGTGATATTCCATTTAAGAACGAAGTTTTAGATAACGGTTTAGCAGCAGGTGTTACATTTACTTTATACAAAACTATTAGAGATGGTTACAGTATAGAGATAAACAATCCTGGCAGTAATTATACAGTTGGCGACACTATGGAAGTTGACGGATTGTATTTAGGCGGCGGCACAATTGAAAATGATGCATTTATTACAATTACTGAAGTTGATGGCGGATCTGTAACAGGCGCAACAATAACAGGATCTCCGTTTGTAGATTCTAATAGCCCAATGTATAGTGGTAAAGTTTACAAACTAAATTTCTCAACTAGTGACTCACAGTTTAGTACAGATGGGTTATTAGAGGATGTAGGATTTGGTGATAGAATTAACTATAGAAGAAACCAAACTCATACTATTTCAGACTTTGCAAGACCAGATATTCTTACAATTCGTCCAAGTACTGCTGTTATCTTTAACGAAAATCCAGACTTTGTTTATAGAAGTATTAGTTTCTTAACATCAGATAGTCTAGGCAATGAATTAGAAAATGATCAATTACAATCAGGTTTTGATAGTTCATATGATTATATTAGATTGATTATAGATAGTGCAAAAGCCCAAGAAATTCCTTTAGCAGGATTAGGAACAACCAAAGGCGGCACAATTGGAGACAGAGTTCTTGCAGTACAACCAACACTAGATGATAATGAAATTTCTAGATTGAATAATAATGCTAGAACTCCTGAAGCTAATAGACCGATTGGTTGGACAGTGGAAAACTTACAAGAAGCTCCTATATTTACATGGAGTGGTAAAAAGTTTTATGTGTATAATGCAAGAGGAGTAGATGGAACTAATACAGAAGTTCCGTTAGCCGAAGACAATGAATATGTAATTGTCGACATTGAAGTAATCGACAGTATTAATTTAGAAGATTATTCTAATCCAGGCGGATTAGAAGAGGGGTTAGGCTCTCCTGTTGTATTAGGGTCAGAAACTGTAACAATTAGAGCAGGTCTAAAAGCTGGTGCTGAAGGAACAGTAACAGTTAATATTTCAACTTGTCGTGCTACATCACATGACTTCTTAGATGTTGGATCGGGCGGGTTTAATGAATCCAATTATCCTACAGTTATTTTTGGTGAACCAGCCTCAAAAGATCAAGCAAAAGAAGTTGACGAACGTGGTAAAGGTCGTGTGTTCTATGTAAGTACAGACCAAAACGGTATCTTTAGAGTTGGTAGATTCTTTAGCGTTGACCAAGGTACTGGTACAGTTACATTTAGTGCGTCACTTGCACTTTCAGATGTTGATGGACTAGGTTTTAAACGTGGTGTTGTTATTACTGAATTCTCAACAGATACAGCAATGACAGATAATGCATCAGATACTGTTCCGACAGAACTTGCTGTACGTGGTTATGTTAACAGAAGACTAGGTTACGATGTAAACGGTACTCCTGTTTCAAACAAATTAGGTCCAGGTGTACTTGCTCCTAACGGTGCTGTTCCAATGACAGACGATTTAAACGCAGCAGGTAACACAATTACAAACCTAAAAGCACCTAATTCTGAATCAGATGCTGCAACTAAAAAATATGTTGATGACGGTCGTGGTTTAAGTGACGAAATTAAAGATCTAAGAAGTTTACAATATCAAAGCTTTGGTGCTAACCAATTATTAGTATCAACAGAGTATAAAAAAATCTATGTATTATTAAGCAGCATAGTAAGTGGACCCTTTGAACGAGGAGATACAATTACAGGTAGTGTTACAGGTGCTACAGGAACAATCGTAGATGTACAAAATGTAGAAGGATATGAAGGTGATTTAATTGAAATAACATTTACACCTCTTACCGGTACATTTAGTGACGGTAAACCGATTGGAAGTTCGCCTGATCCTGATGTACTATTAGTATCAGGAGGTGCTGAAGGTTTAGTAGTAGACGGACCTGTTGACGAATGGGTAAACGGTGTTGAAAGTCCGGCTAGTGATATAGAACTGTTAACAAATAAAGAAGTTACTATAGACGGATTTGGAGTTGTAACAGATAGATATACAACTCTAAATTTCCAATTAAAACCAAACTCTATTGTAAATGACGATGTAAATGGTGTAGCAAATATTTCTCAAAGTAAACTTAACTTGAATAGTGCAACTACAAGAGGAAGTGCTACAGGCATTACACAAAATGATTTAGGTGTTGTTGCATTTGATGAAAGAATATTTACAACTACTGATGGTTGGGTAAGCATAGACAACGGCCAGCTACCATTAGAAAAAATACAAAGAATAAATGACGGTACTGTGTTAGGAAACTGGAGTGGTGATAGTTCAGATAATGACATAGATCAAATTCCATTTAGCACAGTTATTTCAGAAGGCGGTGGCCTAGGAGATGCGGACTTTATAACTGAATTAACAACACTAGATGATCCAGGCGAGGCATTAATTAAAACTGGTGAAGGTACTTATGGTATTTCGAATGTAAGTGTTTCAGGTGAAGTTAACAGCATTGTTAAAACAGATGCAGATGGCAGTATACAAGTTAACTCACTTATACTAGGTGGTAATGCAAGTTACGAAGTACTATCGCTAGATGGTACAACTGTAATTTTCAAAACTCCTTCGCAAGGTGAAATACTAAGAGCTGCTGGCGGTTCTCCTGCTGTAGGTGCACCTGCTGATCCTGGATATGTAGCTCCTACATTTCCTGATTTAGAAATTTCAGGAAGTGTTAATATTGGTGCAACAGGTGTAGCAGAAAGTACACTACAAGGTTTGTCAAACTTTAATGGCGAAAGCAATTTAGGTGTAGATTGGATTTATTCTAGTTTTATCGAAGCACCAGGCGAAAAAGGCGCAGCATCAACAGGTATAGGTATTGGTGCTAATACTGGTAAATCACTTGTAGGTGAAATTGCAATAATTACTGCTGATAGTGCTACAAGTTCAAGTGTATCTCCGATGACATTTAGTTCGTCAGGTGCATTACCTGATACAGATAATACCTATGATATTGGTAGTTCATCACTAAAATATGCAAACGTATATGCAACAACATTCCATGGTACTGCTACTGAAGCATATTATGCTGACTTGGCAGAAAACTACTTAGGTGATGCTGATTACGAACCAGGAACAGTGCTAGTGTTTGGTGGTGATGCAGAAGTTACTGTATGTACTGCTAAAGGACAAACAAGTGTAGCAGGTGTTGTTACAACTAACCCAGCACACTTGATGAACAGTGCATTGGAAGGTGATCACGTTGTAGGACTAGCACTACAAGGTAGAGTACCATGTAAAGTTATTGGCACTGTAAAGAAAGGCGACATGCTGGTTACAAGTGCAGTACCAGGTTATGCAATAGTGAATAACTCCCCAGGCGTTGGAACTGTTATCGGTAAAGCAATAAGCGAAAAAACTGATCAGGATAGAGGAATTGTTGAAGTGGTTGTAGGGAAGCACTAATGGAAAATAAAAACATAGATAAATTGATTCAAAAAGGAGCAAAAGCTTCTGTAGACAATAAAAACCCGCAGCCAAGACGTGTTGTTGCAACTGCTGGAAAATTAAGAGTACAACTTGGAGCACCAAATGGCAAAACAAATAATTGATTTAGGAACAAGTCCAAATAAGGGCGACGGAGATCCGCTACGCACAGCATTCGACAAAGTCAACGATAACTTTGATGAATTATATCTTGCTTTAGGAAATCCTTCCGGAGCAACAACAGATGTTTTGCCAAACACTAACGGTACTATAAATTTAGGTAGTGCAGATAAAGCGTGGGCAGACTTACATGTTGCAGACTTTATCTACTTAAATGGTGCTAGAATCGAAGTTACAGCAGGAGGCGCATTACTTGTAAATGGTGGCGCACCTGCAGAAGTACAAGATACTGTAGGCAGTGTATTTGGCGACGATTCAACACTACTTGTAGATGGTGTTAATTCGCAAATTGTTGGAGATTATTACGGAACACTCAGAAACCAAAATTGGATGGCAGCATATGATGGATTTCTAACTATTGCAAATGGTGGCTCTACTGGTCCAGGACCTATTCAAATTGTAGCATCAGCAAATTTAGATCTTTCTGCAGGCGCGGGACAAGTAATTAATGCAAATAGAAATATTGTAGCAGCAGAAGGTGTAACTGGCGATGTAACTGGTAACGTTTCGGGTAATATTACAGGTGATGTCAAAGGTAGCGTGTTTGGCGACGATAGTACACTATTAGTTGACGCAGTAAATAGCGTTATACCTAAAGCAGTAGTAGAAGATAGTGCAAATTGGGACACAGCGTACAGCTGGGGAGACCATAGTGTTGCAGGTTACTTAACTACATTTACAGAAACAGATCCTATAGTAGGTGCTGTCAACGGTATTGTAAAAGCAGACGGCGCAGGCAATATTACAGCAGCAGTTGCAGGAACTGATTATATTGTTTCTGAAACAATTGACTTGGCAACACTTAAAACAGAAGTAGCAGCAAGTGTAGATTTTACAGACTTCCAAACTAGGATAGCGGCGCTTTAAGCAGATACGATAAATATATTAAATAACAGGATTTATAAGAATGGCAAATAGATTTCCACTAATACTAGACACAACAGATGGTAATAAAATTAAAGAATTGCCAGACGGAGATAATCTTGATTTAACTAACAGTAGCATAACAAGTGTTAACGATATTACATCAGCTGGTACAATAAGCACACAAGAACTTCTTGTTAGAGGTAATACTGTTGCTCCTGTTGAATTTTCTGATCTAGTAGACACTCCAGACAATTTTACAGGCTCTGCAAATTATTTTGTAAAAGTTAATGCGGCAGGCACCGGCATAGAATTTAGACCGTTGAGCGATATTGGTAATATCGATGTTGAAGGTATTAATATAAGTGGTGATATTATTCCTACTGATAACGGATCGCAAAATATAGGAAGTGACGATTTTAAATTTAATAAAATTAGAGTTCAGCAATTAGCCGGTAATCTTGTTGATACAACCGGAAGTGTTGTTTTTGATTATGATACAGGTAAAATAACTTATGCAGCACTACAAGGCGCTCCTCAATTTTTATCTGAATTTACAGACGATGTTGGATATTTAAGAACTGCTGATTTAGATGACACTCTAGGTACGTTATTCGGTTCAGAACCTTTTGTTTCAGATCTTAAAGGTAGTGTTGTTGCTGACGATTCTACCGTTATAATCGATGGAGTAGCAGGACTTGTTGTTGGTGATATACAAAACGATTTTACTCAATCTAATGAAATTGTTGTTGGTGACTTAACAGTTACAAATGTGGATGTTAACGGAACATTTGTTTTTAGTGGTGCTCAAGCAGTCGGATTAACCATTCAAGATAGTATAACAGGTGTAGGTGGACTTGTACTAACAACTAATGGATCATTATTACAAGAACTTATTAACATTTCTCCAGCACTAGCAGACGGTGAAGTTAATATTGATGCAAATAAAATTAGATTACTAGGTGATGTTTCAGAACCTATTACAGCTAGTGGCGGATTTGTAGGCGACCTTACTGGTTCTGTTGTATCGGATAACAGTACAGTTATTATAGACGGCGTTGCCGGAAAAATTGTAGCACCAAATGTAACAGGTACAGCAACATTTGAAGATAATGTAATTGTTGTAGGAAACCTAACAGTACAAGGTTCGACTACTAGTGTAGAAACAACTAATACAACCATCACTGATAATATTATTACACTTAATGATGGTGAAACTGGTGCAGGAGTATCATTAGGAACAGCAGGAATTGAGATCGATCGTGGTACCAATCCTAACGTATCTTTTGTTTGGAGTGAAGCTGATAGTTATTTTACTACAGAAACAAATAATTTAAATGGGAACATTGTTTCTGCAACAACTCGTTTTGAAGGTGCGCTTACAGGTAATGTAACTGGCGATGTAACAGGTGACCTAACTGGTGATTCTGCAGGTACACACACAGGACCTGTAGTAGGCATAGTGACAGGTTACTTGATTGGTGACATGACAGGTTCTGTATTTGCCGATGATAGTACAGTTATAGTAGATGCTGTTAATAACTCTATAAATGCTACAACCGCAGATCTTCCAATTATAATTGGTGGACAAATCAATCCATCAGATGGCGGCACAATATCTTTGGGCGGATCGTTTGGCAGTGTAAGCTATAATGATAGTTCTGGTAATATACAAATTGCAACAACAGGTACAACTAGTATAATTGGTGCTGCTTCGGGTGCTATTAACATCGGAACAAGCACAAGTGGAACAGTAACTATCGGTAATGGTACTAACACTATAGATATTAATACTGGTTCAACTTTAGATTTATCAGGAGTTACAGTTACAGGCGCAACATTTAATCTATCAGGTGATATCGACAACTCGGCTGAACTTGATATAGGTGGAACTAATGCTACTGCTGTTAATATTGGTAGGGCAGGAATTACAACAACAATAAACGGTACTGTAAGTTTTGCAAGTGCTCTTATTGCAAATAATATTACAGCAGACGACAGTATACAAATTACAACAGCAGTTGGGTCTAATAATGCAATTACAATTAGGCCTCAAGGTACTAATAATTCTATTAACTTAACTTCAGATACAATTAATATTAATGGAACTGTAGGTACTTCATTTACAGTAAATGGCGTCATAACTGGTGACATTAAAGGTAGTATTTTTGCAGACGATTCAACATTACTTGTAGATAGTGTAAATGGGATTATACCTAAAGCAAATATACAAGATAGCACTAATTGGGATACAGCACACGGATGGGGAGATCATGCAGGCGCTGGATATTTAACTAGTGTAGCATTTGGCGATCTTACGTCAACACCTTCAACGCTTGCAGGTTACGGTATTATCGATGCTGCAACATCAGCACAAGGTGCTCTTGCAGATAGTGCTTTACAAGAAGGCGACAAATTTGATGTGATAGGTTCTGTTTTTGCAGACGATTCAACTGTTCTTGTTGATGCACTAACTGGGACTATACCAGGTTATGTAAGTATTGAAGATCTAAAAACAGCATTACAAGATGGCGCTGGAGACTATGCTGCATTTAAAGCATGGGTACTAGCAAATCTATAACGGAGATATAAATGGCTATAGAATTAATTAACATAGGGCAAATAGCAAATGACGGAACAGGAGATGATCTCCGTGAAGCATTTATAAAAGTTAATGCAAACTTTGAAGATCTTGATCTTCGTGATAATGAAAAAACAACAGTTACTAATTTAGGATCTGGCGAGGGTATTTTTGATAATATTGTTAACTATGATATTAAATTAAAAAGTATTAGTGCAGGCGACGGAATTGGTATAGAAGCTACTCCTACTGGAGAAATACAAATATCAAATATAACAGAGTCATTTAACGAAATAATAGTAGAATCTAATAATCGTCAAGAGATGACATTATCTACAACCGATAGATTTAAATTATATGCAGGTGTTGGTTTATCAACTAGTATAGATCCTGTTGCAAAAATTATGAGGATCGATAATACAAAGACTACTAGAGTAATACAAGACACAGACCCTACTCTAGGTGGCGATTTGGATGCAGATGCTCATAATATTTTAAGTGCTAACAACATTCAAGCAAATACTTTTACAGGTAATCTTATAGGTAATGTCACAGGTTTAATAAATGGCTACGATCCTTCTACTATTGCACCTTATTTTGACAATTATTTTGATTTTGGAGAAATGGGAAGAACAGTAAACGGTATTATCGATTGGCTTATTGAAGATGCTGATGTAGATTTTGGAACATTCCCACTTCCTGATCCAAGGACAATTGATCTAGGCGCAATCGCAGATTAACGCTCGATAAATACTGTTACAAAAGGAAAAACAATATGGCAGAACCTGGCAGTATTTGGACAGTTGGTACTGGATACAAAATTACAACTTTAATAGAAAGATCTACAGTAAGCATTCGCTTACCTTTAGTTTCTTATTTACAAAATCCTAGTGCTGAATTAATTTCGGGTTCTTTACCTCGTGGGTGTAGACTAGAAGGATTATACATAGTAGGAACTGCATACGAAGTTATTAGAGACACGTCATATAAATTTACAATACGTGTATATCATGAAGATATATTTGAAGATAGAACTTTAGAAATTGTTGTAAGTGGACCAGATGAACCAATTTGGTTAACAAATGAAGGATTGTTACCAGTAGGATCAAATGAACAACTTTTTATACTCGATAACTCAATAATAGACTATCAATTAATAGCAACAGATCCTGATATTTCTGCAGGAGACGAGTTAGAATATTTTATTGCAGAAGGAGATGGCCAATTACCGCCCGGTATATCTTTAACTGAAGATGGTAGACTTACCGGAATAGTTGAGCCTTTATTAGCATTAGATCAGCGAACAGAACGAGGTGGATACGATGCAGCACCATACGGAAATTTGCCTATAGATTTTGCAGCATTGTCTAATAATGGTTACGGAAGTTATTTTTACGATAGTGAAGTCTTTGATTTTAATACAACTACTAACCAGCCAAAAAAACTTAATAGATACTATCCTTTCAGAGTAACTGTAACAGACGGTGACACTTTTACCACAAGAGAGTTTAAAATATATCTTGTCGGTGATGATTATTTAAAATCTGATAACACTCTAATGCATGCAGGTACTGGCGTATTTACATCGGATGCAACAAATGTAAGAACACCAGTATGGCTTACACCTAATAATTTAGGTTATAAAAGAGCAGATAATTTTGTAATTTTACCAATCGAAACTATTGAAAACGATCAACTGGAAGGCATTGTACGTTATACACTAGAAGATATAAACAATGACGGTACACCTAGTGTTTTACCTACAGGATTAAATTTAGATTATTCTACAGGAACAATTACAGGCTATTTGCCATACCAACCTGCTGTAGTAAAAGATCATAAATTTACACTACGTGCAACAAGACTAACTTTTGATTTAGAAACTGTAGAAATATTTGGAACATATTATGAAGATGTTTTATTAGGAAATTCTAGTTTTAAAATTTATAAAACTGATTTAACAGGGTTAGATGACGGCGTTAACGACTTGTTAGCACTGAGAGGCAGACAAATTTTAATAAAAAATAGATTGTATAATGTTATAAACGTAGATGATTCTAATACAGACTATGATGTAATATTTTTAGATGAAACATTGGCTCCTGAAATAAGTTTAGTTGTTTCTCAAACAGCAAAAACAGGCCAGTCTTATTTTTTTGCTAATAGATTAGGATTAAAAGAAAAAGAAAAATATAAAAATAGAACATTAAAATTCTCAGAAACAGAAAAATACACAATTGGAAGTATTGTTCCTTACATCGAATATGATGTTGTTCAAATCAGTCCGCAGAATAATCCAATATTTCCTTATTATGCACCTAGTAATATTGAAATAGGCGAAAGTTATTTTGTAGACGACTATGTTATATACGACGAAAACTTAGGTGGTAATGGATTTATATATAAATGTGTTGAAGCACATACTACTGAAGCACAGATAGACGGCGACGGAGATTTTATTTTAGATGCTAATGGTAATCAGCAAATAATATTTGAAGGTGCAAAATGGACACAAGTTGCAGAGACATTAGAAGAATTAAGTTTATCTAATAGGCTCACAGTAACTAGGCAGGCAATACAAAGAGAATATGGCGGGCCGGTTTATATTACAGCTAAAGATGACAGAGTTTGGAATGTTAAACTACCTAGTACAAGTTTAACAAGAATTAAGCAAAATATAAGTCAATTTTTTAAAGGTGCCGACAGTTCAGACTTTAGAATAGATTTAATAAGAGATAATGAAGATCGAATCGAATTAGATATTAATTTACAAAGCAATCTAAATCAAGGAAGAAATATAGGTATTGCATTATTCCAAAAGGACTTTTTCAGTAAAAATATTGTTATATCAAATAGGGACGAAGTAGATATACCAAGCTCAATAAAAACCTTTGAACTTAAAACAATTGGTGAAATAGATAGTACTATTGCTTGGATTACCGATAGTGATTTAGGTACTATTGCAGCAAACTTACAAAGCACATTAAGTGTTAAGGCTGAAAGTACAGTACCTGATACAAAAATGATATATTCAATTGTAAGCGGTAAACTGCCAAATGGGATGTCTCTTACATATGACGGGGAAATTATAGGTGTTCCTAGACAATATCAAAATTCAGATGGCTCAGGTTTAACATATTTCGACGGTGATGCAACTTGGGATGGTGTATTTCCGGGAGATACGTCATTTGATAGACAATTTAAGTTTACGGTACAAGCAAGAGACAGATTTAATTACGCTACTCTAACAAGAGAATTTGTTTTAGTTGTAGAGGATAATGATAATACAAAGTATACTAAAATATATATGAAACCTATGCTAAAAGAAACAGAAAGAAGCTATTTGCAATCTTTTACTAGCAATTCAGATATATTTGAGCCAGAGAAAATCTATAGACCTCAAGACCCTGAATTTGGAATACAAACTGATTTAGAACTTTTAGTGTACTCTGGAATAGAAGCAAAGGATATAAACAATTTTGTTTCAGCTGCTGCAAAAAATCACAAAAGAAAGAAATATATTCTAGGAAGTTTACAATCTGCTTTTGCAAAATTGCCAGGCACAAATGATGTTATCTATGAAGTAGTTTATATTCCTGTAATAGATCCTGCTAATGCTTCAAAAGGAACAACAGCAAAATCTTTTAAAATAAACACTACTAAAAAAATTACAGTAGACAGTATGCTTTATAATACAAAAGATGATGTTACTAAAACAGGAGCAGGATATGATGCACTACCTATTTACGGAAGAAATACAGTAAAATTTATACAAATAGATAATAGCGAAATTGTAATAGAAACTAAAGATCAAACATTATCAGTTGATGCAGATGAAAGCGATTTTGAAATAGTAATCCGTAGTACCGATAATGTAACGATTGAATTACAAATAACAGATTCAGAGCCTTATAAAATACAACCTCAACCTATAAACACAATAAAAGTAGATTCTAATGCAATTAATATAAGTCAAAGTAAAGATAATTTGAAATATATTAGTAGCTTAGATAATATGAGAGATAACATATCAACTATTGGAAAAACTAAAAGAAGCTACTTGCCTTTGTGGATGAGAACTCCGCAAGTAGGTTTACAAGAATTAGATTACATTCCTGCAATACCGTTATGCTATTGTAAACCAGGATATGCAGCAGACATAATTAGAAATCTTAACGGATACAATTTTGATCCTAAAAAACTTAACTACGACATAGATAGATATATTGTAAAGTCTGCAAATGATAAAGAAAATGAAACTTTTATATTATTTGCAAATTATCAATTTAATGAATAAGGATTTAAAACATGTTTTTACGATCTACCGAAAATTATAGCGTATTATGTGCTCCGAGAAGTGGACACTTTAGTATGTACAATTACTTTGGATTGAACTATTTAACAGAACCAGATTCATCAGGAAAACGTAAATTAAGTTCTTCAGGTAACGTAGGAGAATGGCTAAATTCTGAATCTAAAAATAAAATACTTGTTATTAGGAATCCTTATTCAAGATTACAGTCTGCAATTAAACATACAGAAAATATGAACAAAGGCGATGATTGGACTAAAAGTCATTCAGGATTGTTTCTTGAACAGATTAGTTTTACAAAAGTTGACTTTGAAATTATTAAATTTGAAAAATACAACGACTACGTTACAGAATACGGTCCACACGTAATTACTACACATTCTAATTGCAGAAATTGGCAACCAATGTTTGAACGCTATTATTCAAAAAAACAAATGGATGCAGAATTTGCTGCTTATAGAAAAATTCTTTCTGAAAGAAAAGAGATTTCAGTAGATAAATGGAAAAAACTTACTTCAGAATAAATTATAATAGAAGCACTATACGATAAATAATACAAAGAGGAAACATCATGAGCAATATAGTAGCAACAACAATTGACGCAGCATATCCGGTAGCCGGGGTAGATAACGATACTCAAGGGTTTCGTGATAATTTCCAAATCATTAAAGATGGATTAACAACTGCCGCTACAGAAATTACTACACTAGAAGATAGCACTGCAAAACTAAATGCCGAGAATAACTTTAACGGTACACTTCTTACAAATGGCACACTTAATGCAAGCACCGAATCCTTTTCCTCTGTCGGTAATGTTTCATCAGAACAAGAAATTAGTTTTACTAACGGAATGTATCAAAGTATTAGATTTGCTGAAGAAGCAGCCGGAACAACTATAAGTTTAACATTATCAAATTTCCCAGCAGATGGTGACAGGGTAGCCAAATTTAGATTACAGTTTTTTGGTACAGAAGGTGAGCCTGTAACTGTAAATTTTTCAGCCCTAGGCGGAGCAACAATTTATAAATCTCCAAATTGGCCAGCAAACTTTTTAGTAGACAGTCCAACTAATCCAATAATCGTAGACTTTTGGTCGTATGATGGCGGCAATTCTTATGTGTTTGGAGAATACTTAGGAAGGTTTGAACCTTAATGCACCCGTTGATTAACGATGCTAACCAATTATCCGAGTCTGAGTTGGAAGAAAAAATCTTTAAACTTAACAGAGTTTATCATATTACTTCTAACGAACAGACTAGACATCAAATTATTCTTGCTCTTGACACATATAAAATTGCTTTAGAAGAAAAACGACAAGAACAAAAAAAATTACAGCAAGAACAAAATCAAGGCAATTCTGATCTTGACAATCTTATAAATGTATCGTAAAATACATATATGCTTATGAAAACTGACGAACTAGGTATACCAAGATTCTCTAATCGTGATCTTATCGATATGATTTATTCTGGCCAAACAGATAAAATTCATGTGGTTTTGTGTGAACCTACTGATGAAATAGAAAAATTCAATAGTGCAATGGAAGAACAAGGTATGGGTCCATTGCAGAAATATATTCCACTAGATGTAGATCAAAAGACTTTTGACGGTGTATGTCAAGGTGAATGGTTTATGCCTGAAGAATATAAGAACATGGACATATATTCATGGGTAGAACAAAGATGTCAAACACACAAAGAAGTTGATAGAATTGATGAAGAATTTATTGCGTATGAAGAAAAAGGTTTATTAGACTTATTACGCTATATGGTATATCTTGTAGACTTTATGCGTGAGAATGACATTGTATGGGGTGTAGGCAGAGGATCAAGTGTAGCAAGTTATGTATTATACATAATAGGTGTACATAAAATAAATTCAATCCAGTTTGACCTGGATTGGCGAGAGTTTTTACGATAAATATATACGTATATAATAGGAGAAGGCAAAATGGCCAAAGGTAGAAAAACATATAGAAGCATGCGAGGTAAAGCCGTTGACATGGATCTATTAATGAAAAAGAATGAACTAACTCCGGCTGTTGGTAATGCAAAAGTAAACGCCCGAGGTGATCGTTTGGGACCAGGCGGACAAATTGTAAAAAAGCGTGAAGATCTAATTAAAGAATATTACGATCAGGTTGGATCAGTAAAACAATCTAGTGGCAAGCCAGCACCTACGCCAACAGAAGAAGTTCAAGAATCAGTAGTTGAAGAGAAACCAGCTAAAAAAACTACAAAAAAAGTAGAACCAAAAGTTGAGTTAACTACTGAAGAACAAGAAATGTTCGATGAAGCTGAAGCACAAGATGAATGGATAGAAGACGCAGACGGAAATTTTGTAAGAAAAGGTGAATAATGTCTCAAAACATTAATAGTATTAAAGGAACTCCAAAAGCAATTGGTGATAGAGTTTTAGTAACTGATATGTATTTTGGTGAGCAAACTACTAAGGGTGGAATAATTTTAGGCAACGATGACGGTAAAACTAGAGGAATTTATCCACGTTGGGCAAAAATATATTCTAAAGGACCTAGAAATAGAGATCCTTATGAAGTTGGAGAATGGATTCTTATAGAACACGGTCGCTGGACACGTAGTATTAAATTAGAAACAGAAGAAGGTGAAATAGAAATACGTATGGTAGAAACTGAAAGTATTTTAGCATACTCGGATGAAAAACCCGAAAGTGTTCAAATTGGCGCAGAATATAGTGACGGTGAACATGCAACTATAGATCCTTCAGCTTTTGTGAGTCAGTAATGAATCCATTTAAAGATATTGACACGTTTCAAACAGCGTGTGATCAAGAGCCATCAGAAGCAAACTATAAAATGTATCTTGATTTGATCCGTGAAGAAACAGATGAACTAGAAGAAGCTATCCTAGATAACGACAAAGTAGAACAGTTAGACGCACTAGTAGATATTCTTGTTGTTACCATGGGTGCTATTCGTGCCGCAGGTTGGGACGGGGAAGGTGCATGGAAAGAAGTAATGGACACAAACTTTGCAAAGATCGATCCAGACACAGGCAAGGTACGCAAACGTGAAGATGGCAAAGTTCTAAAGCCAGAAGGCTGGCAACCCCCTAAGTTAGATAAATTTATATAAAAACTACTTGACTCCTTAGCATTTATACGTTATAATATGTATAAAGCTAAGGAGTTTTCATGAAAATTACACCACAAACAGCAGGCGTAGGTACAACAGGACTTACAGGCATTGCATTAATGGCACTACATATCACAGGATTCTTAACAGGATGGGCATGGCCTATTCTTTATGTATTCCTTATCATCTCAGGCATTGGACAAGAAAATAGGAAGGGCTAACTATGGCTACTCACGGAATGATCGATTTAGAAACGCTGCATACTACACCTAAAGCAAGCGTTTTAACAGTAGGTGGTGTAAAATTTAATCCTTACGACAACTCTGAACCTCATAGTGAGTTTTATTTTAAATTAGAATTTGACAGTCAAGATAGAGATGTTAGCGAAGACACACTTGCTTGGTGGAGTAACCAAGATCCAAAAGCGCAAGAAGAAGCATTTGGAGAAGACGACAGAACACCCGTAATAGACTTTTTATATACATTGCCTAAATGGATAAATGGTGTTGATGTACTTTGGGGTCACGGTTATGGATTTGATATTACTATTCTTGAAGACATGCTTAGACAAAACAAGAAAAATATTCCTTGGAACTTTTGGCAAGTACGAGATAGCCGCACACTTTTTAGCATGTGCAAAAGTGACCCTAGAAAAGGTATACAAAAAGATTTACACAACGCATTAGCTGATGCATACTTCCAAGCAAAAGGTGTGCAAATGGCCTATAAAGAATTAGGGTTATCTTAATGCAAAAACTTGATCACCAATTTAATGTTCAACTAGAACATAACAATCCTGTCTTTGAAGCAGTTGTAGGTAGTTACTTAACTGAAACAAACAAAGAAAATAGTGATCGAGACAGTATACTTTTTTATTCACACAAAGTACAGATTAATCCTTTCTTCGCTTTTCCTAATAATGACGAAGTATTATCAATAACTTATGATAAAGGATTAATGCAAGAGCAAGCATCAGCAATACTTGCTAATTATGCTGCAATGCTACTTCGTCCTAAGTATTTAAAACAAAATGAATTTTCACATGCTATTAAACATCTAGCAGCAATTAAGTTTGACAAAATTAGTATCACAAATCAAGAATTATTTTCTAAGTATTATGATTTTATTTGTGTTCCTGGCAATGGATTAAACTTTTGGCAGCAGGCACGGTTGTCTTATGAAAATTTTTGGAATTGTATTCCTAGTGTAGAATGCAATTGGAGTCAAAAATTTGAAGGTAGTAGCCAAGAACATGTCGACAAGAAAAATAATTGGAGTATGTATAATGATTACTATCCAACTGTTGACAGTAAGGTAGGCTATGATATAAATTATGTTGTTTGGTTGCTAACAGATATGATTCTTATTAAACACATATTGTTTAATGATCATATCATTGATAAAGAAGAAGTTAATACTATAATGCGAATTAAAAACAAAGATGTAAGTTGGGATGAAATTAAAACTATAAAAATTCAACTATGGAAAAATGCTCGTAAGGGATTAGAAAGTCCTATGTCTTCTTACCTGCTAGGTAGAGGAATGAGCTTACAAGAAGCACAACAAAAAAACCTTTTTGGACTACAAGGATTTTTGAACACTGTAAATAGTTTTGAGGAAAGCAAATGAAAGAATTATGGGTAGAAAAGTATCGTCCTAAAACAGTAGATGGATATGTATTTAGAGATGAAGCACAAAAAAATCAAGTCAAAACATGGATCAAAGATAAAACTATTCCGCACTTGCTTTTTAGTGGCAATGCTGGGATTGGTAAAACTACTCTTGCTAAGTTATTATTTAACGAGCTTGAAGTAAATGATCTAGACATTCTAGAGATTAATGCATCGCGGACAAACTCAGTAGATGATGTGCGTGATAAAATTGTAAACTTTGTACAAATGATCCCATTTGGGGACTTTAAGGTTGTATTACTAGATGAAGCAGATTACTTATCACCAAACGCTCAAGCAGCTCTCCGTGGGGTTATGGAGGAGTATCATACTACTGCTCGTTTCATTCTTACTTGTAACTATCCAAATCGTGTTATACCCGCTTTGCACAGTAGGTGTCAAGGTTTCCACATTGCTAAGATTGACCAAACTGAATTCACGGCTAGAGTTGCTGAAATTCTTATCAGCGAAGGTGTTACTCCTGATTTGGATACGCTTGATACATACGTAAAAGCAACATATCCAGACTTGCGTAAGTGTATCAACACTGTACAAATGAATTCAGTTGACGGTGTGTTGAACAAACCCAATGAAGGTGACACAGGCGAAAGCGACTGGAAACTTGATATGGTTGAGTTGTTTAAAGCAGGCAAAATTCAAGAAGCACGTAAGCTACTATGTGGTGCTATTCGTCCAGAAGAAATGGAAGAAGTGTATCGTTGGTTGTACGACAACATTACACTGTTTGGTGAAGAAGAAAAACAAGACCAAGCAGTACTAACAATCAAACAAGGGATGGTTGATCACACACTAGTGGTTGACCCTGAGATTAACTTAGCGGCAACGCTTATTAGATTAGCGAGGTTATAGTGACATATCTAGTAACAGAAAATTGTATAAAATGTAAACATACAGACTGTGTTGAAGTCTGTCCTGTAGACTGTTTTTACGAAGGTGAAAATTTTTTAGTAATTAATCCAAACGAATGCATAGATTGCGGAGTATGTGTTCCAGAATGTCCGATTGATGCAATTGTAGCTGACCACGAGTTAGAAGAACCTGAGCGAATAAAATGGATCGAAATAAATGAAAAATATTCAGACATTTGGCCTGTAATTACAGAATCAAAAGGTTCACTACCAGATGCAGTTGATTGGGAAGATGTAGAAGGAAAACTAGAAATGTTGTCACCGGAACCCGGAGAAGGAGACTTATAATTGATTAGAGCAATCTTAGCTTGTGATGACACAGGCGGCGTAAGCAAAGATGGTACACTACCGTGGCCTAACAATTCAACAGACTTAAAATGGTTTAAGGAAAATACAGCAGGACATATTGTTGTAATGGGGTCTACTACTTGGGACGATCCCCATATGCCTCGTCCCTTACCAAATAGACAAAATGTACTTGTAACTACTCGTTCCAATGAATATACAGGCGCCCATGATTATATTAACGGTGATCTTAAACATCAAATAGGATTATACGCAGATAACAATCCAGGTTTAATTACTTGGATTATTGGTGGCCCGAACATTATCGAACAAACACTAGGCATTATTGATGAATTTTATCTAAGCCGTATTCCAGGTGAATACGATTGTGATACTTTCTTACCTTTAGGAAAAATTGCTACATTGTTTGAACTAGACTGGGAAGAAAAACACCCAGAAGTAACATTTCAAATTTGGAAAAAACGTAAATGAAACAATATCTTGACGCATTAGAACACATATTAGAAAACGGCAAGGATCGTAATGATAGAACAGGTGTAGGAACACGTGGTGTTTTTGGCTATCAAATGCGTTTTGATTTGCGCAAAGGATTTCCTGCTGTTACAACTAAAAAACTTGCTTGGCGTAGTGTAGTAAGTGAACTACTTTGGATGCTAGAAGGATCTAGTGATGAACGCAGACTAGCAGAAATACATTATGGTAAGCCTAGAGAAGAACTTGTAGGTAAAACTACTATTTGGACTGCTAACGCAGATGCACAAGGTAAAGATTTAGGATACATTAACGACGATACTACTAAAGACCTAGGTCCTGTATATGGTCATCAATGGCGCAAGTGGGATGCACAACTTGGTTTTGTTGATCAGATTGCAGAAGTACTAGAAAATATGTATTACAACCCAGAAAGTCGTAGACATATTGTAAGTGCTTGGAATGCAGATCGTGTAAATGTAATGGCTTTACCGCCTTGTCATACATTATTCCAATTTCATATACAAGACGGAGAACTAAGTTGTCAATTGTATCAACGTAGTGCAGATATGTTTTTAGGTGTTCCTTTTAATATTGCTAGTTACAGTCTACTTACTCACATGTTTGCACAACTATTAAATCTTAAGGTTGGTGATTTCGTATGGACAGGTGGTGATTGTCATATTTATCAAAATCATATGGAACAAGTTAAAGAGCAAATTACTAGACAACCTAGAGAATTACCAGAATTATTAATGCCCCAGTTTGCTAATTTAGAAGAATTAGTAAACACAAAACCTACTGATTATGAATTAATTAGATATGATCCTATGGATAGTATCAAAGCACCGATGGCGGTATAATATGTTTAATAATGACGAAGATTATGAACTACAAAAAGAAGCAAAAGAAGTTGCTCGTAAAACAATGCAAATGGATGATTGGGAACGTTATGTAGAAGGTGCAGCATTTAAAATTTTGAAACTTGAAAGAGAGGTACAGCGTCTCAAGTATAATTTTTATCTTGCAGCATTCTTACTTTTTGGTTTGCCTATTATATTAGCAGTACTAGGCATTAGATGAAACATATAAGTGCATACTTTGATCAAGTAGAAACTGCACATGAAAAGTTTGCGTGGTGGCCTGTACGCAGCAGTTTTAGTAAAAAGCTAATATGGTTTAAAAAATATGTGCTGCTTGAAATTACATATGACGATATGGGACGTCCTCCAATTAAAGGACGTAGCTGGAACTTAATATATACTCAACACGAGTATCTTCTATATTTGTTAAAGAAAGGAAAAAATGGGGAGAATTACTGATCCTTATTCAGGAAAACAAAAGTTTTTTAAAGGGAAAGGTCGTAAAGGAAATAAAAAATTAGACGAGTATCAAAAAACTTTATTACAACAAGAACACAATAACAAATTAGAAGAAGCTGGTAAGCTCAACCAAACAAGGCAAAAACCGTTAAAAGGTAAAGCACTAAAAGAATACCAAGTAAAAATGAAAGCACTAAAGATGCAACGCTATTACGGAATACAACCAAAGAATAAACAGTAATGGAAGATCGTTATACACTTAATTATGATCCTAACAATCTCTTATTAGTCTTAGGTGACAGCTGGTCATGGGGAGATAGTTTAAAAAATCGAATTCAAGACACCTATGCATCTATACTAGCAAAAAAACTAGATTTTAGTCTTATTAATAATAGTGTATGTGGTTGTAGTAATTTCGATATGCTAGATCGATTGAGTCAAGAATTAAAAAATATTGATGCAAAAAAATATAATAAAATTATTATTATTCTTGGATTAACTGAAACAGGCAGAGAGTGGCACAGATATCAAATTCTAACAAACGACATTGATAATAAGTTTAAAATGATTGAACAAAGCACAGTTGATCGTATAGATTTTTTATCAAAATTACTTCCAAATAATGTTCAACTTATTGTTAGTAGAAATTTTACAAATTTTTATCCAGAAACAACTTTACATAATAATAAATTTTTTACTCGTAAAATTTGGTGTGAAATAATATCACAAAAATGTAAAGTTGAATGGCCTATAACGTATGGTCCTATTAGTGGCTGTGTTTTTGAACCTATGCTTTCTCGTTATAAAAATGATGCTAGTTTTAAATCTTGGTTTTCTGAAAAAATAGACCTTGCACAAAAAACTTGGGATTGGTTAGACAACAGTCCTTATAATTATAAAAAGTTCACTAAACATCCAACCGAAGAAGGTCATGTTTTATGGGCAGAGTATTTGTTGCTTTTGATAAAGGAATTTAAGTTAAATGAAAAGTAAGTTTATAAATGCATATATGGACGTTGCTGAACGTTTTGCACAACTAAGTTCAGCAAAGCGTTTACAAGTAGGTGCGATTGTTGTAAAGGATGATCGCATTATCAGTATTGGCTACAATGGTATGCCTAGTGGATGGGATAATTGCTGTGAAGAATGGGATGGTGAGGATGAATGGGGGAACACCATTACTAAAAGTAAAAAGGAAGTGCTTCATGCAGAATCAAATACGATTGCTAAACTTGCCCGATCTTCTGAAAGTGGTGAAGGGGCAACTATTTTTATTACACACGCACCTTGCATAGATTGTGCTAAACTAATCTATCAAAGCGGAATAGCCACTGTGTACTACAAAAATGAATATCGTAGTACACAGGGCATAGATTTTCTTAAAAAGTCAGGTGTTGTTATTCATCACCATAAACTTTAAGAACTTCTTTTACGGCTTGATGTCTTTCTATATCTCCTTGGCCAAAGTTGACTATGTCAATGTACGATGAGTCTGAGTTTGTTAAACGATTAGTGAAATCGATAAGTCCGTTATCTTTTAACCTATCTGCTTGAGCTAAATCTCCTGTTACACACATCTGACTACCTTCACCTAAACGTGTTAGTAGCATTTTCATTTGATTTTGCGTAGCATTTTGCATTTCATCAGCTAAAATAAATGCATTTTTAAAGGTACGTCCACGCATATAAGCTAATGGAGCGATTTCAATTATACCTTCTTCTATCATACCTTCAATTTGTCTTGCGTCAAAATATTCACGCAGCACATCAAATATCGGTCTTGTCCATGGAGCCATTTTTTGTTCTAGCGTTCCTGGTAAAAACCCAAGATCTTCGTCAACTGACACAGCTGGTCTAGTTACAATAATCTTGTCAACTTTACCTTCCTTAAACAATTTAACTGCGACCTGAACTGCAAGTAATGTTTTGCCTGTGCCTGCAGGACCAATTCCAAATACTATGTCTTTAGAATCGTCTAACAGTTTAACCACATATGATTCTTGTGATTTATTTCTAGGAAGTATTGTAACTGATTGTTTTTTTTGATGATTATTAAAATTTACTACGTTTGAATAGTTTTGACTTGCACGTGATTGTGCTTTTTTCTTTGCACCCATTAAAGATCCTCCTTTTGGATGTGGAGTAGGGTAGTTTGTGTTCCGTAGAACTCAGTTGCCCTACAAAAGTATTTATACGACTACACACTTTAAAAACACATACTTTATCTTTCTTTTAAAAAAATATAAGTATCCCTTTCAGATAAATAATACTAATAGACAATAGGTTAACCAATGTACGACTCACTAGACATAATTAAAAATATCGAATCTATATATGATTCTAATACAGCGTTTAACGTTCTTAAAGACTTTGAAAGAGTGTTAGATCATTTAGATTTATATGTATACGCTAATTGGCCAGAAGGTGAATTGGCAGAAGGACCTAAGATTGATAGACATTGGGTCACTTGTTCATTTATGTGGCCAGAAGATAAAATGCCAGATCCGATGGGCGGAAAACGTCTATTAGATTATGATTGCAAAGTAAAATACAAAAAAACTAGTATTATACTTCCTAGAAAAATTGAATCACCGGATGATATTCGTCCTGGTACTAAAAAAGGTAAACTAGATAGACATCCTATTTGGGTTGTTGAAATTCAGATGCCTAAAAAACTTATTATGGATATTTACACAGGGTACATGCAAGATATTAATCTAAGTGCAGAAACACCTATGCCTCAAGCGCCTGAAATGCAGCCAGCAGAAGAAGCTTCTCAAGAAACAGCACCCGAAGGAGAAAGTGTATGACTTTGAAAGCAGGAGATCTAAGAGACTTGTTAAACAAAGTAGTAGAAATTGATTCTCATAAAAGTAAAATGGGGAATGATTCAGATATTGTTGTAGTTACACTAAGCACACTTACTAAAGAATCAGCAGACGATTTAAGTAGTTTTATAGAAAGAGGATATTCTTTTGTACTTGACGCTGATGCCACACCGGGTGAAACAAGTGACGGAACATATAAAGTTTTTATAGAAATTGAACGAGACGGAGAAGCAGCAGCAAACATTATAGAAATGGTAGATGGCATTTCAAAATTATCTAATATGGATGATCTTAGATTTAGATATTATAAAAACTTTAAAAGTAAAGAGTTAAATGCAACTAACTTAGAAGAAGTACTTCCTACAACAGCAGACGACTATGATGTAGCAATACAAGAAGGAAGAATGCAAAACTATAAAAATTTCTTTAATAAAAGTTTTGTGGAAGATGTGTATATGGAAGATGATATGATAGTAATTAACAAAGCATATGCTGATCCAGTTGCATTTAATTTTATAGATTTTGGACCAACACAAGAGACACTAGATTCTATAAACGAATCATTTAATGCTGACGACTTTGCAGAAATTATATTTCTTTCAAAATATGTCGGCGACTACAATATAACTAAATATGGACACAAGCTAACCTTTGAAAACCAAGGAAATACGCTTGTTGTAGAAAGAGTTGTAGTATAAAGGACAAACAATGGCAGTAGAAGATTTTAAATTTGAATTCACCGAAGAAATGGTGATTGAAATGCTTCGCGGAAACGAAGAAGCAGAAGATTGGTATGACGCAATGTGCGAAATACTTCCACTATGGGAAATGGACACGCCGGAGCGTGTAGCAATGTTTATTGCACAATGTGGACACGAATCAAATAACTTTAAAGTACTAAGTGAAAATTTGAACTACAGTGCTAAAGCACTTGATAGTTTATTTGGCAAGTATTTTAAGAGAGCAGGTAGAGATGCACAAGAATATCACAGACAGCCTCGCAAGATTGCAAACGTTATTTACGCAAACAGAATGGACAACGGTGACACAGAAAGCGGTGATGGTTGGACTTTCCGCGGAGGCGGCATACTTCAGCTTACTGGACGTTACAACTATACCAAGTTCGCAGAAGAAATGGAAATGTCACCGGAAGAAGCAGTAGAATATGTGCGCACTAAAAAAGGCGCACTTGACTCAGCTTGCTGGTTTTGGGATACAAACGGTCTAAACAAGTATGCAGATGCGTGTGATGTTAAAGGTGCAACAAAGCGTATCAACGGTGGATACATTGGACTAGAAGATCGTGAGAAGCACTACAAACACGCTATGGAAGTACTAGGCGGAGACTGGGAGCCTGGCAAAATTGAATATGAAACAATTCGCCTAGGTTCTAAAGGACCAACTGTTAAAGCAGTACAAGAAGAATTAGAAATTGGTGCAGACGGCATCTTTGGTAGAGGTACAGAAGCACACGTTAAGACTTGGCAAGAGGAAAATGGGCTAACACCAGATGGTATTATGGGTCCTCAAAGTCTTAAATTAATGTTTGGGGAATAAAAATGAAACTGTCAGGGATACTTTTAATTGTTATTATGACGATGGGCGGCATAGGATACTGGTACTATACTGATACACAGCGGACTATTGCTGTTCTAACTGAAAACAATGCAAAACTTGAACTGGCAGTTGCAACCAACGAAGAAACAATCAAAACAATGGCGGCGGATTTTGCTGCCGCCAATAATGAATTAAAAAGAGTTAACGAAGAGTTTAATGCTATTCGTCAACAAAACAACAGACTAGCAAGCAAACTTGCTGATTTTGATCTGGCATTACTAGCAGCAAACAAGCCAGCTTCAATCGAACGTGCTGTAAATAGAGGTACTGCAAACGCAGCTAGATGTTTTGAATTACTAGCAGGTGCTGCACTAACAGAGGAAGAGAAAAATGCAAAGAATGGCGAGTCTTTTAACAAAGAGTGCCCTTGGCTTTATGATAATTATAAGTCTAGCGGCATGCTCAACGACACCACGAGCAATAACAGTAACCAGCAAACCAATTGATAAACCTGAGTTAGTGTTACCTGGTGTTGACCCTGTCAACATGCGCCGTGTTGAATGGGTTGTTATCAACCAAGAAAACATGGAAGAAAAGATTGCTGAACTTACAGCAGGTGGCGCTCCTCTAGCTATGTTTGTACTAACAGCACAGGGTTACGAAAACCTAGGTTTAAACTTCTCTGACATCCGTGCAATGGTACAGCAACAACAACAAATTATTCTTGCATACGAAAACTACTACAAAGAAGCAAACAAAGCTCTTGACGATGCAGAAGCTCAACGTCAAGCAGAAGAAGCAGAAGATGCTGCACGAGAAGCAAAACTCAATAAAGGTATAGACCTAAATCCATTTGATTAAACGATAAATACATTAGCGGAGGGTAGCTAATGGAAATGATAAGCCGCATGTTTGGTGACACGCTGTGGATATACACAGCAATAGCTGGATCGCTGTTGGGCGCAGCATTTTTAGCGTGGTTTAGAAATACACACGCAGCATTATACTTAATGTCTAAATTTGATGCACTACTAGATAGTCTAGTAGATCGTTTTGGTTGGGACTTCCTTCAAGACGATCCAAATGCTTGGCGTAAAAGATATCCAAAAGTTACTAAAAAAATAGATGAGTTAGAAGAACGCATTCGTCAATTAGAAACTGACAGTCATCCTCCAAAAGAATTATACGAATTTGAAGTTTGGCCTGAGCTAGATGCTAGGCTAAAAGCATTGGAGAAGAAGCGTGGAAAATGAAATAATGGGTGCAGGGGGCGTAGGGCTCGAAATAGCAGAACTAGCAATGCCATTTATCGGAGCATTAGTTGCATTAGTTGTAACACTAATGTTCAAAGACTATGCAACAAAAATTGCAAAGGGTATGGCATTTAAAATGAACCCTGCTTTTAAAGAAGGTGACAAAGTTATACTAGACGGTGAAAGAGCTCTTATTGTAAAAATAGGAAATACTGAAACAGTATTTGGTATACACAAAGCTAGTGGAGAATTTAAAGGCGATTATATTTGGCGATATGTACCAAATGAAAGAATACCTGCACTAAAGATTGAAAAGATAATTTTTGATGCGACTCCAGAAGTAAATGAGAGACGTATTAATGAAAATGGGCATAAGATCGACGAACTTATTAAGGAGGGAAAATAATGCCACGTAGAAAACCAGAAGAACTAGAAAGCGCAGTACCAGCAGCTGATCCAGCACCAGCACCAGCACCAGCGCCTGAAGTATCATACGAAAGAATGACAATTGATAGAGGTGCAGTTCCTGAAAGTGCTGATATGAATGGTGACGGACATATTACTAAGCAAGAAATGGAAATGCATTTAGAATTCAAACGTAAAGAGCTAGAAGACCAAGATGCTATGCGTGATGCACAGCGTTCAATGGCTTGGTTTGCTCTATTTGGTATGTTACTGTATCCATTTGCAGTTGTAGCAGCTAGTTATTTCAACCTAGATAATTCAGCAACTGTCCTTGGATCAATGGCAGCAACATACTTTGTTTCAGTTGCAGCAATTGTGATGGCATTTTTTGGTGCTAACGCTTACTCTGCTAAAGGCAAATAATCACTACTGTTAATATGTAATAGTCCATGCGATAAGTAGTAGTATGGACTATTACTCTATTCTAGGTGTTTCTAAAAATGCTTCTGAAAAAGAAATAAGATCTGCGTACAAAAAGAAAAGTATGCAACACCATCCTGACCGCGGTGGCAACGAAGAAGAATTTAAACGAGTAAACGAAGCATATAGCACACTAAAAGATCCTCAAAAAAGAGGAATATACGATCATTCACAAACTGCTGGCGCCGGCGGGTTTCATTTTAATAGTAATAATTTTTCTAATGGGCAAAATCCTTTTTCTGGAACACCTTTTGATCATATATTTGGACAAGGATTTGCTCAACAACATAGCAGAACACCGAGAAATAGAGATATACATGTTAGAGCCGAAATGGATTTAGCAGATGTATTAACTGGTAAAAATGTTGTAATACAGTATAGAACACAAAGAGGTAGAATAGAAACTGTCACTGTTGACATTCCACCTGGTGCCAAACATGGCGACACAGTGAGATATACAGAACTAGGAGACGATGGATACGGCCAATATCCTAGAGGTGATTTACACGTTAAGTTATATGTAAAAAAACTTAAAGATTGGGAGCGAGATGGCAATAATTTAATTACCAAAAAATACATAAATGTATTTGACTTATTGTTAGGATGTGTTACAATAGTTACTACGTTAGACAAAAAAAATGTAAAACTTACAATTCCACAAGGCACAAAAATAGGTCAAACATTCAATATTCCAGGATATGGAATACCAGATTTACACACAGGCAAAAAAGGAAATTTGTATGTAACAATTGATGCAAATATGCCAATAATAAAAGACGAATCTATACTACAACAGATTCGAGACATAAAGAATAAAACAAAAGGTGAATAATGGTTGAACCAAGCAAAGAATTACAAATAGTTTTTGATAAAGCTATTAGAGATGCAAAAAATTTAAGACACGAATATGTAACACTAGAGCATTTAGTGTATGCAATTCTTTGTGAAGAAAAATTTTCTAATCTACTTACTGCATATGGTGCTAATATTGAGTATATTAAATCTAATATTGAACAGTATTTGCGCAACGATCTAGAAAACATAAAAATTGATACAAAAAAATTCAAACCAAAAAAAACAAGCACTGTAGAAAGAGTATTGAATAGAGCTTTTACACAGACTCTTTTCGCTGGTAGAACCACAATAGAATTAACTGATCTAATTTTAAGTGTTTTGCACGAGAAAAAAAGTATTTCGGTGTATTACTTAGAAAAAGGCGGCGTAGATAAGTCTTCTTTTGGAGAATTTTTAGACGACGAACAACTAATTGGTGCTGAAGAAGATGACGAATTATCTTCAGAAGCAAAACGTGCATTACGTGCATTTACTTCTAATCTTAATGATCAAGTTAAAAAAGGAAAAGTAGATCCAATTATTGGACGCTCAGATGAACTAGAAAGTCTTGCACTTGCTCTTGGACGCCGTAATAAAAATAATGTACTAATGGTAGGAGACCCTGGCGTAGGTAAAACTGCTATTGCAGAAGGTCTTGCTTACAAAATTGTAAACAACGAAGTTCCTGAGTTCTTAAAGGAATATAAAGTATATAATCTAGATATTGGTAGTATGCTTGCTGGTTCAAAATATCGTGGTGATTTTGAAGAACGGTTTAAACTTGTTATACATGCACTAACTAAACAAGGCAAAACTATTATGTTTGTCGACGAAGCACACATGATGATGGGTGCAGGTGCCGCTGGATCGAGTAATGCAAATGATATGGCAAACATGCTTAAACCTGCACTAACTAAAGGTGATTTAAAAGTAGTTGCGAGCACAACTTGGGAAGAATATCGCAAGTACTTTGAAAAGGATCGTGCGCTAATGCGTCGATTCCAGCGTGTAGTAATTGACGAACCGACAACAGAAAGTACAAAAGATATTTTACGTGGTTTGAAAAAATATTACGAAGATTATCACGGTACAGAAATTACAGATGATGCAATTGATGCTGCTGTTAAATTAAGTGTAAAATATCAAACTGATAAAAAATTACCTGATAAAGCAATTGATCTAATTGATGTAGCATGTAGTAGATTTAAAGTTAATAATCAAAGTGAAAATATTATAGTAGGCGAAGCTGAAATACAATTTGAACTTGCAAAAATGTTAAAATTGCCAGCGGAACAAGTTGCTGAAAAAGAAACAGAAAACCTTGCTAATCTAGAAAACAATCTTAAAAAGGTTGTGTTTGGCCAAGATGACGCAATTGAATCAATTGTTGATAAAATACTTGTTAGTCAAGCAGGACTTAAACCAGATGATAAGCCTATTGGTGCGTTTGTGTTTATGGGCCCAACGGGCACAGGTAAAACTGAAACTGCTAAGGCACTTGCTAAAAATCTTGGGGTACAACTTGTACGTTTTGATATGTCAGAATACATGGAAAAACATTCTGTTGCTAAATTAATTGGTTCACCTCCAGGTTATGTAGGACACGAAGAAAACGGTGGACTATTAATTACCAAATTACAAGAACATCCTAATTGTGTACTATTGTTAGACGAAATAGAAAAAGCACACCCCGACGTTTCGCAAATTCTATTACAACTTATGGATAATGGTAAAGTTACAGGTTCGCAAGGCAAAGAAGCAGATGCTCGTAACTGTACTCTTATTCTTACAACTAACCTAGGTGCTGCCCAAGCAGAGAAAAACTCAATTGGGTTTGACAGCGAAGAAAGTTACGATTATGAAGATACAGAACTAAAGCGTTTCTTCGCTCCAGAATTCCGCAACAGACTTGACGGTGTAATTACATTTGCTAAACTAAGCAAAGAAGTAATGATGAAAATTGTTGGTAAGTTCCTGCTTGAACTTAAGAACATGGTTGTTGATAAAAACATTTCTATTAAGATTACAGATGATGCACTTGATTATCTAGTAGACAAAGGATTTGATCCTAAAAATGGTGCCCGTCCATTACAACGTGTAATTGACAAAGATATTAAACGTCCTTTATCACGCCAAATCTTGTTTGGTGATCTAAAGAACGGTGGCACAGTTACAGTTGATTTAAAGGATAATTCAATTGTTCTACACACTGCGGAAAAAGAAGAACTTTTAAATGGACATACTTGAAACAAAAAAGTTATTTTATAACAAGTATGCCTATAAAATTGTAATCTATAATCGTTTAGCAAGCATATTTAGATCTGAGTTGCAACGTGGAAACAAACTATCCTTTGCAAGAGCAGAATTGGATCGTATGCATGCAGAATACGAAAATGGGTTTCCAATAACAAAGCGTGTTTTTAGATCGGATACAATAATACCTACTGAAGATTTTTTTGATGCGCAAGATGTTTATAAAATCTTAAAAAAAACTTCTAACGAGTATATGATTAGAATTGGTATTGGGAATGATCTAATCATATACTCTCATAGTAAAGAATTTTTATTATCTATAAGTAAAAAAGTGAGATCTACTAATATTAAGTTTTATGAACCACATGTTGATATTAAGGACTTTTTAGAGAAAAATAAAGATGTTGTTATAGTTAAAAATCAACCAAAATTTCCTATAAAAGTTATACTTGGTAGGAAAAAATCTGGTTCAATAGATTTAGCTAATTGGTTAAAATTAAATCATGATAAAAGCAAGGTCGGAAATAAAACCTTGTCTTATTTAGAAGAAAGTTCATATGTTGACGGTTTATACTTTTATGTGCGCGACGAAAAAGTATTACAGTTAGTTTATCTTATGTGTGGCGATAATATTAGAAAAATTGAAAAACTAGTTTGGCAACACGAAATAGATAAATATAAGTATGGCAGCGAATAGTGAAATAATTTTATCAGCACAAACACACCCTGGAGACAGCACGACAGAGGCTGTAACAGGTGACAAATTCAAAGGTGACGGTTACTACGGTCGTAGTGACGGTCTTCATACCGTTCAATATACATATACAGGATTAACTGGAACAATTGTTATTGAAGCAACTCTAGCAATTGAGCCGGGAGATAGTGACTGGTTTTATGTTCATTCCTATGTTGCAGCGCAAGAGACTTCAAGTAAAATCCAAAGTATTACAGGCAATTACGTTTGGATTAGAGCAAAATTATACAACTGGACCGACGGTACAATCAATTCAATAGTATTAAATCATTAAGGTAAAGATATGGAACACTTTGTAAGAATAGTAATGGAAAAACAAGAAGGTGCACAATTATTAGATGAAAGCATCTTTGTAGAACAAGAAATTTACGAAACTGAGCAAGGTGCTACAGTATACGAAATTGCACTTCCTCGCCAACTAGATGAAGAAGAAGCAGACGAGTATGCTAATCGTTTAGCAAACTATATGTTTGAACAAGGCTACGAAGACTTTGATATTGAAATCTCAAACGAGATAGGCGAAGATATTACAGAAGAAACATACGACGGTGATGATTTCTTTTTAGAGTACGGTGTTATGTGGTTCAACGAAGATGACGACGAATTAGATGAAGCAGAATATCAAGGACGTAAAGTTAAACTAGGCAAGCCAATGCGTGGTGATGTTAAGAAGTTTAAAGTGTACGTCCGTGACCCAAAGACTAAGAATGTTAAAAAAGTTAACTTTGGCGATCCTAACATGAAGATTAAAAAGTCTAACCCAGCACGTAGACGTTCATTCCGTGCAAGACACAACTGTGATAATCCAGGTCCACGTACAAAAGCACGTTACTGGTCATGTAGGAAGTGGTAACATGCGTTTATTTGAATTTGAAAGAAAAGAAGTTCCATTTGACGTAGTCGATGATGTTGCAATATACATGCGTAATGATCCTATGATTTATCGTAAACAACTATTTCCTGCAATAATGCGTATGAAAGATTCTTATATGCAAGGTTCTGCGCCTGATGCTAACGAGTGTTTAGGTGAAGCTTGCGGCAATGCAATGGAATCATACTGTAGTAAATTTAAATTAGGTTCGCCTGAAAATGTTTTCAAACAAGACGACAAAGATGCACTAATACAAAAGTTATTTTCTGAAGAAATGAAAATGATCAAAGATGGAGCATACTGATGTTATTAAGAGAACTGTTCGAAGCACCGTCTAAAAAAGCAGTTCTTGCTTTTGGTAGGTTAAATCCTCCAACTATTGGTCATGCAAAATTAGTAGATACACTGAAATCGTATGAAGGTGATCATTACCTTTTTCTTTCTCAAAGTCAAAAACCAAAAACAGATCCACTAGACTTTCCAACTAAAATAAAATTTGTAAAAAGTTTTTTTCCTGACATAAATGTTGGACATCAAAATGTTCGCACACCAGTTCAAGCACTAGAAATGCTACAAAATTTAGGATATACTGATATAATTTTTATTGCTGGTTCGGATAGAGTAGATGGTTTTCAGAAACTGTTCGATACATACAATGGTCAACCAGACAAGTCTGGTAATATTCCATTTAGTTTTAAAACAATTAAGGTAGCAAGTGCAGGCGAGCGTGACCCAGATGCTGGTGATGTAAGTGGCATGAGTGCTAGTAAAATGAGAGCATTAGCAGCACAGGGCGAACTAGAAAGTTTCGCACAGGGTGTACCAGATAAAAAACTAGCAAAAACGATGTACGATGCTGTACGTAAAGGTATGGGTATTAAAGATACTGAAACTGTAGAAGATGTTAGTCCAAAAGACGAGAAAAAGTTCCATAACGAATTAGACAAACTTGTTCACAAGTATTTTGGAGATTCTCCAGACGAGGAGAAGATGAAAAAGAAAATGAAAAAGGCTTACTAATGGATGAACTTGATTATATTAAAAAACTAGCAGGTATTAATGAGTTCAAAGGTTACACAGAATATACTCTTGAAGATATGAGTCAGACTGCAACTGACTTAAAGCAAATAGAAAAAGATCGAGGTATTAAACCAGGTGACAAAGAATGGTTTGAATTATGGTTTAGTAAGCCATACATGACAGGACATACTTTTAGAGGACGTAAGAAAAAATGAAGATAGCCGTTTTTGGCTGTTCTTGGACTTATGGTGTTCCAATTGAGTGGTCACAAAAAATTACTTCATCTAAGTATCAACACAATATTCCTAATAATGATTTTGTAAACTGGACTAGAGAATTAGGCAAATTAGATTCTAGTTTAGAAATTTATAATTATGCAGTACCTGGTACAAACATTGAATTTAGTTTAGGTATGCTTGAAAGATATTTAAAAAACCCATATTGTGATATTACAGTTTTTCAAGCGACTAGACCTTATAGATATACCTATTGGGAACAAAATTTTGATGAAAAGTTACACTTTAAAAAGTTTGAAGAAAATGTATACCAATTTAGTGAAAGTTTATTAAACCATGTTACTATAGTCGATCATCACGAAGATAATAATTCTATTTTGGACCTAATTAAACATACAGATTCTGACAGTAAATATGTAAAAAATTATTTTAAAAATACTAGTTACGAAATGTTTGAAAATACATATAGAGCAGTTTTAGAATATGTAAATCGTAATACTGACATATGCTTTGCACACGAGTCTAATCAATATATAACAAATATAGAAGATATATTAGGCAACGATACTTTTAATAATTATTGTTGCGACATAGGAAAACATTTTGGACACACTGGCGCAAAATGGCAAGCCAAATGGTTATTAGATAAAATAAATACGTATAGAGGATAATAACATGAGCTTAAAAACTTGGTGGCAGCGTATAACACGAGAAGAATATGAACTTATTATTACTGTTCCTGGCGAAGTAACAATTCATGCTGACGGTGGACGTACCGAAAAAAAGTCTCAACAAATATACCATGCAAAAAAGTTAATTAAAACTACTCCTAAACATTTTGTGTTTATAGATATGAACGGCAAACGTAATGAAATTAAATTTTTAGATCCTGTAGTATTTCACGTAGTAAAGATTTGGTAATATGAAGTGGCGCGACATAAAAGAAGATGGTAGAATAGTCAAAGGTGTTAACACTACTGTTGACGTGGGCACTGATGAGATCAAAAAGCAGGCAGCAAAATTTGGATTTAAGGTAGACAAGGACGGACGTCCACAAAATCATCCAACTAAAATTAAAGGTAAATCAACTAATGTATTGTTTAATCTAGGATTAGCAGAAAGTGTTGCTATTAAGTTTGAACGTACAGACGAGTATGACATACTCCATATTAAAGAAAAAGGTAAAAACCGTGTAGAAGTACGTGGCAAAAAAGGATACGAAAGCGGCAACTACGATCCTAAAGACAAGTTACACCGTGTATTAGATAAACTAGGTAAGGCTGCTAATATAAGTGAACTTATGAACGGAGAAACTGTTGTCCTTAATCCTAAACATCCAGACGGTCCTCGTGCTATCAAAACAGTAACATCTGAATGTCCTAGGACCAAAGCATCTAGTTGTCAATGCGAAAGTGTTAACAAAGTAACAGAAGCACAAGAAACTGTAACAGCAGTATGTGAATTATATCCTAATGACAATGTTGAAGGGACAATCCTATTTAAGCAACAACCTAATAAACCTACATTAATAATTGGAGAAATCAAAGGATTATCTCCGGGCAAGCATGGTTTTCATATACACGAATTCGGCGATTTAAGTAAAGGTTGCGAAAGTGCAGGTGGACACTACAACCCAGATAGAATAGATCATGGAGATTTATCTAAAGGTCATGTTGGTGATTTAGGTAATATTACAGCAGACGAGAACGGAATAGCAGAAATCCGTATAGTTGCTAAACGAGTAGACTTATTAGGTGAAAGAAGTGTTGTCGGCAGGTCTGTTGTAGTGCATAGTGATGTTGATGATCTAGGCAGAGGCGACAACGAAGAAAGTTTAAAAACCGGTAATGCAGGCGATAGATTAGCTTGTGGAGTAATCGTTATGAAAGAAACAGTTAATGAAACAACAGTATATTCTAGAGACGAATTACCACAAATTAAAAACAAACAATTATCAAAACTAAAACATACTATAGAAACAGTTGCGCTTGCAGATATAATACCTGTGCAAGAAGAACGTATTGTAGAAAATTTTAAACGTCAAGTTGATAATATTGTTGCTGGCAAGTATAAACCAATTATTGTTGATTATAATAATAAAATTGTAAATGGCCATCATAGATACACTGCACTGGAAATGCTAGGCTATGAAAGTATAGAAGTTGCACGTTTGCCTTGGAGTTTGGAAACAATATTAGAAAAGTGGAGTCAAAAATATAAGCGTAGTATTAATTGCAACAATCCTAAAGGCTTTTCGCAGAAAGCACATTGTCAAGGACGTAAGAAAAAAGAAAGTATAGAAGAAGGTAAATTAAAATCTAAATCATATAAAAAAGCAGTTAAAGCAGCAGCAATGCAAGGTAAACGTCCTAAGAAAAAACTTAAAACAAAATTCAGTGAAAACTTTGCTAAAGCAGCAAAAGAAGATTTACTTGCATACAAGAGAATTATAGGACTTGCTAAAAAGGCTTATGAAACTAATGAAATAGATCCTTACTTTTATGATGCAGTTAAAATCACTTTTGATATGAACTTGTATAAAAAAAATCCTAAACTTTTAAGCACACTTTTAAAAGTAGGCAGAAACCTAGCCAAAGAAGATTGGCCGGAAGTTGTTCAAGATATTAAGAAAAATACAGGCATTGATTTAGAAGCACATATTAGTGAAAACTTTGCTGAAGGAAATTTACTTGCTAATCCACAGAATAGTGTGTTAGTAAAAAAAGAATATCCTTACGATTGGTATAAAATTGGCACACAGATTGCTAATCTTGACAATGTATCTCAACATATAAAGGATAGAAATAGACAAGATATCTATATTCAATTCTTTGGTGGAGAAAAAGAAAAAGAATTTATGATGAAAAAGTTAGGTGCTATTGGTTACGATGTTCAAGACGCTGACGGTTATCGTGATATGCACTTTGATGAGAATACTGAAGGTAGTTACATCCTTAGAATTAGAGAAAACTTTGCTGATGGTAAAACAGATAGTAAAAGCAGACCAGGGCGTGTAAAGCGTTCAGGTGCTAGTTGTAATGGCAGTGTAACAGCATTACGCAAACGTGCTAAGAATGCAAGTGGTGAGAAGGCTAAGATGTACCACTGGTGTGCTAATATGAAAAGCGGAAGGAAAAAGTAATGGATTGCAAATGCGAAAATTGCGGGTGTGAACATCACTGCGGAACAGAATGCAAAGATTGTAAAAACGATGTTTGCCAAAACTGCAAGTGTGAACACTGTAAATGATAGATATAGAATATTACGTTAAAAAATTAAAAGATCACGAAACACAACGGCTAAGTACTAACGAACGTAATAATTTTTGGAGACAATATAATGAAAATAAATGAATTTGCAACAGCAGGCGCTACTAGTGCAGGTAATGTTGCATCAGTTGCTAGTGTTCCAGGTGCTAAACGTAAAGTAAAAAAAGATAAAAATGGAATACCTAAAGCACCACAAGCTCTAAATCCGGACGGAACTGCTAAAAACGCACAAGACATAGACAAAAATTTAATGGGCGGCAAAACTATTAAAAGGTGATTAGTGACAAATTTATTAATAACCTTTGGTTGCAGTTGGACATGGGGTGTTGGAATTTTTTATGAAGATGGTATGTCTTCAAAAGAGTATTTTGACCATCCTGTTGTTTATAAGCCTGAAGGAACTTTCAGACAAATACTATCAGAAAAATGGAAATGTAAAAATTTAAACTTTTCTACCGGTGCTAGTAGTAATCAAAAACAATTTAGATATGCCAAACATTTTTTTGCAAGCGATGAATTTCTTAAATTAAAAAAAGAATATAAAAACATCACAGTTTTATGGGGCATTACATCTACTGCTAGAAATGAAATATGGGATTTTAAAAATAAAGATTTACAAAATTTAATCTTTACTAATCCAGGTAATAATCAATATACTTTTACTGTAAAAGAATGGACTAGATATTTCTATAATCACGAAAACGAAGTTTTTACACTTGCAAAAGATATGAATTTTTTTAACAGTTATTTTGAATCATTAGGTATAAAAAATTATTGGTTTGATACTTTTAATCATCACGATTATAGTAAAGAACATCCCGCTTTAAAATTTCAAGCAACAAATGAAAAACATCAAAATGAAGATAATTGGCACAAGCTAGAAAATGATGTTATTTTAAACGAAATAAAATTAAAAAGTTTAAAATCATCGAATAACATAAAAAATATGTTATTTGATAATCAACAACCTAGAGATTTGTGCAGTTTATTGTGTAAAGAATATAATATAGATTATATAGATAATAATTATCATACTAGTTCATTTTCGGAAGATAGTAATAGAATAAAGTTTTTAGTCAATAATAATATACTTAATCCACACAGCTATCATCCTACAAAATTAGGTCATCAAACTATTGCTAATTTAATACATAAAGAAATAAATACATTATAACAGGAGTTTAATATGTCTTTGCAATTCAAACATGGTTCTTATACCACTAAAAACTTTGACATGTGTGCAGATGCTGTAAAAGAATTTAACAAGGCTGCAAAAGATGAAAAAGTTGATAAACAAAAAATGCTTAAGGCTGCTAGAGCAGTTGACAAATACTTAGGTATGGAAAAGAAAGCAAAAGAAAAGGGTAGTGCAACAAATGCCCAATTAGATTCATTTATGAATGCTGTAGAAGATGCAAAGACAGCAATCTCAGATGCAGGATTAAAGGGGCACACTTATCACAAGTGGCATGTAGCAGATATGAAAAAATACGCAAAAGAAGAAGTTAAAGAAGGTTTAGGCGACATGGCGCACATGGCTGAAAAAGACCATGAGGTGCAAATGGCTCGTGCAGACCTGTACAAAATAGCAAAATATTCAATTAAATTACACGAAATGTTAAAAGGTGTTTCAGAAGCCGAAGGCTTAGAAGGTTGGGTACAATCAAAAATTACCAAAGCAGCAGACTATTTAGGTTCAGTATATCATCATTTAGATTATGAACAAGCAACTGGTGAGCTAGGTGAAGGCAAGTCGCCTCACAAGAAAGGTACTAAAGCATACAAGAAACATATGGCTGCAATGCATGCTGAAAGTGCAAACGATCCATATAAGGCACAACTACGTGCTAAGTTAGCTGAAAAAACTAACGAAAGAAGCCTAACCAAAGGTGAAGAAGGCAAGCGTGAAAAGTATGTCAAGGGCATGAAAAAAGCCAAAGGCGACTTTAAAAAACGCTACGGTAAAGACGCAGAAGCAGTAATGTACGCAACAGCAACTAAGATGGCCAAGAAATAATGGATTACCATAAACTACAACAACAACTATTTGAAATGGATCCTAGTGATCCTAGAGAAGATTTAGCAAAATTGCAACAGGCTGCACAAGGCGGCGGAATTGATAATGTTGCTCCTATTAAAAATTATCTAGAAGAAAGTGTTGTAGTCGAAGAAGGATCAATACCATTAGGCATAGACAGTATTGCAGATTTTGCTGCATTAGCAGGTGTTAAACTAGAAGAAGGCGAACGCTGGGATAGATTTAAAGCAGCAGCAAAACATGGTGTAGATAATTATAACACTGTCAAAGCATTACGACCAAATCTAGATAAAAATAAAATTAAAAAACCAGGCGAAGAACCAGCAGATAGTACTGATAAAAAGAAGTTTTCTACTAAAAAACCAAATATAAATCAAGATAAAGTAGAAGCACTTGAGGCTAGAGTTGCATACTTAGAAAGTGTTATAGAAACTTTAATAGAAGCAGACGATCGTAAAATTAAACCACGTGATCCTAACGCACAAACACTAAACGATTTACGTAAGAGTGGTGCAATGGGCGCACATAAAGATAAAAAGAAACTAGCAAAACAAGGCTACTCAAAACACAAAGGCAAATCACAATATGAATCTATCAAAGACGAGCTATGGGCACGTTTAAATGAATTTAATAAATCTTAGACCAAAATTTACTGACTCACCTTATCTAACAAACCCAATCCAGCAACTAGACGCAGAAACATTACCCTTACGTGACTTTGATAAAGACGGTTACGAAGTTCCTGCACCTTTAGAACTAGCATATTATCACACAAACAATGTAATTATGAATACTGAAATACAGTATCATATTGCGCCTGTACAAGAATGGTTCACAGATACTGAAAACAGTGAACTCGGCTTAGTATTAGATCACTGCATGATACTAACACGCTATGCCCTTGCAGGTGAAGCAAGAGAACAATTAGAAAAAGTAGCAAAGAATCGTCCTATTGTAAACAAACTATTAAGTATTAAACCTAAATACGGTATAGATTTTTCACTTGACTATGTAACACATGATGTTATAATGGAAGTAATACATATAGAGCAGGACTTTACTACTCTAGAAGAAGCAAACGCTGCAAAAGAACGACTAGAACACATAATTGATACTACAGATTGGTATCAAGGTGTTATAGATCTACAAAGCAGAAAACACGAATGGGAAAATTTGTCAAGCGATGATCACTCAGACTACAAAGCACAATTTTTCGGTTGGCACAGAGCGTTTGACAACAAAAAAGTATTTTAATTTTTGGAACCTAATTTGAGCGTACCTGATCTAGAAAGAGCAGTCGTTGAAGTGTTTGGTGGCTGTAATTATAAGTGTCAAATGTGTCCACAGACTACCGGAAGAGGTAAAGAGTGGACACGGAAGATGCCAATAGATATGTTTATTAATATATTAGACCAACTTCCTGGTAAACCTGTTATTAACTTAGAAGGGTCAGGTGAGCCTACTATGGCAAAAGACTTGCCTAATTATATTGAAGAATGTACTAAGCGAGGATTTCCTAGCTTTATGTACAGCAACGGTAGTTTTTTTAGTGGTCATTTTATGCAAGAGTGTATTGATGCAGGCTTAAGATTTGCTAGATTTAGTTGTATAGGTTATAACAAAGACAAGTATAAACAATGGATGGCCGTAGATAACTTTGAGTTGTTAAAAACAAACATAATAAAAGCCAAAGAATACATCAAGGAAACTAATAGTAAATGTGTAGTTAGTAGTTATCATCTAATATTAGATAATAATCAAGTTGACTATGAAATCGATCAATATAGAAATAATTTTATTGGCCCTACAGGTACAATAGGTTATATATGGAAAATGCACAACTGGAGCGGAAACTATCAACCTTTATATCTACGTGATCCTAGTAAGCGTAGAACTTGTGGCCGGCCATTTGCTCCTGAAATTACAATACGTAGTGGAGGTAACGGAGGATTAAAAGGTGCAGTTACGCCTTGCTGTCAAACAATGGGTCCTCCAAATGAAACTTTAAGTGTACTAGGTCATGTACAAAATCAAACCATAGAAGAAATATGGTATGGCGACGAATACAATAAACTTCGCAAAGCACATGAAATGAAAGATTTTGATAGTATTGATTATTGTAAAAATTGTGACTTTTTATACGATGATCCAGAAGTACTTGTTTGGTCAAATGATAAACAAGCAAGCACAGATTACATGCTTGGAACAAAATTTAGTCTAAAAGAGTACATGAATTAACATGAGAACTCTTGAATTTTTTGAAACAGATATAGATACTATAAACAAACATTTCTATTCTCGCAGCCCTTCTAATATTTTAGAACACTGTGTAAATAAAGTATTTGCTAATGGTAAAATAGTAGATACTAAGACTCGTAAATATAGAGAAATTAATCATATAAATGCTTTTTATGAATTGCAAAAAGAATTATCTTCTGGTAAAAAACTAGAAGATCCTCTTTGTTTAAGTTATTGGAGTACTAATGTACATCAACTTACTGTCGGAAAAGCAAGAATGGCACTAACTGAAGTATATAAACTTCCTGTTGTGCTAATTGTAGACAATTTTTCCGGCAAGAAATTTGCAAAAAAATTTAATTTAAAAAGAATAGAATACGACACAACTAATTTTATAAGATGGGAAGCAAGTATTCAACATTTTAAAAATAAACCTTGGTTTAGAAATTTAGAAAAGCAATACAGAGATATAAATCTAATACAGTTTTTAGCTGATAGAGATAATTATCAAAGACCTACAAGCACTATATTTCATTTAGATAATGATAAAGTGTATTGTGAAAATGAAAAATTTTTAGAAAAGAAAAATAACAAATGGTTTTTTTCAAATTTAACTTGACAAAAAGAAAAACACATTGTATACTAATATAAAATATATACCATAAGGAGATAAAAATGGGATCTCGTACCTACGGCGCTGAAGAAAAAGCAAAACTAGAACGACTAGTAAAAGAAGGTGTAACTGTATTACAAGAAGTAGAAGATTTAAACACAGGCTTAAAAGAAACTGTAAAGGCTGTTGCAGAAGAACTTGATATTAAACCTAGTCTTATTAACAAGGCAATTAAAATTGCACAGAAACGTGACTGGGATTCACACGCAGATGCGTATGACGATCTCGAAACTCTTATCACTACGTTAGGGTATGATAAATGATAGAATCTGATGTTGAAAAGTTTGAAGATTTTATTGAGGTATACCACAACGTAGTATCTCCAGAATTTTGTAACGATACTATTGCACATTATAATGCATTAGAACGAACAAGACGTGCATATTCTAGACAAGAATCTGAAGGTGCTGCTTATACTGATAAAACAGGCGGAGTAGCATTTCTAACTGATGATCCAAATTTACAAAATTTTGATGTAACAGGCGAGATTTTATATCAATTTCACAATGCTAGTGCAGAATGTTTTAAACATTATGCAGAAAAGTTTGGTATTCTTTCACAACATCAACTTACTATGAATCATAATGTACAATTACAAAAAACGCCTAGAACAGGCGGCTATCATATTTGGCATTTTGAAAACAGCGGCGGCGGGAGTCATAAAAGAGCATTGTTTGTACAACTTTATCTTAACACGATTGACGAAGGTGGCGAAACGGAATTCTTATACCAAAGTAAACGTATTCCGGCTGTCCAAGGAAGTATGTTGATATGTCCTGCTGGTTTTACACATACACACAGAGGAAATCCTCCTCTAAAAGGAAACAAGTTTACAATTAATTCATGGGTAGAATTTACTTAATGCAAAAGCCTTATCAATGGTTAGCTTGGTTTAGTACAACAGCATTGTTATCAGCAGCTCTGTTAGCCGCTTTCAATGTCTACCCTTTGTATATATACGCATTTATTGTTAGTAATAGTCTATGGACACTAATAGGTATTTTGTGGAAAGAAAAAAGTTTAGTCGTAATGAATACAGGACTAACTATAATATATGTAGCAGGATTAGTGCTATAATCGCCCAAGAGGCAAGTAGATGGTTAAGTTGGCCATAAGCAACGAAGGAGAAAAATGAATGCCATACGTTGATGCGATGTTCGATCGTGATCAAGATATTATACGTGTCGTAGAACGCCGTGACGGCAAAAGACACTATACAGAATATCCTGCAAAATATACATTTTACTATGAGGATCCAAGAGGCAAGTACAAAAGTGTGTACGGCGATCCTCTTACACGCATTGTCTGTAAGAACACAAAAGACTTTCGCAAAGAAGTTGCTATAAACAAAAGCAAGAAATTGTTCGAAAGCGACATCAATCCAATCTTTCAATGTTTAAGTGAACACTATCTCAATCAAGATGCTCCTAAACTAAACATTGCGTTCTTTGATATCGAGACGGACTTTGATCCAGAGCGTGGGTTTGCTGATCCAGCAGACCCATTTATGCCCATTACATCTATAAGTGTATACTTACAGTGGATGGAAACAATGGTATGTCTTGCTGTTCCACCCAAAACACTCACAATGGAGCAGGCAAAAGTAGAACTTGAAGGCATTGAAAATGTAATGCTGTTTGAGAAAGAAGGTGACATGATTGACACGTTCTTAACACTGATTGAGGATGCTGATATTTTATCAGGTTGGAACAGTGAAGGTTATGATATCCCATATACTGTAAACAGAACAAGCCGTGTGTTATCTAAAGATGACACAAGACGTTTTTGTTTGTGGGGACAGTTGCCTAAGAAGCGTGAATATGAAAAATACGGAAAGCAAGCAGTTACATTTGATCTAGTAGGTCGTGTACACTTAGACTCATTAGAACTATATCGCAAGTACACATATGAAGAACGTCACTCATATCGCTTGGATGCAATTGGTGAAATTGAAGTAGGCGAAAACAAAGTGCCATATGAAGGCACACTGGATCAGTTGTACAACAATGACTTCCGCAAGTTTATTGAATATAACATTCAGGATACTGCACTGCTAGACAAACTGGACAAGAAGCTACGCTTTATTGATCTAAGCAATAGCATTGCACACGAGAACACTGTGTTACTACAGACTACAATGGGTGCTGTTGCTGTTACAGAGCAAGGTATTATCAACGAAGCACACAACAGAGATTTGCGAGTACCTAACCGTCCAAAGCGTGATGACACAGAAAGCACACAAGCAGCAGGTGCGTATGTTGCGTTTCCTAAAAAAGGTTTGCACAAGTATATTGGTTCAATGGATTTGAATTCACTGTATCCATCAGTAATTCGTGCATTGAATATGGCTCCGGAAACTATTATAGGACAGATACGTCCTGAAATTACAGATGCTCGTGTACATGAAGATATGACACTAAAGAAAAAGTCATTTGCAGGTAGTTGGGAAGGACGCTTTAATGTTGAAGAATACGACATAGTTATGGAGAAGCGCAAAGATGTTGCACTTACTGTTGATTGGGAAGATGGACGTTCAGACGTACTAAGTGGTGCAGAAATTTATCAACTTATTTTTGACAGTCAAATGCCATGGATGTTGAGTGCAAATGGCACAATCTTTACAACAGAGTTTGAAGGTGTTATTCCAGGTATTCTAAAGCGTTGGTATGCAGAACGTAAAGAACTACAAAAGAAACTTAAAAAAGCCAAAGACGCAGGTCTTGATGCGGAAATTGAGTATTGGGACAAACGACAATTGGTTAAGAAAATTAATCTTAACAGTCTATATGGTGCTATTCTCAATCCTGGTTGTCGTTTCTTTGATAAACGCATTGGCCAGTCTACTACACTAACAGGTAGACAAATTGTTAAGCATATGAGTGCAGAAGTTAACAAAGTTATTACAGGCGAATATGATCATGTAGGCAAAAGTGTTATCTATGGCGATACTGATTCTGTGTATTTTAGTGCATGGCCTGCTCTCAAAGATGATGTAGAATCAGGCAAACTTGACTTTAATATTGACAAGTGTATTGCACTATATGACCAAGTGTGTGAACAAGCAAACACAACATTTCCAGACTTTATGGTGCGAGCATTTCACTGTCCAAAAACAAGAAGTGATGTTATTGCCGCAGGTAGAGAAATTGTTGCACAAAGTGGACTGTATATTACTAAGAAGCGTTATGCGGCATTGGTAATTGATAATGAAGGATTCCGCACAGACGGTGACGGCAAGCCAGGCAAAGTAAAAGCAATGGGCTTGGATCTGCGTAGATCAGATACTCCTGTGTTTATGCAGAAGTTCCTGAGTGAATTGCTGCTAATGGTGCTTACTGATGTCCCACAAGAAGATGTGCTACAGCGTATCACAGAATTCCGCAAAGAGTTTGAACAGCGTCCGGGATTTGAAAAGGGTTCGCCAAAACGTGCTAATAAAATTGGACACTATCAACGTCTTGAAGAAAAGCAAGGTAAAGCAAATATGCCTGGACACGTAAGAGCAAGCATTAACTGGAACACACTCAAGCGTATGAACGGTGACAAGTATTCGCAAGAGATTGTAGATGGTATGAAAGTTATCGTTTGTAAACTCAAACCAAATCCACTAGGTTATACTAGTGTAGCATATCCAACAGATGAACTACGTTTGCCAGAGTGGTTCAAAGAACTTCCGTTTGATGATGCAGCAATGGCAGAAACAATTATTGATAACAAACTAGACAACTTGATCGGTGTGCTAAATTATCCTCTAGAAGATACAAAGCAACACAACACCTTCTCAAGTTTATTTGATTTTGGAGACTAGTGTGACTAAAAGAATATATTCACATGAAATTGGTAAATGTACAAAAGTTTATAATAACGCTCTAGTATATATTCCAAAAAATGCATCTACTCTTTTACGAAATTGGTGTCAAAAGCAGACAGATACTAATATAAGCGATTCTAATTATTTAGATTTTGAAGTTGACAAATATTATGTACTTATACGAGATCCTTTTGATAGATGGGTAAGCGGAGTAACAGAGTATTATTATAGAAATAAATTTCAAGTAGAACATATATTAGATCGTATAGAAATGATAGAATTTGACGAGCATACTACTCCACAAAATCAATTTTTAAATTTTGATTATACTAAAAATACTGTTTTTGTACCTATGGATAGAAAGGGAATAGGTTATTTAAATAATAAATTTTTAAAATATCCTCATCATCCTATAAACAAATATAATTCTAAAAGTAGCATAAGAAAAATAAAATTTAAAAATTTATTGTTAAAAAAAATACAAGAACAGCCTAGTTTAAAAGATAAAGTAATAGAATTTTATAAACAAGACTATGAAATTATAGAAAATTACTTTGATAGGATTTCTATCTTATGACAGAACACGAACAAATGATAAAAGACGAGTACAAAGAGACATCTAGAGAAAATCGTGCGTCTCAGCTTGCGGCAGAATTGTCAAAAGAACGTAAACGTCTTAAACAAGAGCTTGCAGAACTACAACACGAAGTTGAAGATCTAACACCTACAACACCTACTGGTACAGTAGACTGGTATGTAAAATGGGTAAGTATGGTACTTGCTGTAATAGGTGTATTTTCAATTAGTGCAGGATTTACTATGTATGGACAAATAGCATATATTCTTAGTTCAATAGGCTGGGTATTTGTAGGTATGCAATGGAGTGATAGAGCAATTATGATAGGATCTAGTATTAGCGGCACAGCAGTTGCTATGAATCTAGTCCAAGGACTAACACAATGAAAATAAAAGTAGAAGTAGAATTTGATACAGAAAAAACACAAGACGAAGAACTAATGCAAAAGCTATTAGAACTTCTTGAAGAATTAAGGGAGCAGTTAGAATGAAAGTAGGATTTACTTGTTCAACTTTTGATTTGCTACACGCAGGTCATGTACAAATGTTACGAGAAGCAAAAGATCAGTGTGATTATTTAATATGCGGATTACAAGTAGATCCAAACTTAGATAGATCTGAGAAGAACTCTCCTATACAAACTATTGTTGAACGTTACACACAACTCAAAGCAGTTGGTTACGTAGATGAAATTATTCCGTATGGTACTGAAAGAGACCTAGAAGATATCTTGACAATGTATCATATTGATGTTAGAATATTAGGAGAAGAGTATAGAGACAAAACGTTTACCGGTAGAGCTATATGTGCTAAACGTGGAATTGAACTATATTTTAATAAACGTGATCATAGATTTTCATCTAGCGATCTAAGAGCAAGAGTTGCAGAAAGACATACACATGGGAATGAATTCAGTCGGCAGAAAACTAAGTGACGAAGATCAAAAATTAGTTGATGAGTATTTAAAAAAAGGTGGGACTATTAAAAAAGGTGTAAGTGGTCAACGAACCGAAGATATTGAATTTAAAAACGGATTTTACGGTAAACGTAAAAAACAAAGTAAGGCAGAGTAACAATGAAGTATTTTTTTATATTATTAGCATTTATCTTAGGATGGATTGCAGGAACATATACACATCCTTATGAACAATGCAAACGTGTGTATGTTATAGCCGAAGATATTGGCGAATGCGTTTGGCTTAAGGAAGATCTTTGATGTGGACACTTTGGATTGTTAGCACTATTATCGGAAGTGCAGAACCTAAATACACTCGCTATGATACATATGAAACTAAAATGGCTTGCCAAATAGAGTGGCATCTTGTTACTATGGATTTTACTGAAGACGAAGTAGCGTATTGTGAAGGACCAGATGAATAAATTTATTTTTGATGTAGACGGAACACTAACTCCTAGTAGAGGAAAGATAGATAAAGAATTTGCAGCATGGTTTGAGCATTTTGCAACACATAATGCTTGCTATTTTGTAACCGGATCTGATAAGATAAAAACAGTTGAGCAAATAGGTTTACCGATTTATAATCTCGCTATTAGAGTTTATAATTGCAACGGTAATGATGTTTGGGAACAGAACGTAAATGTTCGTACAAATGAATGGATACTACCTGAAGATGCACATGCATATTTGAGTGACGAACTTTGTGCAAGTGCATTTCCTTTGCGTACAGGATTACACTTTGAACATCGGCCAGGTATGTGTAATTTTAGTGTTGTAGGACGCAATGCTACACAAAAACAACGTGCAGAGTATGTAACCTGGGATAAAGATTTTGACGAACGTGTTTATATTGCTCATAACTTTAATCAACTGTTTCCAGAGCTTGAAGCAAAAGTAGGTGGCGAAACAGGAATTGATATTGCACCAAAAGGAGCAGACAAAAGTCAAATTTTAAATGACTTTGATAAAGATGATGTTATTGTGTTCTTTGGCGATGCAATGCACCAAAACGGTAACGATTATCCATTAGCACAGGCTAATATAAAAGGAGAAAATTATCATGTGCAAGATTGGAAAGACACATGGAGGAAATTAAATGAAAATTTTAATAACAGGTCATAAAGGATTTATAGGCACACAGCTTTGTAAGTTCTTAAAAGACTACGATATTATAGGTCTTGATGTAAAAGAACATGAAGATCAAGATATACTAACTTGCGAATTACCTGATGTAGATATGGTTATACACCTTGCTGGTATAGGCGGTGTTAGAGAAAGCATGGACAATCCAAAACGCTATTGGTATAATAATGTAGAAGGCACAAAACGTATACTAGAAAGATATAAAAATATTCGTGTATTAGTTGCTGGATCCAGTTCGCAATACGAACCACATCTTAATCCTTATGCTGCAAGCAAAAATATAATAGAATACATTCCTCACTCTAATGTTTGTTTTATGCGATTTCATACTGTTTACGGTGATATTCCTAGAGCAAATATGTTTTTTGACAAACTGTTAAACAATAAGCTTGAATATGTTACTAATCATGAAAGAGATTTTATACACATAGAAGATTTGTGCAATGCTATTGGAATGATTATGAACGACAATAGAATACAAGGTCCTATTGATATTGGCACCGGAACTTGTGTAAAAATTTCAAATATAAGACCAGATTTGCCTATTCGCCTAAATACACCGGGGGAAAGACAAAGGACACAAGCTAATATTATGAAATTGTCAAGTTTAGGTTGGAAACCAAAACACACTGTAAAAGAATTTTTAAAAAATAAAGGTTTCTTGTATGAAGAAATTTGATGCAGTTTTGTTAGTTGATTGTTGGACTCCGAATTTTTGGAAAGACGATGAAAGAGCAAGAAAACAAAAAAAGTTTCACAATAGTCTTTTATCATTTTTAAGAACACAAGAATTTGATCAAGTGTTATTTGCAACAAAAGGCTTACCTGAAACCCAAACTGATCCTCGTTTAAAATATAAATTACATAGCAAAACAAAATCTAATAGCGAATTACATATTGAAGATATTGTTTCGTATTACGATTTGTACAAAAATTTGCAAGATAAAAGTAATATACTTTTAGGTGGCGCAGCATGGCAAATGTGTGTTCACGGAAATCATATAGGATTGTATGAATTAATGGATGAAAAAAATCTTACAATTCTTTCACATCCTTCTATGGTAGATAGTTTTATTGACGACGAAGAGCCTGTTACTAAACAAGACTTTGAAAATGATTGGATGATTACATGGTTCGAACGTGGCGATGGTTTTTATCATGCCAGTCATAGAAAGCATATAACAAAGTCTTTTAGAAAAATTGATGTTGACAAAACATAAAAAATGTAATATAATAAATTAAATCAATGGAGAAATACAAATGAAAGATATTTTACAAGACGTAGTAGCACATACTCATGCACTAGGATTTCTTAGTCTAGTTAAAGTTAGCAACGACGAAGGCACAGCAATTGATTCAATGGCAGAAGACCGTAGTGTTATTTTGTCAGCAGAAACACATTCACCCGTAGCAGAGTTTGTAGGCACATTTGGTATGCCTAACTTAGATAAACTTGCATTGCATTTAAAAAATCCAGAGTACAAAGACAATGCAAAAATTGATGTAGTACAAGCAGAACGCAACGGCGAAACTATTCCAACACACATTCACTTTGAAAATGCAGCAGGCGATTTTGAAAATGATTACCGCTTTATGAATAAAGCAATCATTGAAGAAAAACTAAAAACTGTTAAGTTCAAAGGCGCAAGTTGGAATGTAACACTACAACCTAGTGTAGCAAGCATTGCACGTATGAAGCTCATGAGTGCAGCACATAGTGAAGAGCCTACATTCAATGTTAAAACTGTAGACGGTAACTTAGTATTTTCGTTTGGTGATGCTAGTACACACGCAGGTGAGTTTGTATTCCAACACGGTGTAGAAGGTGCGCTACAACACATCTGGAGTTGGCCAGTAGCGCAGGTACAAAGTATTTTGAGCTTAGACGGCGATTTGACCATGAGCATTTCAGATCAAGGTGCTATGAAGATTAGCGTAAACTCAGGTATGGCAACATACGATTACATCCTACCAGCACAGAGTAAGTAAAATATGCGCAAAGACTTAACTGCATCACAAAATGACTACGCTAGATTTCTCCCAGCACTAAGTGGCTTCTATGCCACTTACGTGGGCAAACAGCGTTATAACGAATATGTAGATAAGTCACGTATCCCTTCAAACTTTACACACGGTGTAGAGAGTTTAAACTATCTTAACAAGCAAGAAGGTCAATTCCAGTACCAGTGGACACTTTACTCTGCAGGACACGCTGAACTAGACATTAACAAACATGCACCTAAAGAAGATATGGTGCGTAATAGAGATAGACAAAACTCTTGGATACTAGGCGACTCAGGTGGTTTCCAGATTGGTAAAGGCGTGTGGGAAGGTGACTGGAAGAATCCTAATTGTCCTAAAGCACAAAAGAAAAGAGAACAAGTTCTCCGTTGGATGGATGCTTATATGGACTATGGTATGATCCTTGATATTCCTGCCTGGGTATGTCGCTCGCCTGCGGGTAGAGAAGCAACTGGTATTACTAGTTATATGGAAGCTGTTGAAGGCACATACATTAACAATGACTACTGGATTGCTAATCGTACAGGTGCTTGTAAGTTCTTAAATGTTCTACAGGGTGAGAATCACGCTGAAGCAGATGACTGGTATGATCGTATGAAAAAGTACTGTGATCCTAAGCAGTATCCAGACAATCACTTTAATGGTTGGGCAATGGGTGGACAGAATATGTGTGATGTACATCTAGTGCTTAAACGTATTGTAACTATGCATTTTGACGGTTTGCTAGAAAAAGGCATTCACGATGTAATGCACTTCTTAGGAACATCAAAGCTAGAGTGGGCTTGTTTGCTTACTGACATTCAACGTGCTGTACGGAAAAACTATAATGAAAACTTTACTATTACCTTTGACTGTGCTAGTCCTTTCCTCGCAACCGCGAACGGACAGATCTACATTCAAAACGAAACTGAAGACAGAAGCAAATGGACGTATCGTATGGTGCCGTCAGTTGACGATAAGAAATATGCTACAGACAACCGTATCTTTAGAGACGCTGTTATATCAGATGGGATATTTAAAAACTTTGAAGACTCACCGCTTACCGCTGAACTCAAAGTATCAGACGTTTGCACTTATGCTCCAGGAGACTTAAATAAAATAGGTAAAGAAGGAAAGACATCGTGGGATAGTTTTAGTTACGCTATCCAAATGGGACATAATGTGTGGAGCCACATAAATGCAGTGCAAGAAGCTAACAGACAATACGACAATGGATGCATTCCGAGAATGCTTGTCCAAGAACGTTTTGATAGAATCTTGTTCAAAGATGTTGTGAACGAAATTTTTGCAAAAGACAATAAAGACGCTGCTCTTGCACTAATTGAAGAATATTCTAAGTTTTGGATGGCTATTCCAGGTACACGAGGTGCAGTAGGTAAGAAAACTGTAAACGCTAGTACACACTTTAATGCGCTTTTTGACGTAGAAGAACCAGAGACAGAAAATGATCACGAAGATGGTTTATTCACAGAAGCAGAGGAACATAAATTGGAGGAAATGGAGAATGAGCAACTATGAAACAGAAGAAGATAAACTTCGAGCTCATTACGAGGAATTAGAGAGAAAACATAGAGAACTTGACAACGAGCTAATCGAACGTTATAATAATCAAACAGTAACAGACGAAGTTCGTAGAATGAAAACTATGAAACTCTATTTAAAAGACGAAATGCATCGTATTAACGCTTACTTGATACAAAAAGGCTTAGAATGAAAAGAGATTACGAAAACGGTGAACACGACGATGTTGTGTTCTTTACAGGCATTGAAGTAGAACGTACACCTGCTTACGGCAAGAAAACACTATTTGTAACTGGCGTTCAAGATATTGAAACAGTGTTTGAACATTTTGCAACACAAGAATGTGAGCATATTTTCTTTGGTGCTAATCATAGTTTTAATCCTGGCGTTAATTTTCCAAAAGATGCAGATGCATGGGAAGAATGGGAAAACATGATTGAATACTTTTTAGAAAAGGGTGTACCTTGTACACTAGATGTTCCGTTCAGTCACGCAGAAGCATTACTAGAAACTACAATGATTGAAACAGATTTGTTTATTCCACAAATCCGCATTCCACTTCCTTACATCAAGCAATATAATTATAACACTATGATTAAAATCGATGACAGAGATTTTAAAGCAACTAATCCAGGTGTTTGGTGTCATAGACTACACAATCTAATGGACGATAAAAAATTCACTGATTGGAGTGAATACGAACTTGACAAACCTCTATAAAGAAAGTATAGTAATAATATGCAAGAACGATATTATGAATATATGAAACGTAGAATGAAAGAAGAAGATAAAAAAATGTCAATGCAAAATGCAGAACGTAGTATTTGGGTAACCTTTTCAAAAGAAGGGGTACATATGTACCCAGGTGCTGACACAGATCCTAAACTAGCAACTGGCGATTGGGATGATGTATCATTCCTTGGTATTCCACATCGTCATATTTTCCACTTTCGTGTTCGTATTGAAGTATTTCATAACGATCGCGACATTGAATTCATTCAGTTTAAACGCTGGATGGAACGGTTGTATGCAGAAGTAGATAGTTCTACAGCAGTACTACAACTTAACCACAAGTCATGTGAGATGATTGCAGATGACTTGTATCAAGAAATTTCTAACAAATATCCAGGCCGGTTTGTAGAAATTAGTGTTGCTGAAGACAACGAAAACGGCTGTTCAATTTTTTACCCAAGGTCATAACCATCATAAGAGGATTATTAAAATGGCTAATAACTTTCCACCGGTACAAAAGATTTTTGACGACTTGGACAAGTTTCGCGACTATTGTCGCTTTGAAGGCAAGCCCTTCAATGAAGCAGATTTATACAACGATAAATCATGGGTTTGGGGTGCATACAAAAAGCACCAAGGTTGGTTGAGAGCTAAAGCTCGAAATAATAATAGGAATCAAGTACAAAGGAGAAGCTAATGACAATTTATATCGTAGACATTGAAGCAGTAGACACACGTTACACAAAGCAGTGGAAGGACTTTCTTCCTACGCAACTGCAACATGCTACGAATAATGAAGTTGTTGTAATTAGTGGAGGGGAAACGCCTCAGGCAACTACGCCTGGGGCTTTTCTTAACTTTGGTGGAACCAATGTGTACAAGAGCAAACAGCTCGAACAAATTGGTGAAATGTTTTGCAAAGGAGAAATTAAAGATGGAGATTATTTCCTATATACGGATGCGTGGAACCCAACTGTTATCCAGTTGCGCTACATGGCTGAACTCCTTGGGGTCGACATTAGAATTGGTGGTCTTTGGCATGCTGGTTCTTATGATCCACATGATTTCCTAGGTAGGCTCATAGGCGATAAGCCTTGGGTCAGACATGCTGAAAAAAGCATGTACTACACATACGATAACAACTTCTTTGCAACAGATTTTCATATCGATATGTTTGTTGATACTATTTTAGATAAAAATAATAATGATCACTGGACAACTGAAGAAGTAATAGATTTTTACGAAACAACTCAACGTGTAGGTTGGCCTATGGAGTATCTAAAAGAAAGCCTTGTTACTTACAGCGGTATGGACAAACGCAATCTTATACTCTTTCCGCATCGCATTGCTCCAGAAAAACAAGTTGATATCTTCCGTGATCTATCAGAGCAACTTCCTGAATATGAATTTGTAGTGTGCCAAGAACGTGAACTTACTAAGAACGAATATCACAACTTGCTAGGCGAAGCTAAAATGGTGTTCTCAGCTAACTTGCAGGAAACACTTGGTATTAGTTGGTATGAAGGCGCACTTGTAAATGCTATTCCAATGGTTCCTGATAGACTGAGTTATACAGAAATGGCACTGCCTGAGTTTAAGTATCCTAGTGTGTGGACTGAAGACTTTGCTAGTTATCGCAAACATAGAGGAGAAGTTGTTGCTAAGATTCGTGACTATATGGAAAACTATGACGATTACCTTGTAAGTTTAGACAAGCAACGAACTAAACTAAACAAAGATTTCTTTAGCGGAGCAGCATTGTATGACGCAATCAAAGGATGATACATTTACTATAGATATTAGTGATTTAAAGTTAGATGATATCTTAGATACTTCTGATAATATTACACTCGATCTAGGTGATATTAACATGGGTACTACTACAACGTATTGGGCAGGCGATAGTGTAACTGATATAACTATGTCTACTGGCGATGGTACATTTACACTAACAAGCAATGATACCATTACAATAGACGGGCATAATACTGAGTTTAACACAGATTGGATTTATAATTATAACCAAATTGACCCAGATAAAGTTGAACGTATGTGTAAACAGTATCCAGCACTAGAAAAAGTTTGGCGCAACTTTAAAAGCGTATACGATATGGTTAAACAAGATTACGAAGGTAAGAAAAAAGCAGGAGAAATAGACGATGACCTTCCGTTCTAAATTTTTAAACTGGCTAGAGAAATTAGGTCGTAAAAGAGTTATAATGGATAGACACAATAACGAGCCATACCTAACTAGGTATTACTTGTTTTTAAAAGAAAGGAAATGGTTTCCTTTTAACATTTTTTTACACAATTTCCACAAAGGAGACTTAGATGATTTACATGATCACCCTTGGCCTTTTATCACTTTTATCATTAAAGGTGGTTATTGGGAACATACACCAAATGGCCGTTTTTGGCGCGGCGCAGGCACGTTACGGATTGCCAGCTGTCATAGCCTTCACCGTGTTGAGCTTGAACCTGGCGTTGATGTATGGACTTTATTCATCCCAGGTCCTAAGCTAAGAGATTGGGGATTCTTACGTAAAGGCGAATGGATTCAACACGAGCAATATATGAGAGAAAAATATGAACGTTAAAAAGCACTATTATTCGTGGCAGGATGTAGAACGTGCTTGCCTAAACATTGCATTACAAATGTATAACGACAACTGGAAGCCTGACTATATTGTAGGTATTACTCGAGGCGGCAACGTACCTGCTACTATTTTATCTAATATGTTAGGTGTACGTTGCGAAGCACTAAAGGTTAGTTTGCGTGATAACTACGACGGTGAAAGCAGTGAATCTAACTGCTGGATGGCAGAAGATGCGTTTGGCTATATTCCTATAGAAGAACAAGAAACTTGTCGCTGGGATAATAAACTACGCAAGAACATTCTTATTGTAGACGATATCAACGATACTGGTGCTACATTCAACTGGATTAAACAGGACTGGATGAGCGGATGTTTGCCCAATGAAGAAGATGCGTGGAACAGTGTTTGGGGTGGACAAAATCCTAATGTTCGATTTGCTGTTATTACAGAAAATCTTTCTAGCAACTTTGATGGTGTACGTTATTACGTACACGAAGTTAATAAAGCAGAAGAAGATGTTTGGCTTGTATATCCTTGGGAGAATGTAGGGAAATGAACGAAAAAGAACGACAAGATAAATTAAATTATCTCAAAGGTTTAGAGAGTAGTATACAAGCAAGACTTGAAGAGCTAAAAGAAGCACAAGAAAACAATGCAAAAGGTAATCATATAAACAGTATTCAATCTGGAATTTTTGCAAGACGTAGACAGATTGCGAAACTAAAAAGAGAATTAGGCATTGAAAGAAAGAACTAAGGAGTCGTAAAATGGCAACAACAGAAGAAAAGGTAGAACTAGTAGAAACAATCAAAGGTCCACGATACTACCGCATTCACATTTCAGGATACGGTGGCGAAGCGGCTTATATGAGCATTACAAAAGAAGCACACGACTTTTGGCAACCTATTTGCGAAGAACACGGTGACAGTGACTTTGTTAACTATCTTGTATCAGACGAGGATGAAGAAGAATACGAAAACATCGATAGTGTCCCGCCTGAAGCAGACTTTCTAACTAGTTATGGCGCCGACGATTACAAGTCATCTTGGTACGAAGCACCATCTGAATATGAGCATCAATGGGGTGTTGAAATTGGTAGTGCATATATGGACATTGACGAAGTAGACAGCGATGACTATAGTGCAAACGTTGTTCGTGAAGTAATGAATCGTGAAGGTGTACAAGACTTGTGTGAACGAATTGGTGAAGAAACAGATTGGAATGTAGAAATGTGGGATTCACAAGAGTGTTATGCTGGTGAAGATGTAGAGTATATTGCACAGATGTATTCAAGTGAAAAAGGGTCGTTCTTTGATGGCGTAATTGAAACCGTAGGAGAGTTTGATCCTAAGAAACTTGAGTTTCATTGTAGCGAATATGACAACGGCGAAGAATGTATTACATCAATTGTATATGACGGTGTTGAAATTGATAATAATGGTGGCGATACTAACGGAAAAGGCTACTACGCAAGTGTATGGAAAAATAATTAATGATTGATACTTTAGAAAAAGCTCAACAAGAAGGTCGTGCACCTTGGACTGATGTAGAATATAACACAAAGGATTTTGTTGTATACAAAGACAAGTTTCCAGTTACAGAAGGTCATACATTAGTTGTTCCAAAACAAAACACTGTAGATGACATCATGCGTTGTTTTAAATTTGCTGTAGAAATGGGCAATCAAAATGTTCAAAGTTTAGCAAATAATATTACAGGTTATAATGTAGGAATTAATGCAGGAGAAAGTGCGGGACAAACTTGCATGTATCCCCATGTACATTTAATATTCCGTAGACACGGAGATTGCGAAAATCCAAAAGGAGGTATACGTCATTGTGTTCCCGGTAAAGGAGATTATACTAGACTTTCTTCTGGATTTACAGAATATGATATAAGCACTCTTGAAAGGACGTAAATGAATACTGTACCAATTCCAGATAAAGTTATAGAATTTAATCCTTTAAAAATGGATAACGAAGTTCTAGTAGATGATTATCTATGGCTATTTAAATTTGACGATATTGATAATAACAAATTGTTACAGACCTGTTTTGATGTAGGAAATTATATAGATGATAATTTTCCTCCTGTTCCTGATACAGGAGTTTATGGATGTCCAACATCCTATTACCACGGACATTATAATCTTTTTAGTTTTCCCAGTACTGAATTATATAAGCTATACAATAATATGGCTAAAAAATTATATTCAGTGATGAGAGAAGATGATTATTACATACGGTGTTGGGTTAATTTATTTGAACCTGGTCAAAATATAGATTGGCACAAACATTGGGGTAAAGATAGTAGAGCTTATCACGGATTTTATTGTGTTAATGTAGAAGGCGAAAATCATTCTTATACAGACTATCTTATAAAAGGGTACTGGGATAATCGATTTAGAGTATTAAGTAAGAATGGATATTGTGTATTTGGAAAATCTGAAGATGATTTGCATAGAGCTTCGCCCTGGGAAAATGATGGTTATAGAGTTACTATAGCATTTGACGTAGGGCCAATATCAGTTTTACAAACGCAAAATGGGTATATGACTGACAAGCCTCATGATTTAATACCTTTAATTAAAAAAAATGTTTGACAAAAACCTAAATAAAGTATATAATATAAACAATAAGACATCCTCGTCTTTAACTCGGAGAATATAAATTGAGCAAAGCAGAACAAATTAAAGCAAAACTAGAAGATGCTGGTATCCGTTACTGGGCAGGCGATAATATTTCAGAAGTCCTACAAAACGGTGACAAAGAAGCACTTATTGATGATGCTACACTAGCATTTGAAGGTGTACTTGATGCACTACTAATTGATCGTCATAACGATCCTAACTCTAAAGGCACAGCAAAACGTCTTGCTAAAATGTACTTTAATGAGATTATGGCAGGACGTTACGATCCTGCACCAGATGCAACAGCATTTCCAAACGACTCAGATGAACGTTACGAAGGTATGCTTGTAGTGCGTTCTGAACTTAAAAGTATGTGTTCACATCATCACCAGCCAGTAGCAGGTGTTGCATATATTGGTATTATTGCCGCAGACAAATTAATTGGCTTATCTAAATACACACGTATTGCACAGTGGTGTGCTAGACGTGGTACACTGCAAGAAGAACTTGCAAACGACATCGCACGTGAAATCCAAAAAGCAACTGGTGCAGAACACTTAGGTGTTTACATTCAAGCAACACACGGTTGCTGTGAGAATCGCGGTATTATGGCACATAGTTCATTGACACAAACAACTGTACTTAAAGGTGCGTTTAAAGATGATCCCGGTACAAAGAAAGAGTTCTTTGACAACATTAAACTACAACAGGAGTTCAGCTGCTAATGGGTGATTATATTGCAGTGCGCATAGCACAAGTGTTTATTATAGCAGTGTTTGTAATGGGTATGATAGGTTTAGGAATTGAATTGTACACAGGAAGGTTGCCACTATGAAGCTACGTTATTCAGAAGCATTTTACAGTGTACAGGGCGAAGGCAAGTTTGTTGGAGTCCCTAGTGTGTTCTTAAGAACTTTTGGTTGTAACTTTCGTTGTATGAACTTTGGCACAGGTGAAACAAAAGATCGTTGGACACTACACAAAGAAGGTAAAAAATACAACGATGAAGTTGCAGAACTAATTGCAAAAGATGTTCACAAGACTACAAAAGAGTTTAACGACTTGCCTATCATCCACACAGGCTGTGACACATATGCAAGTATCTATCCAGAGTTTAAACACTTTAATAAACTTGCAGAAGTAGACGAAGTGGTTGAACATCTTCTTTCACTTACTCCAGAAGGTAAGTGGACAATGGATAATGGTCAAGACATCCATTTGATATTAACAGGTGGAGAACCTTTGTTAGCGTGGCAAAAGCTCTACATAGATTTATTTGAGCATCCAAAGATGCAGGACTTAAAAAATGTTACATTTGAAACAAACACTACACAACGTCTACATGACGATTTCTACAACTATCTCAACAATCAAACAAGATTTACAGTTACGTGGTCTTGTTCCCCAAAACTTAGTGTTTCAGGAGAACCTTGGGATACTGCTATACTGCCTGCTGTCGCTAGTCAGTATAGCCATATTAACGGCAGTGACATTTATCTTAAGTTTGTTGTCGCTACTCAAGATGATTTTGACGAAGTTAGCAGGGCTGTGGACGCTTACAAAAGTGCCGGGCTACAATGTCCAGTATATCTTATGCCGTTGGGTGGACGCAGTGAAGAATATTCCCTCAACGTTAAAGACGTGGCAGAAGCCTGTATGGCGAGAGGATGGCGATTCACTCCAAGACTCCACATATCGCTATTCGGGAATGCCTGGGGGACTTAGTGAAGAAGATCTTGAAATCCTACGTGGTAAAAAGATCACAGAAGAACAATATGAAAAAGTAAGGAGGCAGTTATGAAAAAATTTTTAAAAGACATAACAGGCATCACAAAAAAAGAAAAAGAACTAGAAGAGCAGGAAATGGCTCTTCTTAAAAAGAAAGATCCTAAAGAATATGCCACTAGGCGTAAAGAACCTTGGGTCAGTGTATTAGATGTTAAAGTAAATGAAGATAACGTTCGCAACGGTTTCTTTGAACTTGACTGGAACAAATACTTTATTGCACAACTAATTGAAAATGGTTACGGTGTAGACAATGATCCAGAAGAAGAAATTGTAGATCGTTGGTTCCGTGATATCGTTTACAATATGCTAGAAGCCGAAGGGCAAAGTACTGATAGAGGTGCTGGTTATATTAATGTTGTTCCTATATCAAAAGGCAAAAGCGAAGTATCATGATTTTTAAAAAGCTCTTTGGATATATTCCTGTTTTTAAACTTGACAAAAGTAAACATAGACAATATAATAGTTTATATGAAGACTTATGTATGTGAGGACAAATGAGCACTTATATTTTAGTAGATACAGCAAACACTTTCTTTAGAGCTCGTCATGTAGTGCGTGGCGATTTGGATACTAAAGTAGGTATGGCTCTACACATTACACTTAACAGTGTAAAGAAAGCATGGCAAGACTTTAATGCAGATCATGTTGTATTCTGTTTAGAAGGACGCAGTTGGCGTAAGGACTATTATGAGCCTTACAAGCGTAACAGACAAGAAACTCGTGATGCAATGACTCCTGCACAGCAAGAAGAAGATACTGTGTTTTGGGAAATCTTTGATGAATTCAAAGACTTTATTGGCACAAAAACTAACTGTACTATGATGCGTCATCCGCAATTAGAAGCAGATGATTTGATTGCTGGTTGGGTACAATCACATCCTAATGACAATCATGTTATTATTAGCACAGACGGTGACTTTGCACAATTGATTGCTCCTAACGTAAAACAGTACAACGGTGTTAGCAATACAACTATTACACACGAAGGCTACTTTGACGACAAAGGTAAACCTGTTGTAGATAAGAAAACTAAAGAGCCTAAAGGTGCTCCTGATCCGCAATGGCTACTATTTGAAAAATGTATGCGAGGTGATACAAGTGACAATGTTTTCTCTGCTTATCCAGGTGTTAGAAAAAAAGGTACAAAGAACAAAGTTGGTCTTATAGAAGCGTTTGAAGATAAAAGTACAAAAGGCTTCAACTGGAATAATATGATGCTACAGCGTTGGGTTGATCATAATGGTGATGAGCACCGTGTACTAGACGATTACAATCGCAACGTTACATTGTGTGATTTGTCTGCACAACCTACAGAGATTAGAGAGATAATTAATAACACTATTGCAGAAGTAGAACCTAAGAACATATCACAGGTTGGTATGCGCCTTATGAAGTTTTGTGCCAAGTGGGATATGCAACGAATTGCAGACCAAGCAGCATCTTTTGCAGAACCTTTACAAGCGAGATACCCTAAATGACATTAAAAGCAAAATCAGTATTAAAAGATAAATTTTGGATTGTTGAAGAAGACGATCAAAGAGTTGGAACACTTTCCTGGAATGACGATCGTTATATGTTTTCAAGTACAGCAGAGACTTGTTTCTTTGATAACACTCGCCAAATGAAAAAAAAGTTTGGCACAGAAATGATTTTTGTTACTAATGACACAAATATAACAACTGTAGACAAAGATAAAATAGTACACGGTTATCCAACAAGTGTAACACCTTTTAATTCTATGTATGATGTAAAAAGAAAACTACCGTTGTTTACAAAAAGTGACAACTCTAAAAGTATGTATTGTGCGGGATACTATGTAATCTGTTTTGACAAAGGATGGGTTAAATCGTTTTGTCCTAAACTAATTACTGTAGAACGTTATAATTTTAAAGGTCCTTTTAAAACAGAATTAGAAATGCGTCAGGAGTTAAGTCGTGTCAACAAATAGTCCTTTAAACACTATACCTATACAACAGTTTATTCAACAGGTAAAGAGTGCTGAAAACAGCAGAGCAAAAGAAGTTAAGATAGATATTCAGCAGGCAAAAAATCTTGCATTTACTTTAGGTATTGTTATGAGTAGGTTAACTTCTGATCTTGAAGAACTTATTAATAAATCTAATAATACCGAAGAAGTTATTAATATTACAATGGACGGCGGCAATAGTTTTGAATAAACTACTCATATAACTTATAAAGAGATAAATATATGCGTATATTATACAAAGGATACGCATATGAGTAGGCCAAAGCCAAATATATTATTAGAAAAAGTAAACAACAAAACATATAGAAGCGAACAAGTCCTAGAAGCTGAAGCTATTTGGGCTGTATTCTATATGAATAAAGCTTTTAATCTTAAAAGTTCAAATGCCCTCACAAATTATCCTGGTCCTAAGTATAAAAAAACTGCTTTTTCTAATCCAGGTCATGCACATAATCTAGCCAAAAAATTAAACGATATGTTTAATTGTGATGATTTTACTGTTGTAAAACTCACAGATGGCGAAAAAGTTGACGAATGAATAAGGAAGCATATACTAAGATTTTTCTAAAAGAAAAAGGATTAGCTATTAGTGATGCTAATCTAAAACAATACATGCCTATATGGTGGCAAAATACTAGAAATAAATCACAAGGCGGCTTACGTTTAACAGAAGAAGGATATAATACTTTACAAGAAATTGGCATAGAAGTTTATGATATACCATATCCTAAAGATATGCCACTTACTACACAAGTTATTATATTTTTAGATCAATTTATTGATTGTCCATATTTTCTTACAAATAGAAGTATAACTGTAACTAATGAAAAGAAAGCTGTCGAGCTAACTCTCTTTAGTGGAGATTTACGTAAATACGGCATTATAAAAGCAATGAAAAGGCAAGGCAAAGATGTGGAATAGAGGACACATAACTCCAAAATGGAAAGAAGAATACAAAAGATTTAATTATACACATAAAGAAGCACATCCTGCAGATGTAGAATATTGGCGAAGACAAGGTTACACTTACAATACTTTTACAGGAGACATGTTTGCTAAACAAGATCAAATGCCCGATTGGGTTAATGATATGCAAAATGAAATAGGGTTATTTGATTGTGGATTTACATTCTACAAAATGAAGTCTGGTATTGTTATGCCTAAACATGTAGATCACTTTGAAACATATTGTAGAATATTTAATTGCAAAAAGAATCAAGTTTGGAGAGCAATTGTTGCTTTAGAAGACTGGCAAAGTGGCCATTATTTTGAGATTGATAACACTCCTATAATTGATTATAAAGCGGGCGATTATGTCATTTGGAGTCATGAAATGGAACATATGGCTGCAAATTTAGGACAAAATACTAGATATACTTTACAGATTACTGGAAAAAAATTGTAAGCTATTGATTATTAAGCTAATCTTTTTTATGAAAAAGGTTGACTTTTGCTGTAGTGATGCTATTATATATACATACTTAGCAAATACAGAAGGGCTTAAATTATGGAAACCGTAGCAACTCGTACAGTTACACCAAAAACTGCTAAATCATCAGTTAAGCATGCACTAACAAAACAACGTCCTATCTTCCTTTGGGGACCTCCAGGTATTGGTAAGTCTGATATTGTTGCGCAAATTACAAACAGTTTGCCTAACTCACATTTGATCGATGTTCGTTTGTCACTATGGGATCCTACTGACATTAAAGGTATTCCGTACTTTGATTCTAATACTAGCACAATGCAATGGGCACCGCCTGCAGAACTTCCTTCAGAAGAGTTTGCGGCACAATACGACAATATTGTATTGTTCCTAGACGAAATGAACTCTGCGGCTCCTGCTGTACAGGCAGCGGCTTATCAACTTATTCTTAACCGCAAGGTTGGTACTTATAAATTGCCAGACAATGTTATGATTGTTGCGGCAGGTAACCGTGAAGCAGACAAAGGTGTTACTTACCGTATGCCTGCTCCGCTTGCTAATCGCTTTATCCACTTGGAAATGACTGTATCATTTGATGACTGGTTTGAGTGGGCTGTTGATAATAACATTCATTCAGATGTTGTAGGTTATTTGCAATTTAGTAAACAGGATCTATATGATTTTGATCCGAAATCATCTAGTCGTTCTTTTGCAACGCCTCGTTCGTGGTCATTTGTATCAGAATTACTTGAAGATAAAATTGACGAAAACACCACTACAGATCTAGTTTCGGGTGCAGTAGGTGAAGGACTAGCTGTTAAGTTTATGGCACATCGCAAAATTGCTTCGGATATGCCTAATCCAACAGATATCTTAGCAGGTAAAGTCAAAGACTTGCATAACAAAGAAATTAGTGCAATGTATTCACTTACAGTATCTCTTTGCTATGAGTTAAAAGAGGCGTCAGACAAGAACGATAAAAAGTTTGACAACAAAGTTAACAACTTTCTGCGTTTTGCAATGGATAACTTTGATACAGAACTAGTTGTAATGGGAATTAAACTTGCACTAACACAGTATTCACTACCCATTGATCCAGATGAAGTTGAATGTTTTGATGAATTTCACGATCGTTATGGCAAATATATTAAGGCAGCACAGACTGCTTAAGATACAAAACGAACGGTCTCTTTTGAGGCCGTTTGGCTTTGTTTTTTTGGTTGACAAATTCATTAAATACTGTTATACTATATGTATAGAAAATGGTAAACAGAAGGGCAAATGAAATGGCTGTTTTAGTAAGCGAAAAAAATACTGCTAGTAAACTAAAAAACTGGCAACCTGATCCAAATATTACTCCTGAACAACTAGAAGAAATGCGTGTTGAAGTATACGACCGCATTATTGTTGCACGAGTAGGTTTGTTATTACGTCACCCATTTTTTGGCAATATGGCAACTAGATTAAAAATACTCGCTGCCGATGATTGGTGTCCTACTGCTGCCGTTGATGGCAAAAATCTTTACTACAACACTCAATTCTTTAATGCTATGAACAATAAAGAAATTGAGTTTGTTATTGCACACGAAATTTTGCACTGTGTATTTGATCACCTAGAACGTCGAAATTGGCAGGATCGTAACTTAGATCCTATGATTAGTAACATTGCACAAGACTATATTGTAAACAATGTTTTGGTAAGAGACAAAATTGGTGAAAAACCTAGTATTGTTGATTGCTTTCAAGATTTTAAATACGATAATTGGACTTCCGAAGAAGTATACGAAGATATCTTTAACAAGTATGACGAAGAACAGTTACGTCAATTAGGAGAATTGTTAGACGAACACCTTGATCCAGAAGAAGGCGATGGTGCAGCCGACGGCGATGCTGGCGAAGAAAAAGATGTAAATGGCAACGGTGTAAGCAAGAAAAAACCAAAGTATTCTAAAGAAGACTTACGTAAAATACGTGACGAAATTAAAGAAAATATGATTTCGGCAGCGCAAAGTGCTGGTGCAGGTAACGTTCCTGCAGGTGTTCAGCGTATGATCAAAGAGCTTACTGAGCCTAAGATGAACTGGCGTCAACTGCTTCGTCAGCAAATCCAAAGTATTATTAAGCATGACTTTACTTTTTCTCGTCCTTCACGTAAAGGTTGGCACGTAGGTGCTGTACTTCCAGGTCAAAACTTTGACGAAACAATTGACATTTGTTTGGCTCTTGATATGAGTGGTTCAATTGGCAATTCGCAAGCATCTGATTTCTTAGGCGAAGTAAAAGGCATCATGGAAGAATTTAAAGATTATAATATTAAAATCTGGTGCTTTGACACTGCTGTATACAATGAACAAAGTTACAGTGCAGACGGTGGTGAAGACTTAATGGATTACGAAATTAAAGGCGGAGGCGGCACTGATTTTATGTGTAATTGGGAATATATGAAAGAAAACGACATTGTTCCTAAAAAGTTCATTATGTTCACAGACGGATATGCTTGGGATAGTTGGGGTGATCCTGACTATTGCGAATCAATCTTTTTAATTCACTCTAACCACGATCAAAATTTACAGGCACCGTTTGGTACTACCGTGCATTACGATAAGGCAGCATGATTAAAGAAAAAACATTAAAACCATTAGAAATACTCGAGGCGAGACAGCTTCGATTTTCGCCGCCGCATTTCGAATGTGTGGACATTACACTAAGATATAACTTAGAAGATTCTTTAATCAAATGGATTAAAAAAAATCTTAAAAAACGTTTTTATGTCGGAAAAAATATTAAAGTATCAAACAACAGTAAAAAAATATTATTAACTGTTTCTTTTGAAGATTCAAAAGAACTTAGTTATTTCATGTTAGCTTGTCCACATTTAAAGTATAACTAAATAAACTGCGCATATATAATTGTATAGGAGAATAAAATATGAGCGATGAAACTAAAGTAGAAGAAACTGCAACTCAAGAAGCACCGGCAACTGAAAGTAATGCACCTGATTTGACAGTAAACGATCTACAAGCTTTGAAAAGTATTATTGACGTAGCTAGCCAACGTGGAGCATTTAAACCAAACGAAATGGTTACAGTTGGTCAAACTTATAATAAATTAGAACAATTTTTAGGAGCAGTTGCCGTAACGCAACAAACTCAAACATCCTAAGGGAGGAAATTATGTTAAAACACGTTGGCCGCATGGCTAAGAATAAAAGAAAAATAGTAGTAGCTTATAGAGTAGTACCCGATGAACCGGATAATTGTATTGTTGTTACTACAGAAAACCTAATGGCCGAAGAACACGATGCACTAATGAAACTAGTTGAATCTGATGCAGGCCAATCAGAAGAGCATCTTGCAAATGCTATGGCACGTTCTAGAATGCCAGATGGTAAAATTATGTTAGCTGCATTGCATACTACTGGCAAAATGGTTAAGGTTGCAACTGCTGATGTCGAAATGACTCCTAACTCTAACACAGTAATTAAATTATCAGAACTAAACGAAGTTATTGCTGGACAAAAAGGAGTTACTGTTGCAGATTTGGCTGTACAAGACAACTCTCCAGCAGCTAGACAGCAACAACGCACAACTAGCGCAGAAGCAACTAGTACAGACGGTGTGTTATCAGATGAAGATTTAGCAGCTCAATATAGATCACAAGCAGATGCTATGTTTAAAGAAGCAAAAAGACTTCGCGAGCAGGCCGAAGAGCTAGTGCCTACAAAAAAGAAAGCCAAAACAAAGGCCGAAGAAGGTGTCGGATAAACTTCCTGAACATATTGTAGATCAATGGCCAGAAATTTTAAAAGACATCGAGATAAAAGCTGTTCCAATAGAGTATCTTAGATTTGTTAGTGTTTACTTTCACGACGGCGAAATATGGGAAATAGATGTTAGGCAGGAACTTCTAGAAGATTCTGAAACATCTTTAGAAGAAATACTAGAAGAATTTTTTGATCAAAACAACGAAGAAATTAAAAAAATTGATTTCCAAATTGACGCTCCTTCTATGATATCTGATATTAAAAGTAAAACTAAAACTTTTATGAAGAAAAGAAAGTAAAGGTAATATCTACTTATTAGATAAATATATATAATAAACGGATCAGGAGTAAAATAATGGCATTACGTCTAAGAAGAGGAACAGACGCAGAACGTCAGTTAATAACCCCTTTAGAAGGTGAGTTAGTTTATGTTACGGATACAAAGTCCTTATATGTAGGCGATGGAAACACACAAGGCGGGGTTCTTATTGCTACTTCTGGGGAAGTTTCCAATACATTAGCAGGATTATTAGATACAGACTTTGTTGCATTACAAGATGGTGATGTAATACGATATGACCAAACAACAGGAGAATGGATTAATTCTCAATCTGCATTAGAACTTGATGATATATTAGATGTATTATTAACAGGATCTGTATACGGAGATGTACTTTTTTATGACGGTAACAACTGGAAAAATTTAGCATCTACGGATCTTGTAGATGATGCAATTAGTGCAATTACGCTAAACGAAATTAACGGTGTTATATATACTAGAACTCCTAAATACGGAGACGTTTTAACACACGACGGTAACACATGGAAAAATTTAGATATTAAAGATTATGCTGATTATATTCTAAGCAAATCTCAATCTCATAGGCTTACTTTAGTAGGCAACGATAGTACAATTCTAGTTGATCCAGTAACAAATACACTAAGAGGTACACTAGAAGGTGATGTTTACGGTACATTATACGACGGTCTAGGTAATTTAATCATCGACGAATTTAGTAAAGCTGCTCTTGTAGATGTTAGAGATCCTACTAATACACATACAGTTTTAGATAACTTTACAGGTGAATTAAAAAGAGGCGAAAACGGACAAACAATTATTCAAGGTGGGGCTTCGCCAGTATTCATTGGTAGCGTAGATGGGCCTGTAAGAGGTACTGTTGTAGGTCCAGATTTAAACATCATTCTTAACCATGATACAGCAACACTAACAGGCCAATTAATTGGTAGTGTATTTACAGATGACAGTTTAACAGTAGTTGATGGCCTAACAGGTAATGTTAATACACCGTTACTAACAGCTGATGACATTAATGCTTCTATAATTACAGCTAGTTTAACTGATCCATTTTCGGGTGATGTAAAAGACGTTGAATTTGTTTCTTCAGAAACCGAAGACGTAGGTATAAGAATATTTAGACAAGCACAGGTTGCAGATGCATTACAAACAGATATTGGTACAATATATTTTGATTCTGTAGACAAAAACGCAGGCGACTTTCAAAGTACTGGATCTTACATTACGTCAACAGCACAGCAAAACGGTACAGATCCATATCTAAAAACAAAAATTAGCATGGGTACTATTGACGGTGCTGGTAATCCTACTTCAGACAACAACTTTACTATTACTTGGGAAGGTAATTTTGGTGTAGGTAAAGATGATCCTAGTACTAAACTCGATGTTAATGGAGATATTAAAGCTTCGAATTCAATAGCACCTGGTTCTTTTGCAGATGCAACAGCACGAGATGCTACAATAACATCACCAGCAGCAGGTATGATTGTTTTTTTACAAGATAATCAAGGCTTCTTTGCATATGTTGACGACACAGGACTAGCGGGCGGTGGACCATCAAATGCTACACCTGGTTGGTTACAACTAAGTTACATTTAAACCATAATAATTAATAATACTCCTTTGTGTTAATAAATAATATACACATCGGAGCATTTATGAATCATAATACTGTTGTAAGATCTCTTCAAATTTTAACTCACTTACTTGCACTATACGGTGTGTATTATAGTGTAGTAAATTCAGCATGGGCATTTTTAGGAACGAGTGTATTAGTATACTGGTTTATAGGAGTCTTTGGAATTAATATAGGATATCATAGACTGATATCACATAGAAGTTTTGAAACATACAAACCTATTGAATATTTACTTGCACTAATAGGTTGCATAACTTCAATTGGTAGTCCATTAGCATGGAGTGTTTTACATAGGCATCATCACGGTCATGCTGAAAAAGATACAGATGTTCATAGTCCTTATCATTTAGGATGGTTTAGAGCCTGGTTTGGATTGTGGAGTGTTCCGCATATTAGTCCTAAGCTGTCAAGAGATCTAAGAAAAATAAAGTTTTATAGATTTACACACAAATATTATTTACATATAATTGCTTTATATATTCTAATACTTGCACTAATTGACCCGTTATTTATTGTTTATGTGTATGCAATACCTGCTGTATTAGTGCTACATAGCACTAGCGCAATAATAGTAATAGCTCATATGCACGGATACAAAACACATAACACAGATGATGAAAGTCGTAACAGTTGGATTGCAAGTTTAATTACACTAGGTGAAGGTTGGCACAACAATCATCATAACAATAGTAAAGCATGGAACAACCAAGAGCGTTGGTGGGAACTTGATCCGCCTGCTTGGATAATTAGAGCTATAAAAAAATGAATTACGGAACAAAAGTACAATTATTAACATTGTTAAATCATATAGTTTTAGCTATTGGCATTTACTATACTAATAACTGGTCACTATTATGGTTAGGATTATTAATGTATTTGTTTGTAGGACTTTTTGCAGCAAATATATCTATGCATAGATATTTGTCTCACAGAAGTTTTGAAACTGGACCATTGCGTGAAAAGTTTTTAAAATATGTAAGTGTACTTGCATGTTTTGGAAGTCCTTTAAGTTGGGCTGCGCTACATAGACATCATCACAAAACAAGCGACACAGAATTAGACATACAAAATCCAAAAACTATAGGAGCTCTCAGAAGCTGGAGTAGCTTATATCCCGAAACAAATATAAGTCCAAGACTTGTAGGCGATATGTTACGAGACAAAGATATAAAATTTATTCATAATAATTATTTTACAATTATAACAGTAATTTATATTATATTATTTTTAATTGATCCTATGTTACTAGTTTGGGGATTTGTTTTTCCAGCAGTATTAAGTTTTCACGGAGCGGCAGCAATAGGTGTTATTCCACATTACCAATGGGCTGGTTATAAAGTAGTAGAATCTAATGATGACAGTGTTAACAGTCCACTTGCATGTCTTTTAAGTTTAGGTGAAGGATGGCACAACTATCATCACTATAAATCTGCAGATTATAGACACGGACACAAATGGTGGGAATTAGACCCTAGTGCTTGGATAATTGAAAGGATATTTTTAAAATGACACCAGATGATTACTATATGAACTTTGCCTACGTTAGTGAAAAATGGCTGTTTGAATATATGACAGAACATTATGCTAACTCAGATAACACTGAATGGTTAGAACAAATAGAAGACGAACTTAAACATACTAAAATGTGTCAAGGTGCTTTACGTAAACAAGGTGTTGACTATTACGACGATACAAAGTATAGTATAGAAGCAGCAATATATGGAGATTTAGGAAATTTTTATCCTACTAATGATGAAGAGTTTAGTGCGCTAAGTTGGATTGTAGAAAAACGTGCATTATTCTTGTATCGTTATTATATGCGTAACGGCAATAATGATTTGTATAGAAAAATTACACAAGGTATTATTGACGATGAAATGAAACATGTCGGCTTTCATAACGAAGAAATAACACCTTCACACAAACGTATAAGAGAAATTGATAAAGCAATATTTACAGCATTTAACGAAACTTATGGACGCAAAGGAATGTTTGGTCAACAATTTTGGGAAGATTTGTTTACTGGAAAAATTAAGGACAAAGTAGATGTCAAACTACCTTGATTACGTTTCAAATACTAGTTGGGTAGATATTACTCCAATGTTTTCAGTTTGTCCTGTAGATAAAATTATGCAGGAAATACATTCCGTTGAAAATATGTTTTTAGAAGAACGTGATCCAGAACAGTATAAAACTATGCAAGAAAAAGGTGCTACAGGCATCGGTGAACATTTTGATAATCAAAAGAATTGGGAAGCTGTAACATTGTTTAGTAGTACAGGTGACTACAAAGATATTTTAACACAGGGAATTTTACCTAATCAAGACCTTAAAACATATATGGAAAGTTTTAGAAACTTACGTAATCATAAATGGACACAACTAGCAAAATTAATGCCAAATACTGTAAAATGGATTAAAGATGAAATTGGTCAGTATATGCAATTTAGTTATATTAAAATTGCTAAACTAGGACCTGGTGGAGATGTGCCTGTGCATACAGATGTTCCGCACGAAGATTTTGATTTTTTAAATACACAGAATACATATAATATGCTTAATAGTTTTTTAGTAGAACTAAACTTTCCTAAAGGCGTTACAGCATGGCACGACGGTGTTGAATTGCCATATCAACAAGGAAGTATTATATTTTGTAACCAAAGTAAATCACATGGCACAATAAATCGTAGTAATGAAACACGATATAATTTAAGAATACAAGGTTTGCATAATAAAAAATTTAGAAACGACTTAATGCAATTGGCTAAAAATTACAATATGTACCCTTCTACAAGCACTCAATACCTGTAATGTACACATACAAAAATTATCCAATAAACGAATATTACAAAATAAAACCAGATGTAGAATACATACTGGAAAGAATGTACAAAGATAAATTAAATTCAAATTATACTAAAGAAAATTTTTATAAAGACGATCATTTATTTGTAAGTATAATTTATAAGTATAATCAACCTTTCGAAGCTAGTACTGTTATTACACGTAATATGTTTAATAATGGTTGTAGAGTTTTAAATAGATTAATGGTTACTCCAACATGGCGAGAAAAAGGAACAGCAGTTGGTATACCAGAAACAACTCTTACTATGCTAAAAAGTCAAATAGAATTTGCTAGAGATAAATTTGATTTTGCATTTATAAGCAGAGAATTTAATACTTATAGATTTTGTAAAAGATTTGCAAAGGATGCAACTAATTTTTTGGACGAACCTTGGCATTACGAAACTGATAGATTTTTAGTTTGTAATGATACAAGTAAAAATAGTCCGTGTTGGCAAAACATAGCATGGACTAAATTTACAAATCTTGATATTTTTCCTTTACAACCTCAGTCATCTTACCACTAAGACACTCTCCATTTGCACTCATAAAAATTAAATCTGTAGGATTATCTGTACATTGTAATTGTACATCTCTATAATTATTCCACAAATAATCGTTAGGATACTTTTTCATAAGCATTGCTGCTAATGCCATGTTTCCAACAGGCAAATATGCAACATCATTTAAAAGTCCTTTGTCAATAATATAATCTTTGGCATACCATAAACCTAGACGATTAAGAGCTAATCCAAAGTTTTTAGAAAAACTAAAAAATATATTAGTCGCGCTTTTAGGTATTTTAAATTCAACAGGCTTACTAGCACCATAGTATGCACAATCTAGCCAGCATTCAATTTCTTCTTGATGACACTTTTCTAATAATTGATGTTGTAATTCGTGTATTTTGCCATCTCTACAAAAAGGCAAACTAGTTACAAATACGCAATCGTCAGTTAAATCATTAATATCTTTAACCCATACAATGTCAATACCATGCTTGCTTGCAATAAAAGGATACCAACGATATTCGTTTTCAACCATTGCAAGTTTCTTATTTGTATGCGATAAAGCTATTAAACACTGCGTTATAGCTTCTGTACTACCGTTTACAGCGTACTTTCCAAAGTTTGGTAGTTTGATGCCAACCCAGGATTCAAACGTGTTGTAGAAGTCATCTATAGCTTCAAAACGTTTACTTACGTCCCAATCTTGATCAAAATAAAAATACTTTTGCATAGGAAAATTCATAATATCATTATGAATTTCAGGCGGTCTAAACGGTACTATTACATCTGTGATCGATTTGATTCTCATTATAAATCCTTCCTTAATAAATTATCACATAGATATTCAAAGCTATAACTTTCATCCCAATGAAAGCTCATTACAATCCTAGACCCAGGATTTTCATTTATAACTTGATGCCACGCTGTTGCCCTAAAAAGGCCGCCGCAAGTTGTACTAGGATACCAACGTTCGCACACTTCATAATTGCCTTCTTCGCTATCCCAAAATTTAACATAACTCTTTTCCCATTCTCCATAAACAGGAAAATTGAGTGCTCCTACACGTTCAGCAATATCAACATGTATTGGTCCTATACCTGCATCGCTTTTTATAAAAGCAGCATATTTAGGTTCTATTGCTAGTTTATCTGTAATAGGTTTAAAATATTCCCATCTTGAATCATCTTTATCGCAATAATGCATCTGTATACCATAAGGGCCAATATTAAACCAACCTTTGTTAGCAGCAAGTATATTATCAACTTGTGGTTCATTTGAATGAAAGGGGTCAGGCAGATTATCTAACAAATATTTTTGTCCAAATTCTAAAGTACATTGTAATTCAGGAAATTCTTTAAAATAGATCATTTGTTTCTCTCCAATCACTCTCCATTATCATTCCTGTAAGAGTAACACGAATATTTTCGCCTGCATCTTTATCTACTGCTGTAATACCGTGTACAACTTTTTTATTGATTAAAATTAATCTATTAGGTTTAGGAGAAACAAATGTACCTAGACCGTAATCAATTATAGGCTGATATTTTTTTCCTTGTTGAAACATTTCCATAGGACTATTGGTATCTGTATAACAATCATGATGAACAGTACCATCTTCTAAAGGTAAAACTTGTTGATAATTTATACTACCTAATGGCAATATTAAAAGTGTGCTATCCCAATTTATTTGCCAATGCCTATGCAAATAATATGTATAGGTAGTAAATCCTAAATCATTATGCCATGGATTTTTACTACCTACAGGATATGCATGACACCGCATTGCAATTTCTATATAATCTTTAGCGAAAGGTTGTGCTTCAGGACATGTATCAAGAAATTTTGTAAAGTGTTTAAACCATAAATCACTGTTATCATTAAAAGGACCTTTGGTTAACCAACGTTTATTGTTCTTGTAATTTGCGCCATCAGTATAGTGCCAAAATTTATCATCAGCACCTGTTTGACTCCACTTGTCTACTTGTACTTGATTCCAAATTTTATCCCAAATATCTTGTGGCAAAAAATCATCTATTACAAGTGCTTCAGGTGTATTCATTACAATGTTATACATAGGACTCTCTATCGCCTTCTCTAGTAAGGTCTAGTGTTACACAATGTAAACCGCTATCCCAAAAGTACTTATGTCTAAAATCAAAAGGAATCATATCAACACCGTGTTTTTTGAGCTTGTGCTCTACATCAGGATCGTAGCCGTTAGTTATTACAGTATTAGCATCTATACTTACTACATTAATATCAAATACAGTTTCATCTACATAGCCTATCCAATGATCTAACCAACTTGTAACTTTGTCTTTGTAAAAGTGTTGAATTTTAATATCATTAAAATAATCAGGTAAAGGCTTACGTTCTAGTTTAATATAGTCCCAACTTTTTAATTCTTCTGGTATTGCGCCCGGATCCCAACAAAATAATAGTCCAGGCTTAATAAGTGCAATTTTTCCGTCTGCATGTCCTGTTCTTGGTATTTCTGTCCACTTAACATTGTAACCAATATTGCGTTTAATCCAGTCTAATCCTGCTTGTGTTCCCCTGCCATGTTGCCCTGGAGCATATGGTTGTGTATGTAACAGTGTATCTCCGCATTTAATAATATTTGCAGCATGCCAGAGTATTTGTCCTTCTAGTTGTTCATACTCTTTGTAGTCGCTTGTTAGTAATGGCTTAGGCATACTAATATAGTTACGACCTTGTTTAAACTTTTCTAACATAATATCTAGAAAGTAATCACTTTCAGTATACCTATTACAATCTCCGCCAATAGTTCCAAGAATAGTATTTCCGTATACTACATGAAAATCTCTAGGACATATAGCAGGATAAGGAAACTTAGAATTCCATGTTCTTGTATTTTCTTTTAGTAAAGGAAGTTTCCTAGGCCTATGTACTTGTACACCGTGTTGTTCAAATATTCCTGCAAGTTTAGAAAAGTCTTGTTCAGTCTCTTCTAATATTTTGCCCATGCCATCTACAAATTCGTTATCGTTAAATTGATTTAACGAATCTAGATCGTATGTAGATCCTACTATAACTTCTTTTAATTTATCCCATTCTGTCCAAATCATACCTGGTTCCACTGCGATGCAACATATTCTCCGCGAGAGGCTACATTCATTCCTATGCTTATTCTAATATCGTCTGATACATTACGCTCTGTTTTGTGTCGTATATAGCCAGGAAACATTATCAAGTCTCCTTGCTGTATTTTCATTCTTTGTTCAAATTCATCAAAAGGAAAATTAATAGGTTGTGAACCTAATAATGCTTCTAAAGGATGCTGTATAATTAAGTCTCCCGAACCTTCTGTTTTATCAAGATAGTATACTGCTGTAATAGGTGTAGGGCCATGAAAATGACTAGGAACATAACCATCTTTTCTACTAATAGTAGCCCACATTTCTTGTATATAAGGTTTAATGTTAGGATGATAATTTAGATCTTTCCAATACTCTGCAATACAAGGACTAATAGCGTTAACTAGCTGATCAGTTTCTTTCCAATTTTGCATGTGGCGTTCTATACCATATGTGTTTATAGTACTAGCATCGTTCATACCTACAACACTTATATGATCGCCGTAACTATCAATATTTAATAGTTCAAGTACCCGTGATCTAAAACTTGACACATCTATACCTTGTAAATTCTTTTTATAAACAGGTATACTAAAAAGTTGCTGTACATTACTCATTGTTCATAATCTCTTTATAATAATCTTCAGGCCAATCATCATAATACGTTGTATCTAAAAGTACTTGTCTTTTTATTTCGATATCGTCTTTTTTTTGTATTAGAACACAGTTTGTAAAATTTTTAACAAAATGACCACTTTGTGGTGTACTTAAAAAGTATAGTAAGTGTGGATTTAATTTTCTTAAATCCGCTAATTCATCTTCTATTCCAGAAGTAAACTCTCCTAACCATGCAATACCTATATCATAGTTTTCTTCATCAAATTCTAAAAACTCTCCGTATATACCTCTAGGAGCATTTATAAACTGTATACGGTCTTGCAATCGTGCTTTACGTGCAAATGGACATATAGGATATCCATTTCCTCTAGTGGGTTCTATTTTGTCTTGTACCCATTCTAGAAATTGGGTTTTAAAGGTCTCAAAAGTCATAATTATAGAAATATTTATAGATAAGGTATTTTTTAATCGAGCAATGTGGCTACAAGGTGTACACGATCTTCTAAACTTGCGTTTAGTGCTGTGTGCTTTACTAATGTATTAGTTAACCACCAAGTGTGCTGAGGCAAATGTTTTACTTCGTCTTCTATTAACATAAAACAGCCTTCTTGTGTAACTATGGGATAGTGTATGCGTTTAGTGTCATCTACGTGCCAACTTAAACATGTTTTAGGAGGGCTTTTCATTAGCCGTACTCTGCCTACATTATAATTTTCTTTTAATACATTGTAAAGATCTTCAAACACAGTATTTTTAAACACAGTACACAAAACTGTAAAATCTGCTTCTTTTAACGGTGTTTCTCTTTCTGCTGGTATATGGCGCATATGACCTTTTTCGTCGTATACTTCTTTTCCATTTTTCCAATCATAAAATAAACTTCCTGCACCATACAAAAAATTATCTTCTTCTCCTACTACAGTATTAATACAAATCTGATTTAAATCTGTCCATTGAACAATTTTACGTGTCAACATATTGTTTAAAACACTTTTTACATCGTAATAAGGAAGGTCCAATTGTACAAAATTCATTTTAATTTTCCAAATGCATATATACGTTCAGCACAAAAAAAACAATACCCACAATGTTCCCATGCATGTTCAGACAAAGTTTTAGTTTTATGTTCTTGCCATCTAGTTTCGCAACTGTACGATAGCGGGTATAGGTCGTCTAATCTGTTATAATATTTATATGCATCATATATAAGTTTTTTATCACCATGCACAAAAGGCCTTATATTAATAAAATGTTTTGCGTCTATTACGTTTTGTCCATACTTGTTTTTTCCTATATCTCTATCAAAATCTCTTTTTACAATGTGACTTTTTGCAATTTCATATGTTTCTGCATTATCTGCATAATATTCTTTAACAGCATTTAGTATATTTCCTTCAGGAGGATTGCTAGTTAACCCGTTATATATTGCATCAAAATTATAAATCTTTTGACTTTCTCTTATTAATTCACGCTGCTCTGTAATATAATATTCAACTGTTTGTCTATTTCGATGTTTCGTTGAATATTTTACTATATGCTTTGCTAGTTCTTTACCTGTTAGCTCTGTTACTTTTTTTATGATACGTTTGGCGCCTTTGCTATACCAAGGTTTAAATTTTGTATCTAGAGTCATTGGATATATTTCTACATCATCTCTATCTTTATAGTAATTACATATTGCATAATACATTATTGTACTATCTGCGCCGCCAGATAATTTTACACCTATCCGCTTCCAGTTGTCGTTAAAATAAAATAACTCATTCATATTAGTTCTACCCTATCTATTGTATTATATTCGCATAATTTTATTACTATTTCTTCTGATGTTTTGTTTGTTTCCATCATTGCTACAGGTATATTTCCTATTGCATTTTTAGGATCTCCTTTTGTAAAACCTAGTGCAGTTAAATAATTATTGTTTCGATCCCACCATTCATCCATACCTTGTAAAAACTTTTCTACACTCTTAACAGGTCTATTGTGAAAATAAGCTGTAAAGTCTGGACTGTACCATTTTAACGGACGTATATTATCTTCTCCTACAATATCATCTTCGTCTTTGTACACATCGTATAACGGTTTTCCTACTTCACAATAATTAATATAAACTTCTCCAAATTTACGATGCAACGTAAAATGTTTAAAATCATCGTCATCTAAAAGTTTCTTTTTTCGTTTATTAAATGTTACAACTATTCTAGGAAAATATCCTGTAGATATTCTATGTCCGCCGTAAAAGTTCTCTGCTCTATGTATAATAACATTATACCGCTCTAGTGCTAATTTCTGTTTATCGTTAGCATTTACATAGTACTCTGCAGGGTTACCAGATTCTCCTCTAAGTTTTTCAAAATAATGATGTAAATGATTTAGCTGTTCTTGAGGCATACCTACAAATGCATCATGTTTAATAACTGTTTTTTCTGTATTAATAATGTCAATACACTTGTTTAATTCACTTACTATTTTTTCTTCGTTCCATATATCATTTGGAAAATTATAAAGTCTATCAGATTCTTTAGCTGTTTTATCTTTTTCTAATACTTGTTCGCATAGTGCATTATACCATTTAACCGCAATGGGTGTATCATATACTTTATAATTTAATGCATACTCATCTAGATCACTATTTAAAAATACTATTTGAAATCTCATCGTGTATAGTCTTCTCTAAGTTCTTTACTTGCGCAAGTACGTTTGCATATGTCAATACATTTAGACGACCAGGAGTTTTCTATAGTAGTCAAAAGTCCTGCATTAACTACATCTGTTGCAGTGTGTTTAGATAGCAAATTAAAATCTTTTTCTTTATTAAGTGTCTTAAAAAATAAATCTACAAAAGAAGAATAATTATTATTTAAAGTCTTTTCATTGTAATCAATTTCCATCCAGCAGCACGGCCATAATCTACTATCGCCACTTATATAAATGCTTTCTAATCCTTGTGTAACTTTGCAATCTACAATTTCAGGACCATTAATATAAGATTTTGATCTATCATCTTGTAAAACATCAAATTCTTGATTTACAAATTTATATATTTTTTCATACCACTGCTTAGATCTATCTTCTTTATCTAAATTTTTATTATTTTTTACAAATTCTGTAGGATATAGTATAGCAACTTCGTCAAAGTTTTTATCAACTAGTGCATCATATTCTTTGTAAAACCTAACACTGTCGTTTGAATAAAATTCTGCAAAGCCTAAGTCTTTACTCATTTGTTTACAAGCATCTACCTGATGTTCGTTATTACCAAACACATTCATTATCCAACGTGCATAGCCGCCTGCTTTTATGTACGCTTTTGCATTTTTTATTACAATGTCAAAGCGTGTGTTTCTTCTGTACAAATGATGAGTATCTTCTAGTCCATCTAGTGCAAACTCTACGATAACATTTGGTTGTTTGCCTAACCAACTCCAAAAACCAGTTGGCAAGGCGCCGCCATTTGTATTAATTTGTATATGCAAATGTTTGTCTAAAAAAGTTTGTATAAATTCTTTAGGAGATCTATGCATTACAATATCTCCATAATTACCATTTATTAAAACTTTTTTTATATTATTAAAAAAATCGTCAGACAACATTTTTTTAAGATTGTCGGGTGTAATCTCTGTTTCTGGTATGTTAGGATAAGTTTGTAAAGATGCTCCTATAGTACGAGGGCATTGCGGGCATGCTGCATTACAGCGTTTAGTAGGCTCAATATGTAAATATTCAGGTAAATCTTTGTATATTCCAATTATCATAATCTTCCAAAAGCCCATTTTCTTTCGTGACACCACCAACAGTTTCCGCAGTGTTCCATTCCAGGATCTTCGCCTACTACATGTTCATTCCATTCACAGCTTCGTGTAACTGGAAATAGTGTTTCCAACAAATCATATTCTTTATATATTTCTGCTATTTTCTTTTTATCATAGTTTGTCCACGGAATATAGCTAAATCCATATCTAAATACTTCCTTTTCGATATCTGGATTTCTAGTATCTTCATAAAAGTCACCATAAAAAGTTTTACGTTCTTCTATTGGAGGGACATTTGTAATACCAGCATACAACACATTAAACTCTTTTTTATCTAGATATTCAAACGGCAAACGTTCAACATATGTATCTATATAATCAGGAGAATAGTCTATATGATGTTCAAAATTATAATTACCTGTTAATTGCGCACATCTATAAACTACATTTACTGCTGCTTTTGCGCCTGTGATTTGTTTTGTACCGTCTGCAAGTGTGAAAATGTGTACACGGTCTTTTGAGTGCTTTAGTAAGAAGTATAATAGTATGGCACTATCGGCGCCGCCACTAACACTAATAGCATTAGGTCCTTTGTATATGTTAAATTCTACACCACATAAATTATGTGTTTCAACTATGTTTGCCATTATAATTCCTCTATTTCAACTTTAGTTAATTCTCGTTGTAGAATTACTTTTAGAAAATCCTCTGGGTAAACTTTGTGTAATCGACCTAATGGAATATGTCCTAGTGAATTTACAGGATCTGTAACGTCTATATTGCTGTTTTGCATCCATTGTATACAATTAGTTATTTCTCTATGTTGTTTTTCAACATAATCTGACTGTAGCACAAAAAAGAAACTTGGACTATATTCAGATAGAGGTACTGCTGTACTAACAGGCCTTCCACTTTTAAATGTTTTTAGAAAATCTTCGCCGAGTGCATTATAATTTAAGTAAACTATATAAGGTTCAATATACGGATCATACAGTTTGTAATCTTCTTTTTTAAACGGAACTTTTGGAAAATTAGGAACTCTAGTTTTTGAATCTACGACTCTAAAACGCACTCGTGGTGCTGCTGTTTGATTTTTAATTGCTGCTTCTTCTGCATGATGTATACAGTCATTAAACTTGTCTAATAGTCCTATTATAGATTTATACAGAGGATTTACAGCCAGTTGTTCGTAAATGTAATGCAAGTCACTTAATTCTTGTATTGTAAACTCAAACTTTTCTGTATACAAATAAGGAATAGATAGAGGAAATGCTTTGTTAATTTCTTGTATTATGAGTCTTAGTTGTTTAAAACTATCTTTGCCTACAAATCCGTTTAGTGTAATTTGGTAACTATAATTTTTATTATCTATATATTGTTGAAGGTCAGTTAACCAACGATTAATAAAATCGTTGTCATTTAGTCTTATACTAATAGTATGTCTTTCAAATGTTAATTTTAAAAGTTTCATTTCTTTTTTCGTGTACTTTTTAAATCAGCTACGCAAGTACATTTAGATACTGTACAAGTAATAAACTCTTTTGGCAAGTTCCATACTTCGTCATCAACGTGTCCGATTGGACCTCCAACTTTGCAAGTACCTCTATACAATGTTCCGTCTGCTGTAATTTCTAAACTTTCTAGTCCTATGCCGCAATCCCAACCTTCAAAATTAACAGCATCTGCTTTAACTAAGTCATTAGCCCATACCTCTGCACTTTCTGTTTGTGTATAAACTTTTAAATCAGGCCTCATCTACATTCTCCAATTGTGCGTACCTAAATGTACTATCGTTTAAAAAACGTAACTGTTCTTCTGTATATACAGGATCGTATCTTTCACCGTCCCATTTTTTACGTATACGTTTCATATAGTATATAATACCATGCTCTTCACAAAATTTTACTAGTTTAACTGCGGTGTCCCAAAATTCTGGTTCCATCATAAGATTTAAACTTACATGCTTGTACGGAAACTTATTTGCTTCTTTATGCGTTTCTACTAACTTGTGAGTAAATTCATCAAACTTTAAGTATTCAAAATGGCTGCTAAATTGAATAATGTCTATTTGATTTATAAGTTCTTTAAAGTAATCAGCAGTTCTGCTACCGTTAGTATTAAGTCCCACGAACCATCCATTTTTAGTTTTAAGATGTTTACACAAATCCATAAAGGCAGGATTAACTGTGGGCTCTCCTCCTGTGAACCAAATGCGCACACGTTCTCTAGGACTATTAAGTTCTATTTTGTCAGCAATAGACTTTAAACTGTCTAAATCTCTGTGAGGACTAGTAAGGTCGTGAAGTTTGTCAGGACAATAAATGCAATCATAATTGCAACGTTTTCCAATATTCCAATGTACATAATAGTAGTCTTTATCTCTTGTAGACTCCATTGCAATTATATCTTTGTAATCTACCATTCTAATGTCCTAATATACTTTAATTGTTTATCTGTATACGGATAAATTTTATTGCTGTTTGACTTGTCTACTAAAGGTTCTACGTTAACAAATACACAGTCTTTATCAAGTTTTTTACAGTTGTTTACAAAATTTATATATGTTTCATCAAAGTCTAATGGCAGCATTACCTTTACTACTAAGTGTGCAGTGTCTATCTTATTACTTGCAACATATTCTATTTTTGCGTATAACTTATCTAATTGTGTATATTCAGAGTGTATGCTTAAATATATTCCGCCAGCATTAGTATAATCTAATAATTGCTTCTTATTTGCTGTTCCGTTAGTATTTGTAAATACACTAACATTATTATAAGATAAACAATAATCGACTATGTTTTTATAAGCAGGATTAATTGTAGGTTCGCCGCCTGTAAATGTTATTTTTATACTGTCTAGATTTACTTGTTTATAAATGCTATCAAACGCATTTTTAAAATCAGTAAACTGCATGTGTGGACTATTGTTATCATGTACACTACTAGGGCAATAACTACAATCATAATTACAACGTTTTCCAATATTCCAATTTATTGAAAAATATCGTTCGTTTGAACCTATAGCAATTATATCTGCATTATCGTATAACGGTGCATTGTTTATTACTTTAAAATCTACTAAAGTATTTTTTGCTTTAGATATGTTAATATCACTTGCACAATAACACTTCTCTGCAGGACATAGCATAGGTTCTGTTGGCAAAACTATATCAGTAAACACATTTCCGTATTTTCCGCTATGACGGCAAACATTACCGTATACATCGCCTGCACTGTTTATCCATAGAAAATCAAATCCTGCAGAACATTTCCAACCTTTAAAACTATTAAAAGTTGTTTTAGCATCTGCTAATGTAGTCGATTGTATATCGTCGTTAATTGTTTTTACTAATAACATTATAATCCAAAGTGTTGCCTAGTTAGTGGACCAATTACATCTTCAGCTTTCATATTACGCTGTGCTAGTAATACAGTAAATTCTTTCTTTAATTGTTCGGTTGTATAATTATTGTTTCCAGGTACTAGTGTTTTCTTTAGTCCTGACGATTTAATTCGAGAACGCACATCTTCTATTATATGCTTTGGTAAGTTTTGATAATTCATTAAATGTGTACTAGGTTTGATTTCGCAACTATAACCTACTACATCTTTTACTTCCCAAAAGTATTCTTCAATTTCTGGTAAAAACTCAAAATTAAATATGTTAACTAAGTTCGATACGCTGATATGAATATTGTCAAATTTATTATTTCGCAAGTATTCTAAATTTTTGTGCATCTTACTCCATTTGTGTGGCCAGCGTATAAACTCATAGTTAGAATCGATACTGTCTACACTGATGCGTAAATGTGCGCTTTTAGTTTTACTTAGACGAGAAAATATTTCTTCATTAAGAATAGTTCCGTTTGTAGTAACTTCTAAGTGTAAATCTCTACAATAATCTTTATCGATAACATCTGCAATCTTATCCCAATTTTCTTTTAAAAACGGTTCTCCGCCAATTAGTTTAAGAGTATGAACTTTGTAATGTTGTAGTATTTCAGCAATAACATCTGCTGTTCTAGTTGAACCTGCACTAAAAGAATTAGTTAAAGGTATCCAAGACTTAGGCCTATTGTCGTCATCTAATTTATTAGAAAGTTTATCAATTAAACTACTTGCATAACTAGTACAAAACGGACATGCAAGATTACAACTGTTACCTAACACTACATCTAATTTATTAATATCGTACTCTGAATAGTTGATACTATTGATCTTATCTCTAGGACTTTTAATACCTTTTGTTTCATAGTTTTTACAACCTATACACGCAGGATGTAAGTCATCATTATTAGCAAAGTAATCTCTATAATATTGTAACGGTGCTAGATTCATAATGTCGTTAATAGATTCTACTTTTACAGGTTTGCTAAACTCAGAAGGTTCAAGTTCGTGTGTAATATGACAGCAAGGTTTTATATATGCATAAGTTTCGTTGTTTATATCATATATTTTTATTCTTGCGCCTTTTTCTACATATCCACAATGATTTTGTTTCATAATTGTCTAGCCTTGAGTAGTTTGATTTTTTCTATTGAGTTTACAATGCGTTTATTGTAATAAATATGTTGTTTTTTAATCGAATCAAAATCTAATCCAAAAACACTTTTTACTAAATTCCAAAAAATTCTATTATTTTTGTCATCTCCTAACATATCTACTTGTACCTTAGAGTAGTTCTCTTTATAAATTTTGTAAACTTTTTCAATAAGTTTTTTGTTTGCAAATTCTTCATGTAATGTTATAATAAAAAATACGTTTTTTTCTAATAATTTTTCATATAGTGCAGACGGAGCAGTTCCGTTACTATTGATAGTAATATGACTAAACCCATATTCATAACATAAATCAACTAATTTTATCAATTCTTTACTAAGTGTAGGTTCGCCACCAGTTATTATTAGATTAAGTTTGTAATTTGACATAGATTTAAATTCCAAACACTCAAATAATTTTTTTATTTTTTCTAAACTTAAAAAGTTACCATAATTATTATGAACAAACGGACTACAGTATATACAATCATAGTTACATCTTTTTGTATAGTCTAATGTCAAAGTAAAATCTAAATTTTTGTTGGCTCCTCCTAGTGCAATTACTTCATCTTTTTTTGTTAAACTAGATAAAGTAGTATAATCTTGAACGCTATTAGCTTTCTCGACAAATAAATCATATGTTTCTTGATCAATGGATTTATATGCTAACAAATCGCTTCCGCAAGAACAAATCGAAATCCTACAATTATTACTTGCATTATGTAATAAATTTTTTATTTCATCAAATTTTGTCCACCAAGGAGATGTGTCTGTAGATATCCTTAAATTACCACAGACACCCGACATAGCATTTCCATCTACACTGAATGACACAGCATTTTTTGCAATTGGACAAAACCAATTTTTAAACTTTATATTTCTTTTTTTTATATCACGCAAGTTAGTTTTTTTTAACACACGTTTATTTGTTAAAACTAACACTGTCATTTTATACCTATCCTCATAAATCTTTTATATTTAGATAAGCTAAGTTCTCCTTGATAGAACACGTTTTCCATTGGTGTTATTTGTGCAAAATCATCTAAATTATCTACACAATTTACATGTTCAAGCAAATCAAAATAATTATTGTTTTGTAATATTACAAGTGTTCCTATCGGAATATTATTATACCATTCTTTAAATTTATCTGTAAAAATGTGTTCACAACTAGTGTTGATAATAGTATTAGGCATATCTATTAAATTTTGCGAACTACCGTCAGATCTATAAGTTGTATATTCAGTAGGGTACTCCATTTCTAAAATATCAAGTGTACTTGCTTTGAATTGCCAGTTGTCCATAACCCACGGTTTATTAATAGTGTCAGCAATTGGCGCACAAGTTTTATCTATATCAAAACTACGAATTTTATCAAACTTATCTCTAGCACGTTCGAACATCATACTAGCTAATGTGCCGTACCAACCTGCGCATATAAAAACTGTTCCTAAATTATCTGGAAGATTTTCTACTAGCCACTCTTTACTTTTTAATTGCCCTAAACTATAAGCATCAACTAACGCAACTTCGCACTCAGGAAACTTATTTAATGTTCTTTTCATCTGACCAATAGTATTATTGCCAGGATAAAGGTGTTCTAAACCATTTAAAAGATTAGCTGTATTGCTCATTAAACTGCTCCTTTAGCCAATCAAAATTATTTATTAACTTAAGATCATCGCGATTAGAAAGGCCAAACTCACGGCCAGCCCTAGCACCGGCAAGAGCATAGGAACCATAAGGTCTGTCTTCTCCGACTGTACACCACGTTTCAAGTCTTTGTTCTGTTTCATCATTTTTCTGCCTATCAATTATTTTGCTGCTAAGTTTAGCACATTCTCTAAA